TGGTAACAATCCGATGGTTGGAATGACTGTTGCTGTTGCAGTAGCGATCGAGGAATCAGCAAAAGAAGGAAAATTCTAAGAAAATTGGCTTAGAATAAGGGACTGTTCAATTTGTATAAGTTTGTTTAGATTACACAATACATTCTAAAAAACAAAAAATAATACCAGTTGTGTACATTTTGTGTACCTAAGATATAAGTGGTACACAAGTACACAGCTGGTATTTAATAAATTAGAAGCATCCATTTAAAATTTCTACATTATTTTTTCTCATTTCTTCCATTACATGACTATAAACATTCAAAGTCGTTTCGATATTTTTGTGTCCCAATCTATCTTGGACATATTTAATATCTGCACCTGCGGCTAACAAAATAGAAGCGTGTGTATGTCTTAAAGAATGAAAGTCCCAATCAGGAAGATCTAATTGATAATGAACAATTCTTCCGCAATGTTGCATAATTCTAGGCTGTATATATCTACCATCCTGGTATCTGTTTAATGGGTTGAACTCAATATAATTATCTGGATTCAATTCATCATATTCGTCAGTAATTTCTAAATCTTTTGTTAAATACAATCTTGTATACATATCTCCATAGTAATCCATATCTTTTAACATCTGCTTTTTCTTTCGTAATAGTAAATTAAATGTTTCATCGTCCAAATCTATTGTACGTTTAGAATCATATTTAGGATTAGACAAATACCAAAAATTTTTAGTATCATTATGTTGTACTTGATGATTGATAAAAATTACTTTACTTTCTTCGTCAAAGTCTTTCATAATATCAAGAGCGAAAACTTCTCCTAGTCTTAATCCACACTTATATCCTAAAATAAGAGGAATGTGCTGTGAAGTTCCCTCCGGGAATCGATCTATAATTTTCTCAAATTGCTCCTTTGTTACAGGAACACGGACTTTTTTCCTAGTTGGAACTTTTGCTTTTGCTGTTGCCATGGGTAGCTCAACTTCTTTCATAGGGTTTGATTTTAGAAATTGATATTTTGATACCGCATGTTTAAGACTTTTATTTAAAATTCCTTTTATACTGCTCAAAGTATTTCTCGAAAATCCCTCATTAAATTTATCGTTTATAAAATCTTGAAGAATAATTGGTGTCAACGAAGTTATTCGATATTTCCCTAGTACCGGATCAATATAAAGTCTATTTTTTTTACGGTATCCATGTACTGTCTGTGGATTCAAATTCACATCACAATATTGCTCCAACCATATCTCAAGATAATCATGAAGAGATATATCATTTTCTTTTACGACAATTCCTGCGTTATCGTAATCCGCTTTCGCCTTTGTGCCCGCTTCCAATGCAGCACCCTTTGTGTCAAAACCACTTTTAGATATTCGTTGCCTTTTGCCTCCTACTTTTGCAATTTCAAATATATACTGCCACTTTTTGCCACGTTTAATTGCTCGTACTTCAGCCATTTTGCACCTCCAAACATATATTCGTATACACATTATACACGAATTAGTACCATTTGTAAAATGAAGGATACAAAAAGGTAAAAAAATGGGTAGAAGAGGAATTAACCTCAACTACCCATAAAATAATAGTTATAATTAACTAACCGTTATGTATAAAGATATCAACGTTCTCTTAAATTGACGTAGTCTCTTTTCTATTAACGACTGCCATCAATCTTGCGTACCATGGAGCGCTTGGACTCCATTTGTAGCACGGCATATCTTTTCCGTTGTTATCTTTGTAAATCTGCTGAACGATTCTCAGTTCATCTGGATGCCCTAATGTTATTACTTTATAACCGTCAAAGTAAAAAACTGCACCCTTACCTTCTACTGTAAATAAACATCTCATCTCTTCATTTTCTCCTTCCTGTTCAATCACATTTTGATTTCCACCCATAAGTTCTTTAATTCGTTTGATAAAATATGCCTTTGTTGCTGCAACACCGCCGTGAATCTCTACTGATTTGTGCGGACAAGCAGTAGCAAACACCTCCTGATGCAAGCGGATAGTATTTTCATTAGGGGTGATTCCATACTGCTTACACTTTTGAGCGCACCACTGCAAAGCACGTTCCTCATTTGCTTTAAATGTATTTAAGTCTCCCATACTCTGACAAACTTCGATACTAAGATAATTTGTATTGCCGTTTGTATTTCCACAATGCCAAGCACAGTTTGCGTCGTCTTCCACCTGTTGGATACCATCACTTCCGCAATATGCGTGAGCGAATCCCTCCTCTTTGTTATGACTGCCATTTGCTAAAGAATTAGCCCAATAAGCTGCATTCATAGAACTACCACCTGCATCATTGTGAATAAAAATACCGATAGGATTTCTGCCTCTCCTACCTGCAACACCTCCACATATACTCATTTCTTATCACCTTCCTTTGTTGGAACTATTTTTCCTCTTGAGTTTCTTCATTTTCCTGATTCTGTTTTAAAATTTCTTCGAGTTCCTCAATACTAATTGTTTCTAATCCTGTAAGTTCTGACATAATTTTGTCCTCCTTCATATAAAAAAGAGGGTAGTGCTATTAAACACTATCCTCTGAGTTGATTTGTTTATTGTTATTCTGAAGTTTCTGCAACTTCCTGTCACACTGTCTCCGTTCAAAAACGCCAAGTTCCAAGATGTTGTTGTCTACAAATGATTCCTTTTTACATAATTTGTTAGACTATATTTAATTGTGTTGATTAAACCCATATCAACCACCTGTCCTTTGTGTGTGCCCAAACGCTTCCAAAACCTTTGGACAAAAATAAACGCCTTCAGATATCTTTTTAAAACTTTTGGCAGTAACAAAACCGCCTGGATTAAATAAAATAACATCTTCATTTCCAAATATAAGATTGTTTAGCAATAGAAAACCATTTGCTTCGATGGTTCCGTCCTGATAGATATAAATATTTTCATCAGAACTTAATCTGCCAAGATTTACTGTTTGTTCTGTTTTAAAAAATCCGTCATCAACAGCTAATTTAAATATATGACTTACATCTGAAATTTTATTTACATTAAAATTGAAAACATAACGTAATGTATTTACTCCATCCACGTCAAATCTATTATCATCGCCATAGTCTTCGCCAAGTTCCATCAGTTTATTATCTATATAAACGGACTCTCCATTTCCTCGAAAACTCGTATTTATGAAATTATCAGAAAGCTTTACAACACCCACTAATTGCGCGCTATTATGCGGAGCGTGAGATACATCAAGTGACTGTATAACTGGTTTATTGTAATATAACCTTATAGAGACAATTTCTTTATTTATTGCAGTGTTTGATATATCAAAATTATTATCATAATTTGAACATATTACAATTTTAAAACTTTGCTCATTATTACAATTTTTGATCGACTGAATTAAGATATCTGGCTGAACTGTCAAATTTGCCGATGCGATTCCAGTCTCAATCATATTTGTTAATCCATTACTATTGGTTGCATAATCATTTACTGTACCATCTGCATCATCAACAAAACATATCTTATAGTATATTTTTAGATTTTCTGGATTCTCAACTGTTGCATTCATCACCAATTCTTCAACTGCTCCAATTCCATAAGGAATACAATCATAAGACTTAGAAAATGTAAATTTAGGTTTTCCTTTTTCTTTCCATACAGCATAAAGAGTAAAATTATAATCTGACTTGTAAGAGTATCCAGGCGTAAATGCAATTTCTGGCTCTGTCGCCTCAGACCATGTAGACCATCCAAGAAATGTATAACCATTACGTGTTGGTTTAGATGATGTAATAGTAATAGATTGTCCCACATTTGCTGTCTGTTTTTCCGGAGTATTATACCCACCATTTGCGTTATATATAATACTCCATGTTTTTGTTACATTCTGACTCCAGACTGCGTATAATGTTACATCTGCATCGTCCCCTATAGGATCACCTGGGCTGTAGCCGATAGTGGACGAACCTTGTTCTTTTGTCCAACTCTTAAAGGTGTAACCAGATCTTGTTGGAAACGAAGTTGGAATATATACAACTTCTCCCCAATGTCTTTTCATCATACTAGGCGCGCCAGATCCACCGTTTGCATCAAAATAAACGCCCCAAAGATTTCTTTTGGCTGTAACTGTAAACTTGATTCCCTTACTTACTACATTCGGTATATGAATATTAGCATATGCTGCTAATGGTATGTCTGCGCCTGCTTCCGCTGGAACAAACAAAGTCTCATCTCTAAATGTTGTTTCGCTCTGCACGATAGTCATATACTTTGTGTCTACAGAAGAATTTGTTTGATGAGCACCGACTTGCGTATTCCCAGTACCGTACGTAGGTAACGATGTTGTCTTGTTCGCTTTTAAAATAATTCTAACATCCCACCCAGCTTGTCCATTCCTGAATACGCGAGTTGTTTGCCAGTCAGCCCACGCACGGCAGTTTGTATTTCCATCCATTGTTTGATATCCAGTCCATCCAGAAAAATCAGGCATAACAGTCACCTCCTATACAAATGAAATTTTTAATGCTTCCTTTTGCGTGTCATAAGATAATTTTGCGTGATTTCCAATTGTGAGACTATTGACAGATAAATCTGCAGAAGCAGCAAGAGGAGTGTATCCAAGTGCATCAACTACATTTTTTTTTGTCAATTCAGCTCTGATTTGTTCACTGCTTTTATTATCAACATTACCAAGACCAACTTCTGTTGCTGTATACTTTGGCTTAGTAGGCGCTTTTGCCCAAGCGGATACGTCAGAAGCTGGCATGGAAGTTGGTTTGTTTTTGATAAATGCATCAGAACTTGAATCTGTAATATTCCAATCTGACTGTACATTTACCTCTGCTCCAGCAGCAATTGCATTCAATTTTTGTAATAAAGCAGTTGTAAAACTTGCTGTTGTAGCATCAAGAATGGCTTTATTAGAATGAGTATGAGATGATTGTGCAACAATAGAATTTACTTCTTCTGGTGTGAGATAAGCATAAGTAAGTTCATTATATTTCTTTACACCATCTCCAATTTTGCATTTTTTTGTATCCGATTCTACTAAGAACTCACCTTTAAGCCAGACAGTTTCCGTGTCTTTTGCCCACTCAGCCGCTGTTTTATTATTGAGTAAGATACGTGTTTTTAATGTTGTATTCGCCATATATTTGTCCTTTCTATTTCAGCCATTAAAAAGGTTGCTACTAAGTAACAACCAATCAAAAGCATCCATCTATAATTTTTATATTCATATAATCTCTCCCGACGCAGTAATATTTCAGTGACTTATCATCCCATCGATACGTAGCATTTTCTGTTGTATCGATATAAATTTGATTAGAAGATCCAATGGGAGGAAACTTTAAGTACGAATCTTTTGAAATTATTTTTTCTGCCGGTTGAGATGTTATTTGTATCCAATGTCCGTTTGCATATCTCCACAGTATAGAAGTTTCGATTACGAAATAAAAAGAATCAATAGGTGCGAGTAAACCAACACGTTGTTCTTCCTTTTCAATTGTTTGAATCTGTTCGTAAACTGTACGAATACCATGATTATCTAACACGATTTTCTTTTTATCGTAAACGAAAATAAGCTGCCCATCCTCAAGTGGGAGCGTGGGCAACTTAGATTCAACTGTAGAGAGTGCTTTTAATATTGTTTTCGCCATAAATAGCACCTCTACTTTCTATGCTATTCACGACTAAAATTCTGTAATAGACAATTTATCATCCGTATATTGTTTAGCCTGTTTTAATGCTTCGTCGATCTGTGCAGACACATCTGCTCCTCCAGAACCAACCGCTTTGTTAACATAGTCAACAACTGTTTCTGATTCTCCAAGATCACCTACTTTTGTTTCAAGAGCTTCGTTTGCAGATTGAGCTGCTTCAGACAAGATACCCGGTTTTGCAGCAGCGATTTTAGAATCAACTGTTGTAGCATCAACTTTCGTATTGACATTATCAGAAATTGTTTTCAACTTACCGTCAATCTCTGTTTTGTTATAAGCATCAGAAATACCATATCCTGCAAGAGTAGTAGCTTTATCAGCTTTTTTATCAACAGTAACTTTTAATGCATCAACTTTGCTTTGTGCATCTGTTGAAGCAGCAGTAAGTAATTCTGTCTGCGTTTTATCATATGTGTCAAGTTTTACTTTATTTGCATGTTCATGTACTTTTGCAATAGCGTTGTTAAGAGCGGAAATGTTAACCTTGGAAGATTTAATTACTTTACCAGTTGCACCAGACATAACAACGATTTCGCCATCGATAGCAGAAGCATCTGCACTTGTAACAGCTCCATCAATATTTGTCTGCAGCACGATACCATCTGCATTAGATGCAGACTCAGCATTATAATCTTTTACGATAAGAATTAAATCACCGATTTCACACTTCTGTCCGAGATATGTTCCAGCAAGAGCAACAACATATTTCTGTCCAGCTTTGTATGCTTCATTAGGGAACGGATGGTCTTCATCAATTACAATCGGAACCTCAGATTTTGCAGCATTTACAATCGATTCTGCATATTCCTTTGTTGCAATATCTTTTCCTTCTAATTTCAGTGTTCCTGTAAAGTTTGCATTTGCAATATTTGCTTTTAGGTTAATGTCACCCTCAAGTTTTGTGATGCGTTTCTGGAAGTCTGTAATAGAAGTAGATACATCCTCGAATACTTTTACCCATTTTGCTCCATCCCAGATATAACCTACATTTGTATCAATGTAGATAATTCCCTGTTGCTGACCAGATTCAGGTCTTGTACCAACAACTACGTATTGTTTCATTGCGGACGGATCAGCTCCTACTGCTTCAAGAGTACAATTACCATTTGTTCCCTGTAAAACATAGGCTTTATATTTTCCATTCACTTTTGCAGTAATAATCTGACCTGCATAAGCATTTGGTTGTTTTGCATATGTAGATGCTGCTTCTTGGGTATCATGAACGGAAGAAGAGTCTAAAGCCAGTGGGTTCGCTCTGGAATAGGCTTTAACCACAGTCAATAATTCTTGTTCTTTATAATTTGCCATAATTTAATTTCTCCTTTCAGTTTATCCGATTGCAAAAGTGAAGTTCATAGGTGCCGCTGCGGGTACGCTTAAATTATAGACGTAGCAGTTATAATTCTTTAATCCATTCTGTCCGCCTCTAGCATCAGCAACTTGAACTGTAGATTTTGTGAAAGAAGATAACATTCCTTTGTCTCCAAGGTCATCATAGATAACCTGTGTAAGAGTTCTTGGCTCTGGTAATACAAACACAATGTTTTGCTGACCCGTTTCTACCTTCATAGAAATTTTTGTTCCAGAAGTTACGTTCAATCTCTTATTTGCTAATTTACGAATTACGTCAGAAGTAAGAGCTTCTAATTTTCCAACACCACTTCCCCAAAATGCGTTACGCTGTCCTGTAATTGAATATCCACTAGATGTAACAGTACCAGCAGGAATATGCCCATTTGGTGACTCATTCCCAAGATTATCATTCTTGATAGCTCCCTCTTTGTAAGTAGCAGAAGCAGTAAATGTAACTGTTTCATCACCAACAACGATTGCTTCTCCAGTATAATCAAGAGGAGATGTTGTTCCGTCTTTTACGCTTTCAGCTCCCTTTTTAATAGAAATAGCTGTTAAATCACCAGCATCATTTTTATTAAATGTAGCCCTAAGTTTTGGTGTAACAGATGTTCCAGCTTCAACATTTCCTGCAGCGCTTCCTGAATTGTTAACTAAAGTAACGCTAGGTTTTGTATAAGTTGCCGGAATTGATTTCTGTGTAATCAGATTAAGCAGACCATCCATATCAATTTCTTTTGGAATTGTCTGTCCTGCTTTAAGAGCACCAAGATCTGTTCCTTTCAACGTGTACTCTTTAGATGATTTTGACTTCAGAAACTTTGTTTCTCCGTTTTTGTTAATAAATGCAAGTTCATCAGTGTCGCTTGTGACAACGAAATCATTTGCATCCAACTTTCCGGATGTTTTTGCTTCCTCAATTTTCCCTTTTTCACCTGTTGCAAATTTCACTTTTAAATCTGCCATGAGTTGTACCTCCTTAATTTTTTATATATAAAAAGACGATAGATTTTCTATCGCCTAATTTTTAAAATTCAACAATATCAAATGAGTCATCACAACCTGTATCTCCTCCAGATCCTTCAGAAGAAACAGTAACCTCGTCTCCAATTGGGATATGGTTTGACAGCAACTGCAATGTTTTCCCATTTTTAATTTGAATATTATCTGCCTTTGTTTTATCGTATATATCAGCAATTTTATCCAGAGCTGAAATCTTATTCTGTAAATCAGAAACAATCTGATCAACAAATTCAAGAGATTCATCTGGGACGAAAGAGTAGTAGTCTTTTAGAGGAGAAATTTTAATTACAAGTTCTCCGGTATGTACTACGAACACTTTTCTTGCTTCCATATCTGTTTTTGTGAATGTTAACCGAATTGTAATATCGCCAGCATATTGCGTTAATTCTGTATCTACTGGCAGAACATATCGAATGTGTTCTTTATACAATTCAGCATCTTTTTTTAAAATTTCTGCATGTGGAACATTTGCTTGATCCACGTATTTTAATGTGGCAGTAAATTCACTCAAGTCCAATTCTCCATAATTCGGAGGGATTAAAATTTGAATTTTATCTGCTAATTTTTCTCTTTGATATAGTGTTGTGACGACAGTAGCAGTGAGGGATTTGTCGTCATTCATAATTATTGTGTAAATTGTGATCACCTCGTTTCAAATAAAAAACAGTCTATATTGACTGTCATTAAGCTATACTGTATGCGAATGTAACATGTCGTTCCAACATCCCGGTATTATCTGTAACAAAGCTAATCCTACCATTGTTTGATATTTGAATTCGTGTTGAGGCACCATATGTAGAGTTAGATGTAACATTTTGTGCAGTAGCAAAAACCGTTCCATAGGGTCTAAATCCATCAGGAATAGTTATTTCGGATATAGTTGCACTTTTGCTTGTGCCAGTAGCTCCAGTCCAAAAAATATTACATACACAAATCGATCCGAGTTTTACTAATCTTACATTCATGGAATTTCCCCAAGGTTGTCCATATAAGTCTCTTGTTTCAACTGTAAGAACACCATTAATTTGTTCTTTTAAAACTCGTCCTTGATTTGCACTTAAAGGAACAGTTGCCGAGCTGGAAGTTAAATTATCAACAATATCAGACCTGTCTATTTTCCCATCAAGTTTTGAAAACACTTGTGAATTATTTTCTTTAATCGTATTAAGCTTTGTATTCATAGACTCTAAGGATTCTGCAACAAACACCTCTTCACTATCACTGTTTCTGTTTATCATGATATCGCCGTCAATCTGCAATTTTGCCCTATCTGTCTGATTGAAATCAGGAACACGATTTATGGCAACAGTACCATCTTCATAAACAGACAGTGGCGCAACACCTTGAGACAAAGATGGATTGATTACTACTTCAGAAAACCTATCTTTAAACTTAAATTGGAAATCATAAGATTCTCCCTTTTCTAGTGTTAAAAAATTAGAATTTATTATTATTTTCTTATAATCACTTCCATCAATTCCGCCATCTTGAATATTAGTTATGGTAGTCCATGATAAAGGCATACTTGTTCCAGTCCTACAATATCTATAATAAGAAGTAAAAGATGTGTTATATCCGCTTACCCTAGAGATATTACAAACAACATTTAAACTTACTTCCTTTTCAAAATTTCCTAGTCTTTTCAGCTCAAATGTAGCAGCAAGTGGAACATGATAATCAATTACTTCAAAAGCGTTTTGCTTTACTACCGGCGAAGAAGATATTCCACGCGCATCTACAGCATAAACAGATATAGAGTATCTTCCATATTCAGTAATCGCTCCAAGATCGATCAATACATCTGATTGTGATTCCTGTGCTTCATATGTTCTGCTAAAACTATTGTTGTTGCCACCGGAAATGGTGCATACATATTTACTAATTGTAGAAACAGAAGAGTGAGCTTTGTTTGATGTGCTAATTTGAACTTGCATACATGGTATATTCGCAAGAGCTTTGCTAGAGCCAATAATATTTGACACAGAATAGTTAATATTACTATACGAGTAATTTGTAAATACAGGTGCTGTAGAAGAAATATTCAATTGCATTGTCGCAGAATATTGTTGATATGGTGTTTCTATACCGTTGATATGTAAGTTCTGCACAATAACAACAGTAATCCACTCTTTAAGACCAGCAAGTTTGTAAATTTTATTTTTTTGATCAGATGTGAGAGTTATAGATACATAACTTGACTGTATATTCTTCTTTTCCGCAAAGTAATTGTCATCATCTTTTGAACCAACATATAAGTATACTGACGATGTTGGGGTAGTTCCGGTAAAATATAGATTTATAGGAGAGTTTATATTTAAATTGAAGTCGCCCGTGATTGACGGATATCCAATAGAATGTTCAATATATCCACTATTTGTCCACAAGCTTGTTCCAGTTTTTTTGACACGAATTTGAAACCTATAATTTCTGTTTGGTGTGACTGTATATGTAATTGATCCGGATTTGCCAGAAACAGAGAATTCTTTAAGCTTTGTGTCGCCGTCATATAAGTGTAATGCGTCAATATTATCAGATGTAGCCCAATTAAACCCAACAGTCGTTCCTGAAGTAGAATTGTTTTTTTCAAATTGAGTAATCTTTACATTTCTATCAATATGTTTTCCAAAATATGCATTACGAATCTGTCCAGTTCCACCTAATTCCGCAGCCGTTGGGGACACTGATGTTCCAAAGTACATATCACCAAACATTGTAAAACTAAGATCACCATTTGCATCATGAGGAATATCTGTGAATGTTTTTCGTCCAATTTCAACCCATACATTCTGACCAACATTGAGATCAAAAGTCCAAGTAACATTTCCTGTATTATATCCAGTTCCCTCTATCGCAATTCTATACCATGCGCTTCCTTCACGGTTATATCCCCAATAAGAATAATCAGTTCTCCTAAAATACAGAGCAATTGTTATGTTGGACGTGTTTTGAGCCGCATTTACAGTCTCGTTAATAACGTCAATTCTTTTTTCGTATCTTCCTGCCAAACTTTATCACTCTCCAATCTATATAAAAAGATGTCATGCTGTACACGACATCTTAAAACTTTTATTAACTTGAACCACCTGTTTTTACAAATGCAATTCCATTTCGTGTAATACTATTATTATCTTGTACTGTCAAAGGAATCATTTTTAATGTTGGCAACTCTACCCCTCTGTCTGCATATACACGGGATGTTTTTGTGGCATCTTCTTGCATCCAGAAAACTTTATTACCGTTATACCATCCTTCAAATCCATTTGTTGTCATTTGTGTGCTTCTTGAAGTAGATGGGTTTAATACTTGCACGCCTTTTCCGTCAATCGTTACATTTATTTGTTCGGAAGACACACCATCGTTATACATTCCATATTTCTTAAAAACACCTTGCCAACCAGAAGCAGATTGCTGAATAGCAGATGATATCTTCTGATCAGTCGTCTCGTCAATTCCTTCGATGATACCTGTAATTTTTCCTAACTCAACATTGAACGAAGTATTCAAGGAGTCTATTGCATTGTTCAGTGCAGATTTTGCATTTTCCAAGTCTTGCGATATTTTTTGAATATTTACGTTGAATCCATTTGCACTTTCCTTAATTTCAGTTCTTAAATTCTCCTCTACGTTTTGAATTGTAGTATTTATCCCTGCTATATTCTGTTGAACAGAAGAGAAGTTATCATTTATTATAGTATCATTTATATAATAAGTTTTCCCGCTAGGATCCTCTTTGTATCCTCCACTTTGCTGATATCTTGAATCATATAAAGTGAACCAAGTCTTGCCATCCGTGGAAACCTGTAATCGATGATTGAATATCTTTACCGCATCTAATTCTGCACTTGTAAGAGGATATTCATGCCAAATTGTTATATAATCAATGTCATTTTTAACCTGTCCTAAATCTAATTCTAAACATTTCCATCCAGTTTCTGCTTCAATATATTTCGATGTATCACCATCTGTATATCTTTCTGGATATTGGATAGTAATTGCAGAGCCATCTTCATCTTTGCAAATTGGGATAATTCCATTTGCAATGTTTACATTTTTAGAAAATACATTTATTTCAGTCCATCTATTTTGGTTATCCAAATTACTGCCATTTAACCAATCTCTAATGTAGCGTATAGCAGTAACATGATTTTTCCCAACTGTATGTATGATATTGTCTGCAGACAAACTTATTTCCGCTTTTAAATCATTTTTTGTGTCTTCAACTTTTTGATTTATTTCTCCGGCTGTACTTTCAATTTTACTTGTTAAATTTTTCTCTGTATCTTTTACAGTTTGTTCTATTTCTCCTGCACGTATTGACAGTTGCGATATTTCTTTTTCCATATTTCCAACTGTCAGATCGATACGCTCTGCTGTTTGTTTTATTTCAGATTTTAAACCGATAATTTCTTCCGCATCATCCTCTGGTGCAGGAGTCCAAGAAGTATCAATCGTACCTCTTGATAAGTATGCTTCGTAAAAAAATGTCGTGCTGTTTATCGGAGGTGTGATATCTATATTCTTATTTGATACATCTGATACCTTTTTAACTTTTACAACTTTTGTCCACTGGGAATTTGACTCTGACGTGATTATTTCTCCAAATACGTTGATAGAAATTGTACATGGTGTATTCGTCTTGTGCCAAATCACAAAAACATAGCTATCAGGCTCAGTAATTAAATTTGATAATCTATAACTATTCTGTTCACTGTCTATAGATAATTTTAATACCGTGTCTTCAATTCCATATGGATTAGTCATTTTAACAGATTCAAAATTAGCCAATCACTCACCTCCTAATAATTTTTATATCTTAACAAGACCATATGAATTAAAAATTAAATCTTTAGAATTTCGAATTAAATTTCGACATCCTATATCAACTGTCTGATCAGAAATAACGTTGATTGTATATCTGTCTAACTCATCTGTCTTGTCGAGTTCTTTATATAAAACACATTGAATTTTTGTTACGTTATCTGATTTTGGGGTATATACAATCTCTGACTGTTTTACGGATGAGAAGTATTTTTCTGTAAAAACTCCACCATCTGATTCCAGAATTTGAAAAGCCCCGTTATATTTTTTCTGAGATAAATTTCCTTCTCTGTAAAACGAAGAAAATTTAATTGTTTTAGGGTCAAAAGTATTATCAGTTAATTTTTTTATAATTGTATCTGACGATTGAAGTGTGTATACGACTGTATTTTCTACGTCTTTTCTTTTTGACAAAACAAAACGTTTTGTGTCAGATCTAATCTCTTGTTTATCACTAATTGTGACAGAATATTTAGCTGTAATATCAACATATCCAGTATCAGTTGTCATATTTGTTACAGTGTATGTAAATGTCTTTGGGTTCCAATTTCCGGTTACGCCTTGTGACGGCAACTGTGTAAACGTACAATTTTCAGTTACAAGTTCTGAACCAAAAACAGCAGAAACAGTTGTTTCGCATCCACTATAATTTCCATTTTCTCCGGTTGAATCTGTTGGTATAATATGATTATCGTTTGTAAGTGAAATAGTAAAGGAAACATTTTTTTTTAATTCTTCGCTAAGTCCTTTTTTGGTGATGTAGTTCTTTTCTACTGTCTGTTGAAATCCTTCTGTTGATTGTTTAAACGCAGAAAATTCTTGACTTAATGTCTGTACTGTACTTCCATCTGCTTTTTTGTCAAGCGTAGATTGTACTTTACTTACTTCTGTATTTATACCTTCCAAATCAATTTGTACATTATTTACCTTATCGGTTATTCCTGTTATTATTTCTCCATTTTCGCCAATATATTGATTGAATTTTGTCTGGTCAACCTTCGCACTAATCTTTTTATTTAAATTATCGACCTCTAATCCAATCTTTGTAATAATTGTTTCTTCCAATGAAGAGACATCGTTTTTTACATCTTCTGGAGCAGGTTTCCAATCCGTAACAATTGTTCCACGCTCAATTTGAAGATTTTTGAACATATAATATGTATTCGGTTTGGAATCCATATCAGTGAGATACAATACTTGTTGTCGAGTACTAGGAAGAGTTTTCTTCGTTCTTACCTGAAAAATACATTGTTTCCATTCGTCTTTCACAATCTCATTTTTGATTGCAGTATATGTTTCTCCAATATCATTGGTATTCTTTACGCTATTTTCGTCGCATAGATATGCATTAATAGAAGTAGTAACGTTAGATTTTACATCAAAAGAAATCATATAATCTTCATCAGGTTTGTATTTTTCAGGCATAATCTTGCTATATAAAATATAAAACCATCCGCTTTGAGCTAAAGACCCTCGCGTTAGTTTTGCACAATTTATTTTATTTGAAGATTCGGCAGAAGTAGTATAATCGCCAACTTCCATATTCCATCGCCAATTTTTATCTCCCCTGTTTGTTTCTTCTACAAGATTTACTCCTCCAGAATTTGTATTGCTTCCGTCATTCAAGACAGTAACAGTCTGATAATCCAATTTATTAGTAATACTTCCACTTGCACATAAAGTACATTTAATTGCAGCATCGTCTTTTTGTACTTTATATATGGAGATTGCTTCATCTTTTGAAGAGGTATATACTGTTTCAAACGTTGTTCCATTTATGCTTCTTTCTATGATAAAACGACCCGAATATTCATTTGTAGCCGCCGCATTTCCATCTTTATAAAAACCAGAAAATGTAACAGCTTCTGGTGAAAACTTATCACCAGAAAGCTTCTTAACAATTAAAGTAGATGGTTGTAACATATATACTCGCGCAGAACCATTAGCCCCATCTTTCGTTTTTGTCCAAGAGAATTGTTTTACAACAGACTGTCCTTTTAGCGTAAATGTTAGATTAATAACACCGTTCAAAATATCGGCTCCACCAAGAGTTGCATTTTTAGCAACATTTAAAATAACTTTTCCGTCCTTCTCAGGTGTTGCATTTTCAACGGTATGAGATATTCCGGATGGCAATTCACCAACTGTAACCTCACACGCAATTTTTGTAAAGCCTTCATATCCAGTGAAAGGTATTTCAAGCAGCATTTGTTTGCTTACAAGTCCTGCATTCGTACATGGGATCGACTGTGATTCATTCGCAACTACTACATTTAATGCGGGTGTTCCGGGATTTCCTTGTTCGCCATCATTCACAACAGTTAGTGTAATTTGTCCATATGCTTTCATATTTCACCATCCTTATATTAAAATAGGAGAGTAGTGCTTCCTACTCTCCGTGAATGACAATTTTATGTTGTTAAAGAAATTTCTGCCTCGCAATTAATCACCAGATTCTTATTCACAAGTTCTCTATCGACAAAAATAACTTTTCCTGTTTTCCATTCTTTGTCTGTGTCAAGCTCGACTCCATTTTGCCGTCTGTAATACTTATAAACTCCAGTTGGTAAATCACTTTCTACAGCATCAGCCCATGCGGATCCATTATATTTCTTGAGAACAACTTCTTTTTTTACCTTATCAATATGATAATAGAAGTCTCCTGTATGAGGAGACTTTGGAGCTTCTGTAGAGAATGTAGTTGATTTAATTGGATCAATTTCTTCTCCATTTAAATATGCTAAAGTATACACCGCTCCAAAAGTTGTTTCATTTGTAAGTTGTGTACCTACAGAACATAACACTTGTAAATCAAGCGGGTCATTTTTATCGGTCACAGTCCAATATGCAATATATTCTTTCCCGCCATATGTCGCTGTACATTTAAATGAAGCGAGAGAATCTACCATCACTGGAGTAACTGTTAATTTACTTGTTGTCTGCCCCTCAATAATTTCGTAATTTCCACTTTTGAATTTTGCCCACTTATATGTAATGCCTGAAGCGATAATTGTACTTCCGTCAGAAAGTTGAGTTTCTAATACGACATTATTACCACCATTTACGATTACATCACCTTGCGGAGCATAAATCTGTAACAGTACCGCATTCGTTGCTTGAATACTCTTTGTCCAACCAAATTTTTTAACAACAGAAACACCACCTACAGTGAAAGTAAGAGAGAATGTTCCTGATAAATCAGAAGCAGAACCGAGGTTATTTCCTGCAGGAACATTTATAATCAGCAATCCATCATTAGATGTTGTACCGGCTGTGTTTGTTTTTACAGTAACTCCAGATGGTAAAGTTCCAGGAGTGCATGTTACTGCAGCTCTGCTTAATCCCTTATATGCATAAAATGGGATATTGATATCTCTTGAAATCTTAACAGTACCATTTGCATTACATGGGATGACCTCTGCTTCATTACCCATAATTACAGAAATAGAATCTTCACCCGGTTTACCATTTCCACCATCAGTACCGTCTCTTGTAACCATTACAGTCTGTGAGTCCAATTTTGTTGTAGTTCCACCTGACGCATACAACTCACATTTAATTGCTCTTACAGTTGTGTTGGACGGTGTGTATACTTTACTAGGCTCATCTGTTGAGGATGTATATTTAGCTGTTCCGAAATTTAAACCATCCGTTGATTCTAAAATAACAAATCTACCATTATATACGGTTTGTGTTGTTGCTGCTCCAACTTGCTTCATTCCTGAAAATGTTACATTAGCTGGTGCAAATACATTATTCTTTCCAAGATTCATAGAAAGTGTAGATGCTTCAACAGAATAAATAACCGCATCAGACCCATCAACACCGGCACGCTGTTTAATTAATGAAAATCTCTTTTTCAAAGTTGTTGCTTTTGACACACATGAAAATTCAACATGACCAACATCAATATTATTATCCATTTTTGTTACCGTGTATTTATTGCCTACAAACGTACCTGTAATTCCTTCACTTGGAACTGCACTGATAGTCCATTTAGATGTTACATCAACACCACCTTCAAATACGCCTACAGTTGTTTCTGCTCCTTTATAACCAGTGTCTGGATTAACAGCACCACTTGAATTACAAGGAAGGGTATGACTTTCGTTACTTAATACAACTGCTACGGTACTGTTTCCGGCAGCACCATCTCTGATTTTTGTGATTGTATGTAAGTCATATACAGATGAATCATTTGTTACCAACTTAATTACTGCCACATCATTATTAAATAAAATATTTTCCGATGCTTTAATATTGATAGTAGCTCCGTTAATGGATGGATTGTTTGTCGTTGGCATTGCAACAAATGAACCATTTGCATTTTTATATTGCCACTGTGAAATATTTACGTTTGTACAAGTAGCAGTTAACACAATAGTATCAACACCTACTAAAGTCTGATTTGAATTATATAAAAATACAGACTCTCCAGAAACTGAACAATATTTTGCCTCAGTTGCTTGCTTAGACAGTGAAAAAGTCATCTGAGCCTGTGTCTCTAATGTTACATTGGTGCTTGGGTCTGTATACTGTACATTTGCAATATATGTAAGGATTCCGCTTTGAATTGTCCCAAGAAAATTCTGTGAAACTGTAAGAACTCCATCTTTTACAGTTTCTCCTGTTTTTAAATCCGTTGGAGCAGATGATCCCTCTTGTCTTTTCCATGTTACAGTAAGACCTGTTTTTGGCAGTGTAAGCTGTTGATCATTAAAATACATAATTGGTGTAAGAACCAAATTTGTTTTACTCCAATCTGGAGTATATACAGTCGTAGCTTCATTCGGATTTTCGATGACAGTCTGTGGTAAGCTACTTGTGATATACAAGCTAATTCGACCAACATCTGTAGCATCAGTAATTGTAATAGAACTATATGCTTTTGCTAAAGCCATAAAATACCTCCTTTAAAAAACTGCTCTTGCGAGTTCTTTATCTTCATTAAAAAAGGAACAAGTAAAACTTGCTCCTCCGAATACATCTTCGTTTGTAATATGCAAACCTTTCGTTCCGTTTGCATGTGCTGTGTTCCAGTAATGATCCCCATCAGAATCTGGAGATTGTCTTGTCCATATAAAATGTGTCTCATCGTACATATCTGTAATATTGCTCTGACCAAGATATAACGTCGGTGAGAGAGTAGTATTTATCATTCCGGGTCTGAACATCGTTCCGTTAGAGGAATAGATATTCATTGTGTACGGAGTAGACACTTTAATTCCATCAATCTGTGTTTGCATATTAGAAAATTTGTTTTCGATAGTAGTGAATGATGCGTTGATACCTTGTCCATTAATAACAACATCAGACACATGTATTTTCCCATCGTTATCTTGTTCTACAGCTTGAAAAGCTAATTTCTCTTTAGCAATTGTGGAATCTGCAATCATGTCATTTTTGATTAAACCATCTTCAATTGCAGATTCTTTAATTCCAGTAGAATCAATAAGAACACCTTTTCCAGTTTCGTCATACAGACAGAACGTAAAATCATTGTTTGAATCTCTTCCTATTTGAATACGAACTGTTCCGTTCTTGTCTTTGAATTGCATTGTATTTCCTGCAATTGCCATTCCACCGTCATCAGATTCAATCTGAAATTTATCTGCAGAAATAGTACCTGCTTTTAACATTGATACTGTAATCTGTGCTGCAATCAAATTTTTAATAACAGCTTCATCAATTATCACATTTTGTGCTGTCAAATTGATAATGTGACCGAGTTCTGCCGAAACATTACCGGAGATCAAGTTATCAATATTCGCAACATAAGCAGCAAGTTTTTTGAAATCACCAGATTGAGCAACGATTTGTCCAGCAGAAATAAGTTCAGCTTGTAAATATTGAAAGAATCCATTTTCAGCGTGTATATTAATACATTTAATCATTTCTGCTTCAAGGGTTCCTGGTGTGATGTAATTTCCACCAGAACCTCCAATAATACTTCCTCCAGATCCATTTACAATATTTTGCACTTTATTAGTGAATGATGATGACTGAAGTATCTTCTGTAAGATTTGATAAATATTATCGTCTGTAAGTTGCAGATTTCCGACATAATTATTTCGAGCGCCTGATCCACCAAGGTTTGATCCTGAACCAAGAATTGAAATAAAGTCATTTCTTTTCGATCTGGACTTTATCATGTTGGAGAATGTAATAGAAAAATTATTATCAAAAAGAAATGGATTAAATGAAATTGTCATGACCCTCAATTTAACAAAATAGTCATCACGAATTCCTAACCAAATGAAGTTTCCAAAATCTAAAGACAGAGCGTGTAGCTCAGATCCTATTGCAGAAAGTAAATTATCCACATCAGTAGAATATGTTGTTTGAGGAACAGAAGATGCCATTAATTCTTCCATTGCAATCCTACATAATTCTGTTTGTACAGTTACAATATCTGTGAGAGAATCTTGACTTCCTACAAATATATTTTCATTCGTATATGGAGTAGGGTTTGTTATGTGATAAAGCTCCGCCAATTCTTCCTTTTCAAAACCACCTAGAGTATCACTTGTCCAAGATTCTAATGCCATATCTTGTCCAAGAGAAGCGCGCTTCTTTCCGAGTTTTTTTTGTTTATCTTCCTCTGTTTTAGCTTCTTCTCTACGCTCTTTTAAAGCAGCAGCACATGAATCAGAATTATTTTCGTCTGTTTGATATGCATTTTTTTCATAGAGTTCATGTTTGTCTTTAAATCCGTCCTCGGTTAAAGCCGGATATTTTTCCGGATCTTCTTTTGTGAGTTCCTGATACCTTTCCCATGTCAAATCATAATGGCTTTTGGCTAATAACTTTGCCTGATCTTGATAAGATTTTAACTTTACTTCAAGTTCATTGATACCATAATATTTCCATGTTGTTTCATAGTCTTCAATATAATCCTTTTCACCTTCCGATGTTGGTAATTTTCGATTATCAAATTCAATCTGGATATTAGGAAGAATCGTATCCACAATCTGATGATACATATTTGCATCGGGAGATGCATTAAGAGCATCGATATCAAAATTTCCGTCCTCGTCTACATATATTTTTTCATATCCAAGTTTCTGCGCCTCATAGTCCTTTTTTAAAGCTTCGAGAGCAGTATCGGACAAGCTATGCCAATTATCTGGATCGCAGTCTCCGGTCGGTATGCGAATATAAATTTCAGTTATTTTGTCCTGAAGTGTATTCCATTCTTTAGACATATTTGAATAGTCAACTCTAGCCTGTTCGCAGAAACTGAACCAAGCTTTATATTTTTCAATCGTAGAATTGCTAAGATATTTATTGTTGAGCCAGAATGGATCGAGATAGAAGAGTGTGTTACTTCCACCGTTACATTGTTCAATTCCTAAATCATCTGCTCCAGATACTCGATATTTTGTATACACATTTTCATCATCTACAGTAATATCGTGTGAGTTCTGCACATTTCGATATCCTATTGTGACGTTCGTTTCTTCTCCAAAATTCTCTACACGATAAAAATTAACAACAAGATTTTTATAATCGAATTCAACAATACAGCTAAAAAATTTCTCAAAATCCTGTGTGATAAAACTGTACACATCATTGTAATCAATATTGAATGTTCCGATTTCGTCTTTTAAGTAAACAATTTTCTTTTTAACCTCGCCGTTTTCAATCGTTTCATATTCTTTTGGAATATTATCGATATATCCGACCTTCCATCCAGGTACTTTATCTACTAAAATATTAACCAGACTTAATTGAGGAGTTTTTTCGTTGTAGAATTTAATTTGTTCCTTTGCAAATTCAACACCTTCAATTTCTTCTACATTTCCATCTACCAACATTTCTAAAGAATCAGTTGTTCCGCAATTAACTTTACATCCGTCCAATGGTATTTGTCCATACTCTCCTTGAGCGGAATTCGCCGTTATGCTTTTATATTCTTTTGTTCCGATTCCATGTATTTCCGGGCTATCCATAATAAACCAGCCTAATCCAGATATATACATCTTCATATATTTGGACAACCAGTTATACGCATTTGATTCTGTCATCTTACCATCATCAGTTTCGATATATCGATTCACGTCAAATGCGATAGTAGACACATCATTACAAACTCCTTCAAAACTCCCAGTTGATTCATCAATTCCATTTATAGCACACAAGATAACTCTGCTTGGCGTGGCAAGGTAAGCGACTGTTTTTTCGTGCTTTCCGTATATATCATAATTAAAATGCAATTAAATCAGCGCTCCTTTCCTTGGTTCCAGGTAAGTTATATCTAAAGTAACATTTCCAAACGCCCTGAATGTATTATATCCATTGATTAATCTAATCCAATAAATATTATCCTCTGCTTGAATCCCAACACGTTCAAAAACGACTGGTCGTCCAAGTTCATCATATAATGCAAGATTTTTGCAATCCAATTTTAACTGTAAGTCTCGTTGCACCTGGCAGTAGAAAAATCCTCCCTGAAAAATATAATACTGCCCGTTTTCAATATAGTACGCGCCATACTTATTCTTCACTCCGTAAGAATCGGTAAGATAGAATAGGATAGCAGTGTTGTTGCATACAGATACCACATGACTATCTTTGTCATATACATATTCAAGAGTATACCCATTCATTTTTGCGTAATTTTCAATTTTATTCATCAATAATTGTAACGTCAATTTGTTTGTGGATTGTAGTGAGATTGTGCCAGATTCAAGTGTTTTACTGTCTGACAGATTATGGATATAGATTTGTTCTGTGGCTTTCGGATGTATATTAATAACTGGATATACATATCCGTATTTGTCGCTGCTTGTATTCTGCAACATAAAGTTTTTACTACGTGTAATGATTTGTTGATCTTGTTTTTCTACATAAGAAAATGGAGAGTTACATGTAAATGTGCAGCGGAGACCGTAACAAATTCCCCAATTTTCATATGGGGTAACAGAAGAGAAGTAACCCTTTACTTTTACAACTTCTTCTTGCTGTGTTGTGATTTTTAACCATCTATGTTCTTGAGGTGATGTGAGCCATGAAACCGTTTCCTCATATTCTTCTGTAGATAATTCTAATTCTTCCTGAGATGTATTTACCTCGTAATCCTTTGTGATATGTATTTCAAATACAAGTGTTTCTGTATATGTTGTTCCAAATCCAGTCACCTCTGGTCGATATTTATTCATTGTAGTAGATTCCATTTCCCTCACAATAGTTGATGGAAGGGAAGTATCGTCATCAAAATTAACAGAAGAAAGATTCTGTTGTTTCAAAGTTTGCTCATCAAATTCAAAATCTTTACATACTAGAATCAATATAATTCACCTCAACTTTCTTTCATTTTTATATCAAAAAAGAGCTGAGAAAATTCTCAACTCTTCGTGTATTCGTTATTCATAAATGACAGGAATATCCGTTTGACAGAATATTCCAAATTATTTCTAATATTAGTTAGAGAACAGAGTCAAACAATTTATACGGTCACAGTAATAATATGATTTATTTTTTAAAATGTTTAATCTCTATCTTTTTAAAATCTTTTGTATTCAGCATTATTTCTTCTGAACTATCCTCTGTTTTGTCTATGAGGATATTATTATTCTCGTCAAACAGACCATACCTTGATAATACAACAAGTGGCTCTCTCTGATTCTCTTCGCAAAATCTTAAATGACCGGCGTAAAATGTTCCATCGCTTTGATATATCTTTAATGCGGTGCCATTTTGATATACATCATCCCATATGTTTTTGTTTGTTGTGCGACTTATATTTAGTATCCGCAGTATTTTATTATATCTACGAGATGATATAATTATGCTTAACAATATAGAAGAAATTGTTGCAATTATGATACATATCCCTACAAATATGATCTCATCATTTATTGCAATATGTAATTCTTTAAATAATATGTTTAAAAGAATTTTAATAACATATGATACCACAATACTTTTCAATACAATATTTTTTAGAGAATCTCCATCTCTAAATCTTGTCCATTGATATATAGTTAAAAATATATATCCAGGAACAATATAAGAAAGAATTTGTGGTAATTGATTTATAATTTCAGTAATCCAGTTTATACTGATCACTCCTCTTGATTTTCTTGATTAGATGATTCTTGCTGAATCCATCCTTTTATGTTATTAGTAAACTCGTTACGTTCTGTAGAAGATATTTCTACAATGACGTTACGATTAGAAATTTCATTTTTACTACACATATAATTATCTCCATACACAATATTTTGATATATTTTATCATATGTGTATATTTATTACAGGCGGCAGGACAATAAATCCCGCCGCTTATTTTTAAAATGATCTGTGTACCCCAGCTCTTTTTGCTTCTTTGGTAAATTCCTTTGTAACTCCTTCAATTACTTTCTTCATGCCAGGATAGGTTTCCTTGTCAATACTTCCTTGAACTTCTATCATCTTGTCATAGTAATTGTTTGTTACATTAGGTCTTTCACCAAGGCTGTTTGCAATGTTCAGTGAACTATAAATATCATCTTTGTGTTCACCAAGATCCATAATGTTCTTTGACAGTCTTGCATTTACAACAGCATCACCATAAGTAATTGTCGTAGCTGTTCCTGTCAACCCACCACGCCTAACCATCATTTCAGGATTATTTCCTTCATTGATGCGAACAATTTCTGAACCATTTACAAATTTCTTTGTTCCAGACGCATAACCTCTTAACTGGTCAAGACTTACCCAACCAAGGTCACGCTCTCCGAAACGAGATGTTCTACTAATATGATATTTCTTCTGTGCCCAATTAGCATTATTAACACTGGTAATATATACTTCCTGACCACGCATTTCATTTCCAGCAGGGGACTGACCGTCAGAAGAGTAGTAGTAATCTCCACTTGCGAATATTACTTTGTCTCCAACATTCGGTACTCCGTCTCCTCCACCATTATTACTCGGGGGTGGTGTAGTTGGTTTTGGTGGTTCTGGTTTTGGTGTGACAGTTACTGCACAACTATTTGTTGAAGTAGCACCGCCACCATCTGTTGCAATTGCACTAATAGTAGTGCTACCTGCTTTAACAGCATGAACAGTTCCATTTGCAACTGTAGCAACATCTGGATTTGATGACACCCACTGCAAACTCTTATTTTTTGCATCATTTGGTCTAATTGTCGCTGAAACTGTGCCTGTAGAACCTTCCTGTATAGAAAGTGTCCCCGGACTTAATGTAATTTCTGCAACAGGTCTGTTGGATAAGTCTGGATTCTTGCTGATATCGCCTTGAATCTGGTCATTCTTATCCTGTGTTGTTCCGTTCTGAATCTGACCGGTATTCACACCCGTCCAATCATCCGGTCTATAATTAGGAGCGTTAGTCATGCTGTTGTCAACCTGATCTTGTGCTCCATTACTTGTACCAAGATTTCCAAGATTATTGGATAAATCCTTATTCGGTACAAATCCTGTACTGTTGATGATTTGCTGAATTTTGTCATAAGCCTGTTGGTAGTTTCCAACAACGCGGTTTAACATTCCAGATATTACTTGTTCCTGCTTTTCAGCATTATGAGTAACATCGTATAATGTTTCCTCCAGCTGCTTATCGAGATCCTCACTCAAACCGTCCAGACCATTCTGACGCACATCATATTCATGGTCATCACGGGTGTCTTGCATTTCTTCTTCTGCATCTCTGAGTTGTGCTTTTAACCTCTTTAATTCAGCCTGAGCACTCGCATTATTTCAATTATCTTCACATAGTTCGCTACGCTATGCAGTTCTCTTATGAACTTCTCTGAGTTATCCTCAGAAGTTGAGACTATACCTTCTATTTGAATAATTTGGAATTTTTTTTGAAATGATTTTGGACATAATAAAAGAGCAGTAGTATTACCTGTTACTGCTCTGTGGATTCCGATATTCTATCTAACAATATTTTAACATAATTGTCCGATATACGTTTTTTGGCTTTATACAACCAATATGTTTTTTGACCTATATATTCATTTTGTGGTTGCATAAAAAATGAACACATACAATATTCATCTCCTTTGCTTCTTTTTCTCAAAAACATATATGCCGTTCTGTTATATAAAGTACTTTTTATTAAATAATCCGCTTTTATAGCCGATGAAGGGTTATTAGTTTTTATATATCTACATATAATATTTTTGTTTTCTATAAATTTATCAACATCTTTAAATCCGGAAATTCGTTCTTTTACATTTGCATAGCTGTAATCCACTTTTGTATAAAACACACTTTTGCCTAAATACTCATCAGTAATCTTAAGAGATTCTATTTTTTTAAATAACTGTTTTTCATTTTTAGGGATGTCTATATCTTTTAAGTATTGAAACCCTACTAAATGATAAAAATCTTTTGATTCAAATGTAAGTTTTATATCTGATTTTTGCTTATTACAAACTATTATAAAATCATAATTGCAATTCATCAATTCTTTGAAATTATTTAGTGCCAATGATATATTATCCATAACTTCTCCTTGGTATAAAAATAGAAGAGTCACTGGTGATGACCCTTCTATTCATTCAAGGACTTTCTTTCAGAACATAGTTCCTAGTTAGGCTATGGTAAATCCTCGCACCTTTGTAAATCTCCATGTAAACCGGTTCCTAACCCGGCGTACACTTCAAAGATTATTTATAGCAGTCATATTACGCTGCATCACACCAGATATATTTAAGAAAACACTGCTGTTTTCTTGTTATTATTATATCCCATATACGGAGAAAATTCTACACAAAATACAAACAAAGTGATATGTTTACAATTGTTAAATATATACAAAACATACGTTCTTGTATTCATAAGTGCATCATAGATGTATCTTAATTATAACATATATCATATTTAATTGTTCATTTCATTCCTTATTCAAATAGTCTATATTTTTCGAGTTACCAATCGCTTGTAACCCTATGCCTACATATATAATATATAGGACTTACCAGTCGTTGAGCGTCTTCCATATCATAAATCATATATGACTTAGGAAGTTCGTTGCGTCTGGGTGACTTGCACACCCGGTTATCCCTGACCTATCTGTTTTTTATGGTTTCTATCCGAAGACTGTTGAGTTATAAACTCGTACCGCATTCACGTTTACCGTTTCCAGTTCCGTTGTAGCAAGATAGGGTTGTGGGGACTTTCCCGCTATTAAATAGAAGTCGCGCAAATAACTTCACGCCTTCGAGTGCTGAAATCTGAGCTTTCAATGTATTCACATCTCTAGCCTGTTTACGCAGAGTCTTATTGTAATCAGCATTTTTCTTTTTGATATCCAACAATTCCTTCTGCTTATCAATCGATTTTTGAGCAACTTCATTCTCTTGCTCAAGCATCTTTGTATAGAGATCAACAATAGAATCTTTGTAGTCTTCAACAACGCCAACAGAGCTTGAAATCTGATTGAGAAATTCTTTTTGCTGCTCCTTATATTCACTTGTTGAGATATTCCCGTTCTTTAAATCCTCATCAAGCTTCTTCAATGCCTCTTGATAATTCTTGATTTGCTGTTTCGCAGCATTCATACCCTGACTAATCAAAGACAAATTTGCAATACCATCTACAGTTAAACCGCCGTTCTTATCAAGAAAAGCATCACTATTTAAAAGTCCTCTTAAATCATCTGTCTGGTCAATCAGATCACCTAATGCTTCCTGTCCATCAAAGAACGGTTGCCATCTTACTTCCCAGATTTTATTTTTGAGGTCTTCAATATTCTCCATTGCATCAAAGATAGCATCATCAAGACCCTCAATCTCTTTTGCAATTTCATTATATTTATCAGAACCTACATCATATTTCGCCTGTTCTTTAAGCAGTTCATTCCGCTTATTATAATTCGCCTGAATCTGTGCATTTGCATTGTCAAGCTGTGCCTGTAAATCTTTTTCAGATACCTGTTCACCTTTTGATTCTGTAAGGTCAGAATTGTTTTCCAGTCGTTTTGCAGTTCTGTCTAACTCATCAATAACCTGTTGCAGTTTTAGTAAATCAAGTTCTCTTAACTGATCTTGTAATTCAATCAGTGTTTTCTCAGCTTCAGCAGCTTCTTGTCTGAATCCATTTAACGCAGCTTGTGCTTCAAACCATTCCGTTGAGTATTCAGCCATATACCCATTTGCCATGAGTTTATTGATTTCATCTTGATATGATTTAATCTGTGACTGTAATTTACCTGCAACATCCTGTTGATTTTTAATAGATTCTTGCAGAGAGCCATACATATTGTCGGAATATGCAGATTCTCCTTTTGCAGCTGCTAACTCACGTAATGCTTCCTGATAATCTACAGCAGAGGACTCAATTCCAGTCATCATATCGATGTAATCTTCAATATTATCCAATGCTGTCTGCGCCAGTTCACTCTGTTTATTTAAGAGGTCATCGTACTGTTTATTACAATCTACGAGCTTATCATAATAAGACTGCAACTCGCTGATTATTTTTTGAGTATCCTGGTCGTATTTTGAAATATCCATAGACCCGTTCTGAATCTGATGGACGATAAGTGGGTTTATTCCACTCTGTTGTACAATAGAATCAAAATGACTTTGATAAGTCCCAATTGCTTGCTGAGTCCTATTCAGTAGTTCACTGTTCTTAGACATTGCTTCATACAGTTTCTGTTGCTTATCTGGGAGATGTGCGATACGCTCCATTTGACTCATCAATAAATCATACTGTGATTCTAGGCGTTTAAATAACACCTCAACCCAGTCCGTGTATCCGGATACTGCCTCTGATAATTTCTCGGCAGCTTCGGATGTATCAGATGCTGCTTTGGAAGTATCAGAAGCAGCTTTGGCAAGATTATTTGATGCGGAGTTGAGATTGTTGGAAGTAGTGTTGGTGCCTCCAATGTTTCCACCACCTGTATTCCCAAAAGTCCAAGACCCCCCAGAAAATGCAGTTCCTTTTGCATGAGAATTGCCTTCATATGCTAATTTAGCATGAGATCCAGTAACATATCCTCGTTCTAACAAAGCTTTGGATTGTTCATGATTGAACACGATATCATTCTTTTTGAGATTAGTGATAGTAGGATATCCATTATTTTCTACAAACCACTGTCCATTTCTGACAATAATTTCTGCACCTAATTCATTTATCAGAGCGCCCTTTTCAGGTTGTTTTAATCCCCACGATCCACCAGAAAATGCATGACCAGAGTTGGCACTTCCTTGTGAATGAGCAGTACCATTGGCTGGACTACTACCTTTTGGTTTTCCGGATGTATCATAGTGTACTTTTACATAAGCGTCTGGTGGAGTAGCAACATTTCCAAGAGTATAATTAACAGTTGCACTTTTAGGTGAATCAGGCAATTCTTGTGATCCACGTTTATAATCGACAACTGCATTTTTCTTACTCGGTGCTTCTTGTTCCCCTTTTTTATAATTAACATTTGCGTTTTTATCCGATGGAGGTGCTTGTTCTCCACCAATCTTACTATAAGTTACAGCAGCACTCTTGTCTGCAGGTTCAATTTGTGTTGTACCCTTTTTAATATAATCAACAGAAGCAGTTCTGTCTGCAGGGGCTTCTTGGTCTCCTCTTACATAATCTACCTTTGCAGTCTGGTCTTCAACCTTAATATCACCAGTAACCAGAGTATCAGATACATTTCCATCTGGAACAATTTTTGCTTTTATTTCAGGCGTCATAGAAGACAAACTTTGCTCCAATGACTCCATTGATCCTGTATCAACTTTTACATCTGGTGTAATTTCAAGTGAACCATCTTCTGATTTTCCTTGCAATTCTGAGAATAATTCTTGAGCCTTAGCCTTTGCAGCATCAAGTTGGTTAGTATCTACTTGAATTCCAAAATCTTGTTGCATCTCTAATGAATTAACGATGTTTAATTGTTCTTGGAATTCTTGCAACTTAGAAACCGTATCAGCAGTAGCTTCATCAAGTCCAGTCGTGTCAATTGTCATAATTGCAGGCTGGCTCACCATAATCTTTTGCTGAATAAGGGTTTGTAAAATTGTAACAGCTTCTTGAGCGCCTTCGACATTTAAATCAATCTGACCATCTGCATTTTTAAACTGATCAAGATTTGTTTTTGCTCTTTCAATCTGAGAATCTAAATCTGCCAAATCAGTGCTGTCAAAATTAAAATTCAAATCCAAACTCTGATTTCCAGCATTCTTTAATTCTTCAAGTTTACCTTTAGCTTCGTCAGCTTTTGATTTCATTTCATCAATAGAAGCGTTAAAATCTTCCGAACCATCGATTTTACCGATTTTAATATGTTGATCATATTCTGTAGCAGCTCTTAAAATAGATTGAATTGCTTCTTCACTCAAATGGAATTTTTCTGCTAAAATTTTGTCAGATCCAGCTTGGAATTCAAGAGATCCATCTTCCAGTGTTTTGACAATCCCTTTTGACATTAATTCTGCATCATTTTGCATATCAGCCATGAAATTATCAATACCCTGTTTATTCCCGGTAAAATATCTTTCTCTTGCATTAGCTGCATTTTCATATGCTGCCACAAGTTTTTCCATCGGGGCAGTAGACAAATCTTCGTTTGAGAAGTAATCAGCGATAGCACGAAATTCTTCTGTGTTATAACGACCTTCCTTATATAGTTGATCGCCACGAGATTTCATTGTCTCGGATACATTTCGGAACATATCGCCTTCTTCTCCAGAAGACTGAGCATTTAACCATTGCTGATATGCAGAAGTGGCTCCGTCATATGCAGCTGACAACAATTGAACTTGCTCCAACTGTTGTTGTAATGAATCCACGGTTGCTTGTGCGGACGCAACCTCAGATTCACTTCCAGAATTCTTTGCATTTGCTAATTTGTTGGTAGCCACTGCTAATTGATCTGTAAGATTCTTTTCGTCTTCGAGCCATTTAGACTTGTTCAAAGCCTCTTCTTGAGCCTGTAATTGTCTAAGAGCTTCTCTGTTAATATGTACACCATTTGCTGTTCTTTCGAATAGAGTAGATGGATCATATCCTTCTAAATCTGAATAAGCTGCTTGAAGATTTGCGATGTCTCCAGTTAATTGTACAACACCAGTTTCTTCGTCTACTTCATAAGATACGCTTAATCCTTTTCCAGAATAACTATTTGCAAGAGCAGCATTTAATGTATCAATTAAAGCAATCGCATCTCCAACTTCTGATGTAAATGTACCAAGATTAAATGTCATCGGATTCTCAGATTCTTCTTTCATGACTTCGATCTTATCCATTACATCTTGCCATGTTCCGTCGAAATCCTCATCCTCAATAGCAATTTGGTATGCTAATTCTCGGTCTTCTCCACTTAAATTATCAATTTCTTTTTCTACATCCTTAAACTGCTCTTTTAATGCATTGGCATCTTCAGTTGCAGAATCAATCGCAGATTTAAAGAATCTATTTTTCCATTCGTCTCTAGTTGTCTTGCTGTCAGAAACTTCCTTCAAAGCAGAGTCAATAGCTTTATTATATTCAGAAATAGACATTGTTGATGAGTCTAAACTGAGAGCCTTTGTCAAAGCTTCTTGTGCCGGTTTTTCAAGGCTGTTTAGCGGTGAAACTAATTCATCTAAAAGCATCTGATCGGCATCTCCGCCGTATTCTTTATAAAGTTTTTTCCAATCTAAATTCTGTAAATTACTTTCTACTGCACTGAGTAATTCAACAGGCATATCAGAAATCGCAGCAGATGTTTCAAGATAAGGTTTTACTGTGCTTTCAGCAAAACTATTCCAGACTTCTTTTTGCTTTTGTTCTTGGGCTTTAATATTGGATTGTATTTCACCTTTTTTAGCTGCAAGCTCGTCTTCTCCGGCTAAAACTCTAGCCTCAATCATATCAGTCGCTTCATTAAGTTTGTTCTCATCTACTACAGGATCAATTGTAAATTCGATTCTGTCAATAGTGTGACCGTCCAAAGATACGTCAGATCGTCTGACACGACCCAATTCTTTTCCGACATATGTTCCAAGTGCCTTTTCCATCTTGTCTGCATCGGTTTTAGACATATCCTTGAAGATAAGATGTCCACTTTTAAGTTGTTCTCTGATTTCATCTCGGCTTAAAGATATTTGAGAAGCAGATTCTTTTAATTGCTTTTCTTGACCTTTTAATGATTTTATCTCATCTTCAATACTGTCTGCTTCTTCAAAAGCACCTCTAAATGTATCTCTTGATTTATCAACAATATCATTATGGGCTAATGTCATCTGCGTTTTTAATAATCTTTCCATCTTATCAGCAGCGATAGAAGCATTATCACCCAAATTTAAAATGGAGTTTCCGGCAGCATCACTGCCAGACACAAGTGACGGGAATGACTCAGCTAATTGATTACTTATATCAAGATATTCCTGATATTCTTTGTCTGAGAGTGTTAGATTTGTATTATCTGAACTAACACCTTTTCTAAGTTCTGCATATTTTTGAGTCAGTGATTCTACAGCATCACCCGTAGTCTTGATTGAATCTGCATCTTGTGCAAATTTCTTTCCGAGTGATTTAACCGTATCGACTTTTCCGTTGTAAGTATCAAATACTTCCTTGATTTCCTGTTGAGCCTTTTGACCATTTTCAATTGCGATCTTGTCTGCATTTACAAGATTATAAATTCCCTTTATTGCTAAACTGATTCCTTCTGCAATAAGAAAACCACCAAACATATTCAGAGCAGTAGCACCGATTGACTTAATGGCTGTTCCGGCAGTTTTTGCCATTCTGCTGAATTTAGAAGAAGCAGTAGTGGCATCCAAAGTTTTCGCTTTGAAATCATCCATTTCCATAGAACCGTTTTGAACAGATTTCGCCATGTCAATGACACTGGAGTCTACTTCTTTGAATCTGGAAGCAATTTTATCTATGTCAGAATCATTTCCAAGTTTATTAAATTCTTTCGCAAAATTTAACGTATCTTTATTAAACTTAGGTTTTAATTCTTTTTTGAAATTATCGAAAAATGTTGAAAATTTATCCGTTTCAGAGTCGTAGTTTACAATCGTATTTTGTTCTGATAAACTATATATAAATAACTTGCAATTAAAAATATATAGGGGGATAAAATATGTCTAATCATTTAAAAATATGTCCAACATGCAAAAAAGAAAAAATAAAAGATGGAATTTATAGAAATGGTTATATAGATTTCTATATAGATACAGCTACTAAGTGTCCATACGGTCATCCAATAATCATGACATCCATGCCAGATGACGACTTTACGATTTTAGCAAAAATCTCAGATTCCACAGATTTCTATGATGCGATGATAAAATTACACGATGACGATATCATAGAGTACGAATTAAAAATGTCACAATTCCGGTCGCAAGTAGAAGCTCAAGAAGCAGAAGCAGAGCGCAAGAAAGCAGAGGAATCCAAGCCACGTTGTCCGAAATGTGGATCGACATCAATTACCGCCGGGCAAAAAGGCTACTCAATCCTGACTGGATTCTTAGGAAGTAATAAAACAGTCAATAGATGTTCTAACTGTGGTCATACATGGAAACCGTGAGAGGAGAGTGATAGACTTATATCGTATAGTCTTGATCGTTATTGGGAAAATCCATATATTGCTCCACACAATAAGTTGGTTCTATGTCGTTAACATCAAAATCAATTGAGAACCTTTTTAATCTTTCAATTGGTTTTCCATCGACTAGAACCGCTATTCGGCTGCGTAGATCATAAAGAGGATTATCTTTATTTGTCATTTCATCATCTGTTTTATAATGAATAGTAATATCTTTCATTTAATCATTCCTTTCTTGGAGGTATAACTTATGAAACTAAATCCTGAATGTGTAAGAGACACATTAATATATTTAGAGGATAATCTTGTGATGTGTGAATATTTTTCTATAAAAGGTATTTCTTTTAAAACGATAATAAATGAACTATCACAAGACAATAAATATTCCGAAGAAGATGTTGCATATACACTGACACAATTAATGAGCGCTGGCTATATTACTGGATATAAAAATTATAATGGGAAAGACAGAAAATTATCAGGTCATGTTGATGACATTTCATGGAGCGGTCATAATTTTATAAATACGGTTAGACCAGAGACAATATGGAATGCAACGAAAAAATCTGCGAAGAAAATGGGGGTTGCGTCTATTCATGGAATTATGTCACTCGCCAGTACAATTTTTAATGCAATAATAAATGATCCGGAATACATTAGTGCAATTATCAATAATATACCAAAATAATATCGGTAAACAGTGGAAGCGTAATAACTGTAAGAGCTATTTTTAGTGGGGAGGAGAGTAGTTGGAATTTAAAAATATACATGAGAAAAGACTAGGTATGATAACCCAGTCTTTTTTAATTAAAACGTAAATATATTTTTAAATAGTAAGAAGGTCTTTACGTTTATTCGTAAAGACCTCTCCATGTAGTTATATTTAATAGCCATTGCTAAAAATATCTATCTTTTATGCCTATATGGTATCATGGAAATCCAGATTTGTCAACACATTTTTATCATTATTTTTAATATTTTGTTTTAAATTTTCCACCAAGCAATTTAATTCTCTTATTTTTTCATCTTTTTCTTCAATCATATTTTTATAATCTGATATCTTTATATTTAGGTTTGTTATTTCTTCTGATATTTTTTTTGAAAGCGGATCTAATAGTATGTTAAACACTTCGCTATCAACGTCACACAAAAACTTTGACCCTGTTATATTCCCAATTCTTTTCGTGATTCTATTTTTTGAAATAGATTTTATCTGGTATATTAATACATATGAATCAGCTTCTATAAACGAAAAATCACTTTTATGTATTACAAATGTTGATTCCTGTTCATCCAATGGCTTATTCTCTAATCTACCATCTTTAGCAGTAGTAATAGGTATAACAATTAAAAAATCAGTAAATTCATGCAAAACAAGTGCGGTATGAGTAAACGAAAATTCGCTTCCAATATTCGATGTTCCGAAGTCTATACTTACAATATCTCCATGTTGGTACTCTTGAGCATAATAATCTGTTTTATCTTGACCAAATAAGCGGTGTTGTCTTCTGTTGCTCCCAAAAATCCCATATCTATTCAATAATCCTTGCCATAAAATATATTTAATCGCGTCCTCTCTGGATTGTTTATATAGAATGATCTTTGTATCGTCTAATACATTTTTAATCTCATTCTTCAATTCCGGACAAGACTGAGTTTTTTTATTTTTTTCTTCATCTGTAAACCGTTTCAGCATCGAAATAACAGAACTGGCTTTAAATTTCGGCATTATATTACTCCTATTCATCTTTAGTATTTCCATTATATACCAATAATGAATAGAAGAGTAGTCTGAACATATGTTTCTATAAAATAAAAACATCAGCCAATATAATAAAAGAGTAGGATTACTCCCTACTCTTTTATATCATCTAATTTCAGCACATACAATTCACATTTTTCGTTATAAGAATCACCAACTGCTTTTTGTATTTCATTATTGGCTCTTTTAAATCCTAGTGAATTATAAAATTGTATTCCTTGACCATTTTCCGATTCTACAAATACAATGATACCATATATTGCAATAATCTTACTTACTTTTTTTATTTTAGGTATTATATAATCATAAAATAATATTTTTCCTAAACCATTCCCTTGGAAGTCAAAATCTACAGCAATTCTTGCTATTTCCACAACAGGCAACGCCATATATTCGTTTGTATCTGTATTAAATGTATGAATTGCATTAGCCTTAATTGTGTAAAATGCTAGTATACAAGTGTATTCGTTGTCCATTAAAATGTATGTGTGTCCTTGCTTTTCTTCTGCATAATCAAATGCATCATCTGATAAGAAAGTATTTAATGGATTGTCTGCGCCACAGCAAAAATCACCTACTAACATAAAATGTTTTAATGACTCTTTGCTTAGTAACTCTTCTTTATATTGAAAGTTTTCTGTGTTATCCATTACGTTTACCTTTGAGTATCTCAGCTACTTTAGCATTAGTCTTCTTACGTTGATCGTCTGTAAATGGTTTTAATTTGCTGCTTTTAAAATCATCTACGATTTTAGTAGCCGCTTCCCCTTTTAATAACGGTACAACTGCCATTGAGACTGCCATATGTCTTACCTCCTCTTTTGTATGTATGGATCCTTTTTTACCTAACTTCATATAATCACCCCTTAGTATTTGAAGCAATTATACATTAAAAAATTTAAACAAAATGTCGAAATATAACGTGAGAAATAAATTAGACTATTTTTTGTGTATCTTATTATACATTTTTTATTAAATTTGTTCAACCGCTAGATATAGTGCAGAAAAATAAAAAACACACTAATTATATAAATTTTTCCTATATATAGTTGTTTTCTCTATATTTAAAATATCTCTTGTGTTTTTGGAAAGAAAAATTATTCTATTTATTTGTTTCCACAACATAACAAAAGGACAGGGAATTATATCCTGTCCTTACATCGTGGTGTTACGAGCTATATTATTTTTAACTCATGTATTATTATACACTCTTTTTGTATTAAGTCAAGTAGAATGTAAACAATTTGTGTCTATTTTTTATCTCTATTAGAAAACGACGAGAGATGCGCCGAGTGGAATACCACTATGAATATCCTGTCCTGTTTTTGCAAGTCAGCAACAGGTTGTGTAGTTTGCATCAATAGAGCAGTAGTGAATACTGTCGTACCTCATATTGACATCCACAGGCTTTCCCCGGTGCGGACTGTATGTTGTGTACCATATGATACAATTACGCCTGTATCACGTCATGTCTTGTCAGTCTCTCGCGCCCCATATATGGAACTACACTTCCATGTTTTAGTTATAGTGCGTCGGGACTACCATTTTCGCATTAAATGCTTATTCCTTCACGAACGTATTTCTTCTATATAATAATACGCTTTTATTGCATCGATCCAGTACCTATATAAATAGGCTTACGGCTTCCCCCGATATTCGACAATTTAGAAAATCTATATTTTCAAGGATGGTCATATTACACTACGATATATAATATGAACACTCTCTACGTTAATTGCATGGCGTTATTATGCAACCTTATAGAAAGGGACATTGTAAACTACGATAGTTTTACCCCATCCTGTTTTACTCGCTAATCCTCCACCTAAAACTCCCATAACAGTTTCGAGTGTTCCTGCTTTTGAAACAACTGTGTCGATTATTTTAATTATTCCAGTAAGTCCTTGTAATCCAGAAGTAATCATGTTGGAATTAGCGAAATTCTGAATAAATCCAGTCCAAGTATTTGATAATTTATTTAGAGATCCTTCCCAGTTATTTGCAGATTTTTCTGCTTCTTTTGCAGCACTTCCTGTACCCTCAGAATAATCTACAAGCATTTTTTCATAGTCAGACCATCCAGATAATAAAGCACTTAGTTTGTTCGCTTGGTATTTCTGTCCAATATTTGTAAGAATTTCTGTACGCAGTGGATCTGACTCTTCTAATTGATTAAATACTTTCGCAAGATCCTCCAATACTTCAATTGGATTACGCATTTTTTCTACACCGTTTACAAACTCTGTCTGAGCAACGCCAGCTTTTTTAAACGTTTCTGCAATTTTTGAGTTATTTACATTCTGAACGTTTATCAACAATGATTTGATCGCATTACCAACCTCATTGCCACCTGCTTTTGTTCTGGACTCAATTGTTCCAATCATCGCAGAAAGTTGATTTTCTTGAACCCCCAATTCTGATGCCATTGAAGCTGCTTGAGTTGTGGCTTCTGCCATATCCTGCATGGATACACTGTTCCTGTTAGTTTGTTCTATTACTATGCTTCCAGGACAAAGCATTGGACTTTATTGTTAAATAACAATAAAGCGGATAGGACGTTAATCCTACCTCTCACGTTTCATTTTTAGATTATAGCGTGAGACTAGACTATATCTTTTCCCTCGTTTTACGTTAGGCGTTCCTACGGACTTATAGGTAACGGATAGACTATATCTATCGAAGTCGGCGTGTGCAATATGTTACCATATTACAACTTAGTCGTTAGGGGATTAAATAAAATACGGTTTAATAATATTGTTATTTAATTTTAAATTGTTATCACAAAAAGAAAAGTTAAAAGAATTATATTCTTCCAACTTGCCATTTGATTCTATATATTTTTTTATTAATTCTTCACATAATAAAGGATTATTTTTTATATCGGATTCCCATAGGTATAAAATTTCAACATCCTGATATTTTTTTATATATGTATGTTTACTTTTGTCTCTATCAATATCCTTTTTCTGCATATTATTTATCTCATTTGAATCTGTATAAATTAAAGGGTTCACATGAAAATAATCACCCATAACTTCAATAATTAAATTATGTTCTATTAAATAATTATCGACAGAATAATATTTAAAAGTTTTTTCATTGATATAATTAATATTATTTTTTTCTAATATACTATTAACTATCTTTTGTGGTATTGTTTGTCTATCAAGTATACCATCTTGATATTGTTTTAATGTTGCTTCTCTTACCTTATTGCAAAAAATTTCGTCCATCTTTTTTCCAGTATTATATAATTTATCCCCGACATAATATTTTTTACGAAATTCCCAATAACATTCATAAGAACAGAAGTTATGGTTTTCTCCTTGTTTGTTTATATTATGTGTTAAAGATGGTATTTTTTCAATTTCCTTACCACAATTATCGCAATGAACCTTTACCTTTTTCTTTATAATTTATATTTTGTGAACCTGTCATCGTTTCTTTTTTGTAGTCAGCATAACAACTTCTACTACAAAAAACACCATTTTTATTATTATTAACCTTATATTTAGTAGTTACAAACTCTTTATTACAAAATTTACAGTTTGCGAGAGTTTGCCATGATTTTAATTTTATTTCTATAATATCCTCTTTCTACCGTATTTTATTTAACTTATCCTCCCGATTGTCCATCTCTGGAGTTTCCGGGATAAAAGCCAACTATGAAGCTATATATTTCTATATAGCATGACCACTATATTAATCATATTTTGTCCATCAAGCAATGCATTAAGTTTTTGAACATTTCCAGAATATTGATATGCGGCATTCGATGCCAAAAGATAACTATTTGCAACATCTGAATTTAAATCACCGGCTGCCTGAGCAAGAATACTTGTTTCAGCCATTTGTTCAGCCTGTTTGCCATAATAGCCAGATCTACTCATTTCTTGGATACCAAGTAGGTAATCACTTGCTTTCTTTCCCCACTTGCTTGCGGAATCAAAAGATGTTTCTCCAAGTTTTGTAAGTTGATCTGTTGTCATATCAGATGTTTTAGAAATTTCTGTTAAAATAGAATCAACATTTTTTAATTCAATAACAGAGTTTTGAATAGTCTGAATTACATTTTCAATTCCACCATAAATTTGCGTAAACTGTGCAATTTGAGAAAATGCACGTTTAAATTCCGCTGTAAAACTTTTACCAGTAAGTCCAAGTAATTTTGCCTCAGATACAGTTTTGTTGAAATCTTTATTTAGTGAAGTTAGCTCTGAATCTGATGTTGCTTTTCTCTGAGATTCTGCAATTTCTTTTAGTTGATCGCCATATACCTTTGCAGCGCGACTATTGTTTTTTAACCACGTTAAGGTCTTGTTAGAGGCAGTTACTGCATCAATTTTACTAAATGATTTCGACACAGATGTAATCGAATTACCAAGAGCCTTTTGCTCATTTTGTACAACCTTAATCTGATTCCTGTATTTTTCTAAATCACTTGTAAGCTTATTAAAATTAATTTCCATAATGGAATCATTTGGAGCCAATTTCACATTATTAATATCTTTATTGATATCAGATAATAATTTTCGTGCCTTTTCTACAGAACTTGTTGTAAGAGATTCAAACTTTTTAAAATCTGCATTTGCCTTTGAAACATCTGCATCAATCTTCAAAGTAGACACACTTCGTTTCGCTTTTTCAATATCAGATAATCCTTTTTTAATTCCGGATGTATCCATATCAGCTTTTACACTGATCTTATTATTTTTTTCGATTCCTTTTAAGACACCGTTGATTTTATTCAGATTTTTCATCCCATCAATATTAAAATCAACTTTAATCTGTTTATCGTTTTTTACTAAATTATCTAATTTTTTTTGGGCAGCATCGAGTTCACTTGTGTCTACATTCGTGCTGACCTTGACTTCATATGTACTCATTTTTAGTAATCAACTCCTTTCATTTTTGGACAATAAAAAAGCCCTCACGAAAGGAGAGCAGTAGTAAAAATTATTTTCAATTTATCAACAATCTGTTACAATATAATTGAATGTATATCGATTGGATCTACCACAACCAATCCGGTGTCACGGGTATATATCCGGCAGAAGCGTCTGTGGAAGTGTACATCTTGTATACGAAATGAAAACAGTACACACAGAAAGAAAATTATAATTTTCAATTTGTGAAATTTGTACTAAATTTAATCATCTATTTTTTTAAAGCCCAGAATGGTAGCTCATCCTGGGTGTTATTATTGTATCATTTCAGATACTTCGACATATTCCTATCCACGATTTCAGGCACAGCCTTTCTTGTCGCTTCAAAATATCTGTGATTTCCCAATGTATTTCCAAATGCTCCAGTTTCCGTCGCTTCAATAACATCCGCTCCAGAAAACGTTCCTGTATGATATGAAATATTTTCTTCCATTTCTGCTTTAAATTCAAAATTATTTCCTCCACCAGAAACAGGAGTGGTATTAGGAGATTCTAACAACGTTCCAGTTCTTTGATACATTACTGGATTTCCAATGTCATAATATCCAAGTACATTATCTTCTAATTTTTCTTCCACTTCATCCCTAGCAGCATTCATTCCAGATTCTACATCTTTTTCAACCAATCCTTTAACTTCCAAAAAACTGGAAACAACTTTTTTTGCCATAGCAATACCTTCTAATAAGGAAGATTTTCGGCTGTTTCATGAATTTCCATTGCGCGTTTAAGCGTCTCTCTCATCTTTTCATTTTTAGTAGCCTTTTCTTCATTATCCGGCTTATTAATTGGTTGTGTATTTGCATTTTCGAGTTCAGCAGTACGTTTTTCAAATTCCTCTTTCATAAACTGCTTCGCAATATCTTCCATAGATTTGTCTGGCGAGTTATACTTCTCGATAAATTTATTCGCCTCAGATACATTTAATTCTTCTGCCTTTGAAGACAATACGTTGATCAAATCAACAAGAGCTTCTCCAACCATATCTTTTCTATATGATGGAGCATGAATAGCTTTCTGTTTCATATATTCAACTTTTTCTACAACATGAGACATGACGAATTTCATAATCTCCTGTGGATATGTTAATTTTGGATTTTTTGCTGTCGTAGTATTCTTGATGAAAAACTGATTTACAATATCATTAACTTCTTTGTCTGCAATTGCAACATCGTAAACAGATTCTCCATCTTCAAAGTCAATTCCCTCTACAAAGTAATTCATAATAGCACAAATCTGCGCTGGTTCAATATAATAAGGGGAGTAGTCGGTAATTTCACCATTTTCTCCAAAATCAAATAAACTGTTGCAAATATATTCAATAGCGTTTGCTTTATCTTCGAATGTAATAATTTCTTTAATTTTCATATTTTCTTTTTTCATGATTTTCTATCTCCTTTAAAACAAATGTTCTGGATGTTTTTATTTTCTATGAGTAGTATAATATCTATATGCAGGAAGCCGTGTGCGTAACCACGGCTGTTACGCTCCTACATACAAGGAACCTACAAACCAATCACCACGACTATATAATAAGTCAGAAAGAAATGATGATTGATATTTTTTTTATTCTCTTTTCATTTCTAAATGAAAGCGAAATTTGATTTGAATTTTTGCATCAAAAAAGAGCCGGTTAACCGACTCTATTAATTAACATTTTATGATTTAGATGTAATTTATAATTCTAGTTTTTATGATTTAATAATTCCTTAATTTCATCCAAAGTGTATTCTGATTTATCAATCATTTCCGCGAGTTCACGAATACGTTCAGATTTTTCTTGTTCAGCTTTCATCTCATCATAGATAGCTTTTTCTTTTTCAAGTTTCTTGATTTCAATTTTCTTTTCTTTCATCTGAACTTTTAATTCATCCATTTTATTTTGGATGGTTAAAATTTCTTGGTTGCACTGCTGAATCAAAACATCGTAATTCTTTTCTACAACTTTTTTACGTCTTCCTCTTCTTTTTTCTTCCATGACTTGTGCCTCCTTATATTATATAATACAAGCATATCACTGAATAGAAGAGTAGTAAAGATATTTTGTTACGCATATTTTGACAAAATTAATAATTAAATATCAGAAACTTTATTTTCCTTTTCTTCTCGTTTGAGTCGTTTATATTCTTCATATTCGATCCAGCCTCCAAATTTTTCCACCCAAGTAACCCATTTATAATCAACTTCCGGAAACTTGTACCAAAACAATTTTCTTTTTAATAGTGCGACTGAATCTGGACATCCTTTAGTATCAATAACTTCTTCATGTCCATCTTTATAAATAATAAAAAAGTCAGCCACATACTTAATTGGCTGAACTGATTTTCCATCATGACGGAACTTTGGTTGTAATTCATATGGTTTTTGTAATTCATAACTAACCACATCACCACTCTCCACTGCAGGGCAAAGAACGTCGCGATAGTATTTCATCTCTAATACAGAATCAAATACGATTCCATTATGTGTTCGTTTACTTTTGTCTTTATCTACATTAAATTTTGATCTTGTAATTTTTATCACCTCTTTAAATAAGAAGAGAAGTCACCACATCACATATAGCAACTTCCATTCTTATTATTTTTCTGTATTTTCCTCATCATAAACGGGGTTAATTTCAACAGGAAGAACGGGTAAATGCTCTTTTACATATTTATACTTTTGCTCACGACCATGATTTCCATTTAAAAGTTTATATGCAAAAAATAATCCATCAAATTCTGAAACTTCATTTTCGGGTATACCATTCATTGCTACATATTTACTAAATCTTTGGTCAATTTTATCTCCAAGCAATTCCATACTTCCACACATAAGAGCCCTGATTTGTTTTTTTCTTTCTTCTGCCCCTTCTGCTAACTTATCTATAGATTCACTCAATTCTCTCTGAACTTCTCGTGATTTTTCTCTATCGTTAATCCGATTTTGAGCATAAATATCCATTTGTTCTCGTTGAGCAGTAAGAGCAGACTTTAACTCTTCGACAAATTCTGAAAATTCCTGTTGCATTTTCCTATCATTTTGAGTAACACGTTCCACGTCTTCTTGATGTTGTTCTTGTAGTCTTGATAAATTTTCAGCGGTTTTCATAATAAGCTCGTGTTCTTCTCGTCTTTTTCTGATATGTCTAAATTCAATCCCTGTTTTCTCCCAAAACCATACAAGCAATTTGTCTAAAAACTGCCATGCAAGAAGTATGGTAACAATTGCGAGAATAATAGAAACAAAATCTAGCTCAAAAAACATTTCTAAATATTCCATATTTATTCAGTTTTCTGTTCTTTCTTTTCGATAAATTGTGTAAGTGCCTGGTGCAAACCTGTAGATGCAAGACCACTAATCAAACCGCTTAAAACAATTTCTGGGCTAAATGCAAAACCATTAATCCATGCAGCTATCACAATGCCCAATACTCCACAGATTGTTGGGATGTACTTGTTATCAACATCTTTAATCCATTTCTTGATAATATATCCGACGCAAAGGCAAATGCCAAGTACGACCGGCATCATAAATTCATTCAAAAATTCCATAATTTTTTCCTTTCATACAAATAGGAGAGTGGTAGTCCTTTAATACTATTGCCTGTGTACTGCGTGACACTACGCTCAAAAATATGACACCCACCTTTATATTCATCATCTTGAACAACCTATTTTATTTCTGTTCCCAGAACTTAGCTAAAGCAAGTCCAAGTTCTTTTGTCTTTTTGTATTTCCACACCGTCACACCATCTTCTTTTTTTACAAAGGTATATTTAATTCCGTATTCAGATAAATAACAGACTTCGTGAGAAGATTCTGTGCGGTATTCATTGTCTAACTTTCTAATTTCGAGTTCACTCCTCACTTATTCGGAGCAGAGTAAAAAAATGGGGTAAATACCGATAATAGATATTTACCCCTTTCTTCACACTAAATATCTATCACTCGTTATTTTAAGATGTAGCCATAATACCAGCTGCTTTCAAAGCGTCCAGCAAAGCTTTGAACTCAGCCTTTGTAACATTTTCTCCTGCAGCTTCAGGAACCAAAGTAGACTGTTTTACGCCTCCAAGTGTTGTTTTATTCGCAGCCGGAAGAGTGTATGTCGCACCAGGATCTCCTTTTGCTCCTTTTAAATTTTTGAAAGCAAAATTAAATACCTTTGCTGTGTTTGCTCCACTTGCTGTTACAGTTACAGATGGAACTCCAGTATTTGCGTCAACCGTTGCAGTTGGTGTTCCGAATCCTGCGGCTGCTCCAGGTGCGCCAACCTGTTCATTTTTTACACCTTGCTCCAGCTTGTTCATCTTTTCAGCAGTAATAACATCTCCATCGCTCCATGTCGTTGGTGTATATGCCATTTTTACTCACTCCTTATTCATTCTGATTTTCCGACTTTTGCCTTTCCGATTTTCCCCCTGCCTATCAAGGCGAGATCTTCAGGGGGTTCTATTCCCCCTGTTCGTCCTCGTCCGGTAACAGAGTCAGGTCAAGCATGTTTCCATCATCGTCAACCATCATGTCACAAGTAAGTGTTACAGTACCCGGATCTCCGGAACTTGCAAAAGACAGAGACATATTAGCCTGCGGAACTACTTTATATGCCTTGAACAGATATGGAAGCACATCCTCATCTGTTGTTTTCATATATGTATCGCCGTAAACAGTAAACGCTTTCGGGAAGTCAGTAGATCTAATACTGATATTGTATACATCATTTCTGGTAGCAAGGTAGAATACAACAACTTCTGTTCCTTCTGTCTTTGAATCTTTCAATGTAATGTCCTGACCAGAAACAGTAGTTACCTCAAGTTTTGTTTCCATGTTAGAATCTGCTCCGTCATAAACCCATACATTTTCTTTTGTGAGAGTAACTTTTGTGTCAGTAATACTAACTTTATTGCTTTCGCCAACTTTTACCTTGACTCTCTTCATAATTTCTGCTGTTTTAGAACTCTTACCTCCAGTCATCAGTTCCCAAAGCTTAGGTGTCTGAATCTGCGTTTCAATCGTAAGAGTACCAGCACGTTCTCCAGAGAATGTAATTTTCTTTGGATGACCTTTCCCACCGTATGCAAATACGTTTTCACCTGTCAATTCCTGACTTGATGTATTTGCGTAATCACAGAAAAGAAATGGTTCTTTTGTTTTATAATCTACAAACACCATGTCACAGACTTCTCGGTTTGCCATCTGTTTTCCAAATTGATTTGCCATTTTAATTCCTCCTATATAAGATTTGTTTTTTTTGCAATAAAAAAGACACTGAATTACTCAGCGTCATTTTTGTTATATATATTTGAACTCCAAGCACCAAACTTGAATTTCTTTTCTTTATCTCCCCATACAGACACCTGTGTAGAAGCAATGTCATATTGATCAATTATCTGAAGCCTTTCAAATTCATTGAATAATTGATAAATTGTAATGTCCCATATATTTATCCAGTTTAATGACAAACTTCTTACAGCAACGGACGATATAATGTTAGGTAAAGACAAATCTGGATTTCCGCCAGAAGTTTTTTTGAATTCACGTTTTACCTTTTGCAACCTCTTGTATATTTTTAATCCACGTTTATTTTTGATCTTTGTAATATCAGTCACTTCTGTATTGTCCGGTGTAATATGCACTCGTTGAAGAATTATATCCAACACATCATAATAATTTTTAGAATTTATAATTCCTTTTGCTAGAAGTTCAGTATCGCCATTTTCTCTAACAATTTCCTCTGTGTATAGAAATGATTTATATTCATCAAACCATTCGAAATCTTCTACAAAGAAAAAATTGAGAGCATTTTTAATCATATTTCTAAAATTTGAATCATACAAAATAAGGTCAAATTTTGTATACAAATTAATATCTGGATCTTCTATTTTAAAATCTTCAATATAATCACTTGGAGTCATTCTTAGACACGACACATACTGTGCATAGACGTAATAAGATATGTCAGCAATCTCAATGAGCTTTGGAGATTTAATTCTTCCAATTCCAACAAGATCAAGTGGGAGAGGGGAGATTAGATCAAAATAATCTAATTTCATAATTAAAATCCTTATCTAAAAGTTGTAATGGTAAATTCCAATGTTTTACCATAATGGTTTTCGCCATTTGTAAAAATGTTTACATTATTCAATTCTAATTTTCCTATGCCAAAATTTCTCGAAAATTCTTCGTCTTTAATCAATATTTCCTCAATTATTTCTGCTAGAATAGTAGGTCTGTTCCCGATATAGCCCTTTTTGGAATACTTAAGTAACGACTTTTCACAAAAAACCTGTATAATGAGCTTAACATTTTTTGTGCTAGAATTTATTCGTGAGACTGTTGTATCTGCACAAATATATGTTTTTGCTTCTGTTTGAATTCCTTTTATATAAAGACAATCCCATATACAATCCTCATAAGCCTTTTGTAAATCAAAATCATTTTCATTAATTTGACTGCCAAACAGTACATCTCGGATTTCATCAGAATGCTTGAATGCTGAAATAACTTTTGATAATACTGTCCCAAGATCTTTTATATTTTTATCCCACAAAATGACACCTCATTATAAGTAAACTATTTCAAGCTCTATATTTGTTGTAACTAAATCGTCACCGAAAAATAAATTAAATTTTTCACCAATTAGATCAAATTGTTCTGTTTCTATCCATATAAACGCAGTGTTGTTTTCTGTTTTTAAATGCACTTTATCTTTTACGTTATCGCTCAAATACCATTTTCCAACTTTGTTCTCTATCTTTTCATTTCCAGAATAAAACTCGCCCAAAAATTTCTTTTCAATATCGCCAACACCAACTTGGTTTTTACCCTTATAAGAAATCTTGCACGTGCTATTTTTTTCTTGAGAAACATCTGATTTAATATAATCCGCTATCCAATACTTTTTTCCATCAAAGTCAACAAGCGCATCTGTTTCTTTGTTAAATGACGAGAGAGAAAGTGTAAGTTGAATAAGACCACCTCGATTAAAATATGAATTATCTGATAAAAATAATTTTCTATTTGTTAATCGATATGTGTCTGGCTCAATCGAATCATCAAAATCAATGCAAAATCTTTTGTCGCGCCGCCAATGTTTGGTGTCATTATCAACAGGCAATGTCAATCCATATTGATAATCCCCGACTTTAATACTTGTATTCCCTGTTTCGCCAGAAGAATACTTAGTAAAATCTTCTGAATAGCACCATTTTTGAACAAGCCTTCCATTTTCGTCTATTGTATTTAGCAATAGTGTACATAAATACATATATCCAGAATGCCACGCCTTTTCATTAGGATCTAATACTGTTACAATCCATACTTGGTTATTCCAGTATATATAATCTCCAAGATTAAATGGCTCACTATGTATTGATTTAATTTTCTTTTTTGAGGCATTATTATCGGTGTCTTTTACCACCATTAATTTCCTGTTTTCACCATTTATAACAACATCTTCGCAATCAATATTATTCCAATGCTTTTCAGATTCCTTGTTGATTATATTAAGTTGTTGTTCTTTCTTTGACGATACACGATAACTATTCTGAATTTTTCTGAAATAATTCAAATTCATTTTTATCACCTCACTCGTCATATAAAGAATAATCAAGTACCGCTTTTAATTTGCCTGTTTTTCTATCCCTGTCTTGATAATTAGCCAATTCATCTTGCAAATTTAATTTTAGTGTTTCAATAAAATTGCGATAACTTGTTCTTTCATTTGCTGGAGAAAACACAGTTAAATCAGATGGTGTAAAATTTATTTCCATAGCGTGTAACAATGCTAAATCTCTTTCCATGTATTTAATAAACATCATATCAACAATGATTTTAATTTCTTTTGGTAATAGTTGGAAGTTTATGCGTTCAATTTCTGTGTCATAATCAGAAAAATCTACTTGCATATTTCCAAGAGATGTTAAGTCATCTAATGATTCAATAAGATATCTTTTAGACCTTTCATGTGCAATTTGAATTGCTTCTAATTCATCTACGTTATAATAATTAAAAAATTTATCATCCTTTTCTAATCGATCATAGAATCTATCACAAATTTCACTAAATGGAGTATAAGAATTTGACTTCATGCCAAATTACCTCCCTGTTATCTAATCAGACTTTTTCGGTCTTCCTGTTTTTTTAACCTGAGTATTTTCGACAGAATCAGTTTTCACCGTGTCATTTGATTTAAGCAAAGATTCCATCATCGCCTTCATTTCCTCAAGCTGTTTTTCCAAGTCTTTAACCTTCTTAGAATCTGAAGATGTATTTTCTGGGTCATCAACAAAAATGGAAGAAGATGATTTTCCCATAAACAATTCTTCTGTTCTTTTTTTTACAAGATTATTTACATCAAGAGTAATTGAATAACCTTCAAATTTTAATTTTTGAAAAATTTCACGAACTCTATCAAAATCTGATAGCGTTTTTATTTTTAAAATTTTTTTCAGTCCATCCTTGTCTGGATGAAGTAAAATTTCTTTTATTTCTTCATATTTTAAAACATTTTCTTTTACAATTCCTAATTCGTTATAGATATCATTTTCGACATCTCCTTGGAATTCAAGTGATCCGCTTTTAAATACGTTACTGTTATTTGCGTATACAATTTCATCCCACGTAAGCGGAAGAGTAGTTGGTGATCCATCTACTGCGGATTCAATTACACATGTTTTACCTGGCGCAATTGTAATGCATACAGAATGTTCATTATAATTTAAAACCTGAAAATGTTTTGTGATTCCAAATTTACTACTAATAAAATCTCCTCCTCTTCATAATTTCTATCGAAGGAATCCCTCCGATAGAAATTTAAACAATAAAAAAAGACTACCTTATCTCAAAGTAACCTTTGCAAAGTTTTCGATATGTGTGAGCATAAAGCCGTATGTAAAATCTTTCAACATAATATGAACTTTTTCACCTTGATTATTCATATCCTGATATACGTGAATTTCACCTTTCATATCCAGTGTTCCGATTTTATCTGCGATACCATAGATTCTCTTGTCTGGCAGGAGAAGCTGTCCAGTTCCAGTTTTCTTTGCTCCTGAAATACCTGCAATGCCAATTCCATCATATGTTTTTACTAAACCATATCTGTTAAAATCGTCTTTCATAGCTCCTGACAAATACTGAGCAAAATTAGGCATACGTCTAATTGCCTGAGCATATTTATTCAAAGTAACAATAACATTATCATCACCCCTATCATTCAGATAAAGAGATAATTTATCCATAGCCTCAAGAGTAGGTGTTGCTCCTGTAACCTCAATAAGAGCTTCTCCTCCTGTAACCGCGTTATCCGCCATAGAAAGTGCATCGTAAAATAACGCATTCTGACAAGCTTCTTTCATAAATGTAGTTAAGGTTGCGATGGATTTAAAACCATTTTTTCTTAAATCTACATATGAGATATCAGTTTCAACCTGACGATTTTTCCATGTAGGTTTTACAGTTTCAATATCAATGTAAGAACGATCTACATTACCGCCTTTTGCAGCTTCATGTGCTACAAGTGTATTTTTCGGCTCCTTTGTTCCTTCTAAATCATCAAACTCTCCAACAGAACCTCTTTCAAAAATCTGATCAAGAAGTTCGTCCGGTGCGTTGTACACTTCTTCCTGTACAGTTCTAGTTACAAACTCTGCGATTTCGCAATTAGGATCCTTTCCTGTTTTACCGATTTCTCTTGCCCATGCATCGGAAATTTCAGCAATTTCTTTTTCTTCAGAGTTAAGCTCTCTTTTATAATTTACCTTTTCAGCAACTTCAAACAGAACACCATCTTTATCCATGAGTTCTGCGATTTCTGTTCTAATAGCCATCTTATCAAGTCCTCCTTATTTTATTTACGCAACAGATACTGCATCAGCAACAACTTCTACGAGCACAAGCTTATGACCGTTATCTTTCATTGTTCCTGCAAATACATATCTTGAAGTTCCTTTTGTTGCTTTTTGCCATTTTCCATCTGCTCCAACAGACATTGCAAATCCTGGCTCCACTTCGTCTCCAAAATCAGCAGCCTTAAACTGGTCTGTTCCAAATTTTTCTCCATCTGTATAGACTTCCAGACCAACAAACTCTCCGATTTTTACTGATGTAAAATCATCATCGTAATCAGACATTTCCTGTCTTGCTGCATTAATTCCTGTAGGAATTCTTTCTTTTGTTACAAGGTAGATATTTGTTGTTGTCTCAGCAGTAGGCAACTTTACCTCTTTTGTATTTTTTGTATCTTCTTTTACTACACCCATCCCAGTTACCATTGCAACTTTTGCTTTGTGCATTGTGTCTTTTGGCTGTGCGCCATTTCTACGAATATCTCTTAACATGTAGCCAATCCTCCTTAATTATGTTTTCTACCATTTAAAAATTTGCTCATAAATGACACAGAATCATCTGCAATGTCATCAGTTTCTAAACTAGCTGTTGCGACAGGCTCTTCATTTGATGTTTCCTCGAATTCTGCGACTTCTGCTGCAGCATTATCAATGCGCTCAATATATCTTTCAGCAATTAAATTATTGATTTCTGAAACATTTCTTGATTCAATTAATTCAGCAATTTCTGTTTCGGCAATTTCAGATTCTGTAAACAAATTACCTTTTAACATCTTGCATCTAAGAGCATCTTTTTCTTCAGCAATTTCTGCTTCAATTTTTTCTTGTTCTGCCTTTTCTACCTTTTCTTTAAAAGGTTCCAATTCAGCAATTTTGGTTTTTAAGGTATTAATTGTTTTACCTGCGTTGATCACAGCATCATTTTTAATATCTAATTCAGCTTTTAGATTTCCAATCTCTTCATCTTTACTTGCAATTTCCATATTTACATCTTTTACTGCAACTGTAAGCTTAACGTCTACTGGCTCAGAAACAAAAACTTCATCTCCAGAAACTTCATATGTAAATAATTTGTAATCAAGTTGGCTTTCGCTATCATCTGTTTTATACCAAACAGTATTATCTTCTGGGAACCAAAATGCGACATATCCATAAACTCTTTTCCCAATTTTTTCGTCACACGCTTTCCTGATTTTACTTTCAAGATCCCATTGAGTCAGAGATGCAATTTCTGTTACTTCAGCATTTTCTTCTGAGATCTCTTTTGTTTCTTCTGCAACTTTTGTCTTTTTCTTTGTAGAATCTGATCCACAAGAGGCAGTTTCTTCTGTCTTTTTTTCTTTATCATCTGTCTCTTTGACAGAAGTTTTTGTATCTTCTGTCTCTTCGTTTTCTATTTTCTTTTTTGTATTTTCTGCCAAGCCTATATCCTCCTTTACATCATTTTCTTCTATATCTAAATTAACCAAGTCCTTTTCTAAAGCCTCGGCTAATTCTGTATCAATATCTTTTTCTAGTTCAGCATATTCTATGACACCAGCGCCTGGAACGCATGGAGTTTTAAGTCTTCCCAAACATGCATTTCCAATAAATTCAAACACTTTAAGAATTGTGCAGTCACCATCTTTTTCTGAGTCAGTTACCGTCATCTCCCAAGAAGAAGACAATTCTCCATCATCCCATAATTTATCGAATACTTTAAAATATTCGGGAAATCTACTTGTCCATAATTTGGTTTTTGCCAGGATGCATTTTTGTTTTCCGTCATATCCATCAACTTCACGTTCTTCAATCCACGAATCTGTGATGCTTCCAATAGGAAATGTATCAAAAGAAAACTTTTTTCCTTTTTTTGTTTTTGTTATTTTCATTTCATGACCGCCAAAATCAGAAGTTGCCTTTTTTAGTTTTGCAACAAGCGGATATCCAATTATTGTTTTATGGTATTTTTTACCTGATTCGACAGGTATAATACGATTTATCCTGTCTGGCTGGTCTAAGACGCTAATTAAAAAAACCGCCTCTTTATAATTGTCATGACTTGCAATAGAAATAGGTGAACTAGAAAATATTTCTGTTTTATTAACCATTTTTTCACCTTCATATATTTAAATATAAGTTAGATTTGACTATTTAGATTCTCGATAATTTTTATCATATTCCTGTTTTTTCTCATTCACATCATTACCCTCGTTTGTTCCTCCCATTGGTCGACCTGCACCAATTTCATCTGAGCCAGATGTATTGTAAGAAGTTGGATGAGGAGTCAGTATTAAATCATAACCATTCTCTTTTTCGGATTTTCTACGAACAACCTCATTATCAAAATCCATGCCAAGAAATTCATACGCTGTTTGATATGAGCAATTGAGTTTTGAAAATAGGAATTCTACAAGATCCTTTTTGATTTCAAACTCTAACATTTCTGAATCTAAAATATGTGGAGTAGGGCAATACTCTATTGGTATGCCTGCTTCAGATAAGACAACTTCATACCAACGTTGCAAAATTTTTTCCTGTCTTTCTGCAATTTTGTTAATTGTTTTCATGAGTTGTTTAATAGAAATATTTGCTGTGCTTACAGTTTGTTTTCCGTCAGTGTTCAAAAATGATATGCCTAATGCAGATGTAACCCTAGACCTATATTGTGTAATCGTTTCTGTATTAGTCATTTCTACTTTTGGTTCTACATATTCAATCTTTTCAACACTGCCTGGTGGAGTATACAACACAGTTTTATTTTTAAAAGCCTGTACAAGGCAATCATGGGCATATGCCATATCCTCAAGTCCCTTTTTTTCGCCACGCTGTCCTAAAACTTCTTTTTTTAGATATTGGGCAATTATTTTTTTTGCCTTTGCTTTAGCATTAACATTGTCTGTTTTATCAAATGTATCAAGCATAATTTTAGGCTTCAACGCTTTAAAAACTGGCGAAATTCCATATTTACGATTCATATTGCCAAATCGATTTACTCCAGTCCGTTGAACATCAAGAATGGCGTATTTTTCTTTCGATGTGTAAGCTTTCGTAACTTCTTTTGGATAATTATTTTTGATCTCTTCTGCAGTATTTTTGAAAAATAAAGGTTTATTCTTTTTGCTTTTTAGCATTGTTTTCTGCAGTCTGTTTGTTAGCTCAGATGTGTCAATCAACACGTAAGGAATTGTGTTCATAGAATAGTCGCTTATTAAAGCAACTCCTAATGGATATCTATCAACAACATGATGATAAATACCTTTAGATTTTTTTGATCTCAAGTATTGTATACAATTACCTTCATCATATGTTGTAGTAATTGCAATAGTTACGATGTCATTTACATTTATCTCTTTGTGAAAACGTTCAATTTCTGATTCTGCTTCGAGTTTTATTCCTTCGTCATAGTCTGATGGGAGTGTATCAAAAGATATTCTTACGTTAGAATTAAGGTTTGATTCAACAGCCTCATGAACTTTTCCAATTATATCGTCTTCATTTGATGCTTGCCGTACTAATGCATTTATTTTTTGTATTTTTGAAATATCGCTTTGTGCGTTAAAAGCTAAATCATCAATATCATCTAATGTTGTGGTTTTTGCTGTTCCGGATGATGATTCTTCGTTTAACACAACAGAATATTGACTTCCACCTTTGTCAAATCTCTGCAATGCGTCGCGCATCCAATTTGTCTCTTGTTCTGATAGCTGAACATCAAATCCTGATACAATGACGGTTTCATCGTCAGAACTGATGCTGTCTTTAATATCTGATGCGAAAGATATTTTATAGTTTTTAATGTCATCAACTTGTGATTCGTTAATATTATCTGACATTATTCACCGTCCTTTCTAAAATGATATAGAAGAAATACATGGGGTAAAATTTGAAAAATCTGAAGAATAGGAATCTGTGTTAAGATTTTTTTCTAATGTTCTTAATATGTGATAATTATATCCCAAAGAACTATATCTATCTTTTCTCATACCAGATTTTTCCTTTATTTTAATGTTTGTTCCTTCTATCTTATGCTGTAAATTTATGAGTTCATATATCAGCAATGTTGTTTGAATATATGGTGTTTTATATTTTAATTGTTCAAAAGATTGCATCTTTGAATATGACTTAATCTTATCTCTTAATATTTCCTCTGCTTCAAATTCTGATACAAGAAGATTGATCTTCCCATTTTGTATTCCTGCACGAAGCATAACACACATCTCGTTATTAAAAGCAGCATTGGCTTTTATCGACCATATACATGGATTTGCCGATTCGACTTTACATCTTTCTGCCATGTCTTTATCATTACAACAAGTAAGAGCTTTATACACATCACCTGTTTCTTGATCTAACTGATTCTTTATAATAAAATCATATACACCTAAACCGGCTCCATTTGTATCGATTACCAAATCTGTACATTTATACCTATAGAACAATCTCATGACAATAATTCCTAATTCGTCAGTTGTAAGTCCTTCATGATTTTCTAAGAATACAATATTTGAAATGTACTCATTGCTTTCTGTTGGAAGAGCACTATTAATTAAAATTGAACTTGCATCATTATTCTTTGATTTACTAGAACCCATTAATGCAATATCTACAGACATAATTCTTTTTTCATTAAGGGCTAAGTCTGGTATTTTTTTATTTTTGAAAAAATGTGTCTCCATCGGTGTTTTTATTTTTCTACATTTAGATAAATCATCAAATGTAAAAAACGAACCGTCCGTATCACCAAACCATAAACATCCCATCTCCATATCAAAAGATGTTTGATCAAAGTCTTGCTCAGAAAATTCATCTTCAACCTGTTCTTTTGATAATAAATTTTCTTTGATTGCTATTTGATACGGTAGTCCGCAAATAAAATATTTTTTACTATTATCTAAAAAATTTACGACATATGCTTTCGCTTTTTCAAATGACCAATGAGATTTATACCATGCGCTGGACATAAATATTTCTTTATTACGCTCAGTTAGATGAGAATATTTTTTTATATTTAAATATCCTGGGGTGCGCGGAGCTGTTAAGAATTTTCTAAGAACAGTATTAATAACATTTAAATCAACCATACGAAATTCGTCTACAATTAGAATATTTGCACGTGCGCCTCGTCCACTGTCAGATGCGGTCACAACCCTTATCCATGACCCATTTTTAAATTCAATCACCGCATTATTCGCACCAACTGATTTGTACCCTATTTCATTATTCAAATTATCTGAACCCCATCCATAGTTTTTACAAAAATCATCGGTTATTTTCAAAAGGACTTGATTCGCCTGTGGTCTTGTTGAAGAAGCAATGCATATCTTGCTTCCTGGGAATAATATGCAACGAACGACGCAGAATAAAGCAGTAAGCCATGTTTTACCCTGACCACGACTTGCAATATACATAAAATAATTATTGCACATCATTGCATATAGCAATATCTTTTGGAATAATTTGAGAGTTATATTTAAATAATCTTTACAAAAACGTTGTGGGTTTTTTCTGTAAAAAGCTGCCCAATAAGCAACACCGTTCATTAACCTTTCTGCTTTCTCATTTGCAACTTCTTGTTCTGTCATTTTTCTCGATGTAGCCATTTAAAAATCCTCAAATTTCTCATCATTTCCGAAAATAGCATCAAAAAGTGCTTCATTATTTTCGTCATCTTTATATTCTGGTTTTTCAACGGTATATTTTTTCATAAATTTATTATACAAATTAGATAATCCATTTTTTAATCCCATCATTTTTGCTAAATGACCTTTGAAAAATACATCGATATATAATCCAATTTTATCTACGTCTTCTAATTCTGGATCAATATCCGGAAGAGGTTTTTCATTTTCCCATTTTTGGATTAACGTTCCAAGAGTTTGTGCATCTGATAATGCATTCGTGTTCTGACATGGTTTTAGATTAGCTGTATCAAGATAATTTTGAAATGTTTTATCAAGTTCTTTTGTATCTTTTCCTGCACGAGTGGTTTTTAGTATCTCTAGCTGTTTGAAACAAATTCTTTTAAATACTTCTTCTTGTGTTTTAGTTTTACACTCATGACGACTTGTCCAATCGTCATATTGCTCTTGCAAATAATCATAGTCATCATCTGTAAAACCTGTTCCCCAAAATTTTACAGTCTTTATTCTTATTTTTGATTTATTTTCTTTTAAATCATCAATGTTTTCAATTACATTGCCCTTTCTTTCTTCATCTAATGTTGTATCAAAAGTTTTTCCCGCATACTGTCGTAAGTTAGATTTCGAAATGTAATTATGGATTCGAGATCTTGTTTTTGTAATTTTTCTACTTGCGTTTAATAGGCTTACATCGTAATAAATATCATATTTTTGACAAATTATACGTATTGCCATATCTTCATCTCCACCATAAGCTTCGGTATAATGTTCAAACAATCTGTCAAGACATTTTCTACATGTTGAAATATGATAATCCCATCCAGAGTATAATTCGCTTTGAGATGCAGGAAAATTGCCATCTAAGTTTTTATACGGTGTCCCACAAACTGTACATTTATAAAAATCTGGTTCATCTGTTTTGGAATATCGTATTTTTTTAACAGAGGTCGTGTCTTTTGGTGTTGTTATCGTTAGACTTCTTGTTGATTTTTCTTCTGACAAAATTTATCCCTTCTTTCTCAACTAATTTATATATCAATAAAAGCTCAGACCCAGATTTGAACTGGGAACAATTGATTACAAGTCAATCGTTTTACCGTTAAACTATCCAAGCATAATAATAGGACGGCAGTAGCGCCGTCCTGTTTTATACATATTTACTGAGCAATAATCCCAGCAGTTCTGAGACTTGCCAACAAAGCATTAAGTTTATCTTTTACATCTGTATCTCCAGCGTCTGTAACTGCAACACCCTTTTTTGGCAATTCAGTTTTTGTTGCATATTTCTTATCTGCATCAACTGTCTTCATATATGTAGTAAGAGCATCAGATCCAATCTTATTCTTCAATGCATCTCCAACAGCTTTTGCATCCGCAGCTTTTCCTTCCACAGCAAGTGTTTTGTCAAGTTCAGCTCCTGCACCAGTTGGATAAGCCGGAACGAATAATTTACCTGTTGTAGGGTCAATTGCGACTTCTACGGTTTCGTTTGTCTTTGCTTTTGCTTTAACTCCTCCCAGTGCATCTTCTTTAGCCTGTGGAAGAGTATATACAGGAATATTAAATGTTCTCTCAACGGAACCATCGTATTCACCAACAACTGCTCCAGTAAAGATTACCTTTTTAGGGTTACGCATAACGTTAATTGTGTCTGGTAATGCACCTACTTCTGCAGCTGTATAAGTAGGTTTTGTTTCTGCTTTTGCCCATGCCGGTACAGTTGGATCAGTTTCTTTTGTAACATAAGCACCTTTCTTTTGGATACCAAGATCATCCAAGGTTTTATTTCCAGTTAATTCAATTCCGGAAATTTGTGGCTTATTTGTTAATGCAGTATAATCAAGAGAAATATTTCCGCCTGAACCACCAATTGCAGGTTGCTCTATCCATTTCTTGCCGGATTCGTTATATTTATACACTGTACCAGTATCAATTTCTTCATATGTGCTTCCATTGGTAATGTATGTTGTTTCGATAAATTCAACAGGTTTTTCGTCTGTAGATAATCCAGTAATCTCTAATACATTACGATTCATGTCACCACCAATTTTCTGTAATGTTACCATTATTTTTCCTCGCTTTCTTTTTTCTATTTTCTGCCGATATGAAACCGGCATTTCTTTTGAAAGCCGGAATATAATAATGACTCCAACTGGAATTGAACCAGTGTTACCGCCGTAAAGGGGCGATATCTTATCCTCTTGACCATGGAGCCAAATACAAAAATAGGAGAGCATCACAGCCCTCCATTAATCTCTTAAATCGATTTCTGTCAATTCCACATAGTCATCTTCATGTGTGATTCGTAGATAATCACTTCCTTGAATTAATTTTCCATCATGTTTTTTTACAATATCTCTCATATAGTCAAATGGATGAATATGTGGAACTACCTTTTTATAATCTAAAAAAGTAATGTCATAATTATCGTCCATATGTATGTACACACATTTTACTGTAGATATACTAGAATACTTATTCTGAAAATTTTCTATGTCACACAGAAAATTTGTATTTCGTTCATCTACAATTTTTGATTCCAAATCATGAACATCAATTGCAATCATTTTGACATATCCTGTTTTTACCAGTCTTTCCATAGCTATGCATACCTCCGGTGCTGTGATTTTCAGAAACAGTATAACATAGAGTGGAAGAGTAGTGAGCTGGTAAATAATGGAAAATATGGGAATAATTAGATATTTACGGAATCTTTTAATTTTCTTATTTTAGAAGAATCAGCCTTAATATAGAACTTTTTAGTGACATCAACGCTCGCGTGGTTCAACATTTCCGAAATGCTTTCTAAGTCGATTCCAGCATTTTTCATAAGGGTCGCATATGAATGGCGAAAATCGTGTGGATGTAAAGAAGGGACACCAATTAAATCTCCAATTTTTTTACACCAACTATTCAATGTTCCATCTTGAATAGGTTTATCATCAGTTACATATGGCGAAATAAAAATGCGACCATGATCGTCTATATTATTTTCTTTTCTGTATTCAATAAGTTTTAATAGGTAATCCTTGGTTTCTTCTGAAAAACTAAGTTCTACAATTTTTCCTTCTTTCTCAAGAACATCAGAACAAACTCTTTCATCAAAATCAACCTGATCCCATTTTAAACTTGCAATTGCGTGTACTCTTGCCATCGTTGTAAGAGATAAAAAGGCATAAGCCTGTAATTGAATGTCACCATATTCTTCTAATTTTTCTCTCATCAACTGAACCTGGTCTTTTGTAAGATATGTTTGAATAGCAATTGGCAACCCTTGTTTTGGTCTATCAATAAATTCTACAGGAGATTCTTTTATAAGACGTTTTTTTCGTAAGAATTTATAAAAAGCTGAAATAGAAGACATGATACGTTTCTGACGGTTTACATTATTACCTTGTTGTTTTCTCCAGTAATAATATTCACTAATGTCATCTTCTGTAGCATCTAGGACTGATAAATTAAACTGGTTGTCATGCATGTAAATAAACCATTGCATTAAATCAGCATTATATTGCTTTACTGTATTTTCAGATAAATCTCTAATAGACATGTCGATTTGATATTTTTGAAATAATTTTAATGTTTCTTGATTTATATTCTTCGCCGTTTCTTCATTATATAAACAAATTCTCTTACTTCGTTCTGCCAACTATTTCTCACTTCCTTTCAATGTTTTAAATTTATTTTCTATAAGATTTTTATAATTATTTTCTTCAAAATTATCTTTAAATAAAAATAAATATTCGCATTTGTTTTCTTTTAGTAATTTTTCTTTTTTTATCATTTTATCCTTATAATTGTTTTCCTGGTTAGAAGAATAAGTGATATTTTTCCAGTCTTTATTATTACAATTATAAATTATTCCGGCTACTTCTAAATAAAGAGGCGTTCCATTAACAATAATTTTATAGTCACAATTTATTTTTGAATTTATATTCGCAAAGGTTTTATACATTACATCTCTAAAATAATCCACATTATATTTTAATCCTTTACTTTTTAAATATAAAGAGACATCATATTCCATTGTTGATACTACACGTTCTCCATCATCAAATGTATAATGAAAACTAAAATTACTTGGATTCATATGAAAGCCCTTTGATTTTATATATGAGAATATATCAATATTTTCACGCTCAAATGCTTTCTTAATTGTTTTGTGATTTATAGTATTTTTACAATATAATGGGTTTTCAATATCAGCCCAAGAAATATAATTTCTTTTTTTTAATTTTTTAATGTTTTTAAGAGACTCATCTAAATTATTTTTATAATACTCAAATGAATTAATAGGTTTTGATTTTGTTTCTTCTAATTCTAATTCTCTTTTTGCCTTCGTTAAAGATCCAAACAATCTTTTAATAACAATCATAGAGAATCCTACAGATTTTTTTGTAATATCTTTTTGTGTTATTGGACGCTGTAATTCGTTTTGTAATTTAACAAGACGATCCGAAATGTAATTCTTATCAAAAGCCTGATTATTTTCTTTAAGACCACACCATTTTATAAAGTCATTATATGTTTTCACATTTTTATCAGGACAATATTTTATAAACCAATTTGCATTCGGAAGCCCATATTCATTATTAATTAAATCCTGAATTTTTAAAACATGATCACTACATAATTTTTTAAATCTATTAACATAATAATCATAATCTTTACTTTCTGTTCTTACATGAGAAACTTTTCCAAACTGTAACAGAAAATCATTATATGTAATTCCTTTATTAGAAATAATTTTATTTATAATTCTACCTTGTGGCATATTATTTTTTAAATTACATTTAGAAAACACTGGAACTTCATTAAATTTTTCAATGTATTGTTTATATAACATTACTAAATCTTCATATGTTATTTCTGTTGTTAAAACTTTTTTACCGTCAACATTTAGATAATGTTTTCCCATCCTTCATATACCCTCATTTCTCCTCACTCCATAAAAATAGGAGAGAAGCGCGAATGAGGTTACGCTTATCCGGAGGCTCATGACTTCCACCGTATCTCTCCTGAAAATCCAATGTCGCATTGAAGCACACAGCTAAACTGCATTGGATTTTTTATTTATTATGGTAGAGATAGGAGAGTATTAACCGTCCTACTTTAACTCTTTACCAGATTCTCCATCTGACCAATTGAACATACAGCGCGGTCGTAGCTTACCCGACACATTCCTTTCACTGATGTTTCTAATTCTTATTCTCTTAACTGAGAACACAAAAATAGATCCGTAAGCTTTGACACCTACGGATCTTTGAAATGTACATATATAACAGAAAATTTATAATCCAAAAATACGAAGTAAATCCATCATATTGTCATGATTAACTTGCTCTGTTGAATAAAATGATACGGAGTGACAACCATAATCATCACTCTTACTAGCAGAAAAACCATGTAAGTCTTTGTTATCTACATAATCATCATCCAACAAAAAACCATGCTCATCATACTCGTCGCACTCGTCGCACTCATCACAGAAGATACATCCATCACGATCATATTTCATATCATCTTCATCATTCTCATCATACAAATGTACTTCATATGCATAGTCTGCTTCAAATTTAGAGATGACTTTCGAATTGCAGTCGTCTAATACATATACAATAGAACTGCCAGAACCAATGTAATCACCGTTACGTTTTGCTGGCTCACAAAAGATTTTATCTTCAATAATCTCAATCAAATATTCATCAGTATATCCAGCAAACTCCGGATCGTGTAATTCGCATGAAAAAATGGAGAAGTCCATTGTACATAATTCCGAAACAATGAGACTTGCCTCATCGTATTTAGCAATAATAGAAACAATATTATTGTCATAATTTGATTCTAGTACGTCATATGTATCCACAACATCTTCACATAATTCATAGATATTATCATATGTTTTCTTAATCATTTCTTTTTTCAAATAGACACACCGCCAATCTTAAGCATTTACTTTATCTTTTAATTCTTTTCCTGCTTTGAATTTTACATTTTTAGATGGCTCAATATAAATTTCGCTTCCGTCCTGTGGATTTCGTCCAGTTCTTCCAGCTCTTTCTCTTACTTCAAAACTTCCAAATCCGACGAACTGTACTTTATCTCCAGCGGTAAGCGCATCTGCAATTGAATCAAGAGTTACAGCAACAATCTCTTTTGCTTTTTCCTGTGTTACTCCGTCTACTTTTTCTGCAATTGTTTTAATTAAATCTGATCTTGTCATTTTTAAAATGTCTCCTTTTCTATCAACTAATTTGTAAATTTTTATAATTTATTTCGTGGATTTCTCCACATTCTAGGATATCGGTTCTCCAAGATGATGCAGTTTATTTTGGAAGGCAGGTGATACGTATGGCAAGTTTTTATTCTATAGAAACTCCTGTACATGTTAGTGCATACGACAGATTCCGCTTTAATAAGTGGGAACATGTACGTGAGCACTGGCGTAGATTGCCACATAGGTAATCTGTAAATCTGCTTATCCTGAGCCGCGGATTGAACTCTCTCGTTAAAAGTTCTTTCTACACTTCAGATAGCCGATATCCTTCTTTCTAAATAATTCCAATTTTTTCCATATATTCTGTTTCTAAATCCAGAATTCTCTCAATATCTGTTTTGGGATATTGACTTTCCTCCATGATATAAGAAACCAGTTCTTCAAAGTTTAATACTGGTAATCCGTCTTTATATTCCATAACAATCTCCTCTAGTGAAACCTAACATCGTACACACAATCTAATCCATCATTATTAATAACTGAAATTAATTGTTCTGGTTTATTTTGCAATCGGTTATCCAAGCAATAGTTATCTGTTCCAGAAATACAACCTGATTGTAAAATTTTCACATTATAAACAGTAGACATCGCATTTACATGACGATGACCCATATATAAAATATTTGGACGTATTTGTGTCATAAGCGATAGTTTCTGCACAACCGTTTTAGGGTCATCTTTGTCTCCATGGACTCCAAAAATTTTCGTTCCTCTAACAGAAAACATTGCAATTGATTCATCAATTTTATTTTCGTGAAATTCGATATTCTTAAAGTTCTGCAATTTGGCTTGCAAAAATGGAATAGCAAGACAGTCCATATTTTCACCTTTTAAAGATTCTTCCTTTTTTGCATGTAGCCTAGAATGATTTCCAGGACAAACATAAACATGAACTTCATTAAATTTATAACTAAGTTCAGATAAAAATTGTGAAATACAATCCGATACGGATAAGAATTGCTCAATTAGATTTTGATTACTTTCAATCCGAAGTGAGTTGTGAATCAATCCTGAGACCAACTCACTTATAATTACATGGATATTTTCAGAACCGTGCCGTAAATAGACTTCAAAAATTTTATCCAGGTACTGTCTAAATCTATCATACATAACTTCTGTATTGTATTTATTAAACCAGTTATCAATTTCAATTCCTGCATGAATATCTGTTACAGAAATTACTAAATCATTATCTGATTTTAAAATTCCATTAAACTGTTTTCTTTTATCATAATCTAATGGTTGTCCGTGATATTCTGAAATGGATCTTAAAATCTGTTCTTTATAAGATTCCTTACGTGCTTCTTCACGAATCAATCTACGATACTCATTTCGTTCATCACGAGTTTTGACACGTTCTTTCTCTAAAAGAATACGCTCTTCCTTTAGTTCTTTTAATTGTGCTGCACCGTCTGTGAATTTAGACTGATTAGCATCAAGAACCTTTCGGAAATACTGTACTTTCTTTCTATATGCCGATTCAGTGTAGTTACAGTCAAGAAGAGAGTTTAGAACTGCAGCAACATCATTCCATGTACCGATATTTTCTTTATCATTACAGATTCTCAGGATGAGTTCATCATCACTTTCACCATCAAATCTTTTATAGTTATGTACTATATCGTCCACCTACTCTCTATTCTTCTTCAGAGTCCAGTGGTAATTCCACAGTGATTTTAAATCCAACCTGTTCCGTTCCTTCCGGAAGAGCTTCAATAACTTGCTGTGTAATATCACCTGTTTCATCTACAAATTTTAGATCTTTTACATAAATACCATCTAATTGGATATTCTGTTTTGCCGGCGTTAATTTTTCTTTTGTTTTTGTAATTTTAATCATTTCTAATTATCTCCTTTAAACTAAAAATAGAAGAGCAGTATTAGACTACTCTTCCTCGTCATAATATTCTTCAGTTTCTGGTTCATAATGAAACCCGATAGCGCATGTATCTGTCGATTCAACCTCAAAATCCGACTGCAACTCTTGTAATTCTGCATTGCCTTTTATAACAAGTTTTCCCGGAAGAATTTTTAGATATTCAATCCAAGACAGAATTACATTAACTATTTCTTCTACAATTGGAAGAAATATTACGATTGTACATGCACCTAATATATATGATAATAATGTTTTATTTTTTTTCATATGCGTTACCTGCAATATAAAATTTCATATTAATTTTTAGACTCGAATTTGCAATTAACTGCATTTTTTATAAATTAAATGATCTTCCAGATTAGCTTCATTTATAATATCTTTGTTGGACATATCAAATCTAAATTCACCAAAATATTTTACTTCTGCTGATTTTCTCGCTTCAATTGCATCTTCAATTTTAGCAAACGTTCCAAGGTTTAATGTTTTGTTATTTATATTAAAACTATTAAAAATAGGTTTAGCTTTTATAACAAACATCCTCTCTATAATTTATCCACTAACATTGCAATTTTACTTCTCCAAACATTCGGAAGATGTACATATCCAAATTCTGATTCACCTTGAAGCACATCAATTGCGCGTTTAAAACCATTTGAATTTCCTTCAAATAAATAAGAATCAACCTGGCTATCATAATCACCTTCGATAACAATTTTACATCCGCTACTTGCTCTTGATAAACACAACTTTAATAATTCGATTGATGTATTCTGCGCTTCACTAATGTATAAAATTTCATTATCCCTTACTTCCATTCCTCGTACATCTGCCATAGATACTAATCGAATTTTATCTTGCTGCAACAACATTTCAACAGCAAATCTATCACCAAATTTTGTAGTTAACATGGAACCTATAGAATTTTGAAGTGCCTTTTCAGTAGCATTACCACAATAGAAACCCATATCTGCAGCACCCTTTGCTTTATTAGGGTTAAACATAATAATCACTCTATCATACTCGCCATTTTCAATAAGGCTCATCATAGATATTAAAGATATCAATGATTTTCCGCTACCTGCATGTCCGGTAATAGCTGTCATTGTATTTGAAAAAATTGAATCAATGGCACAGGCTTGATATGAATCTTTTGGTCTAATTTTATCTCCAAAAATAGTAGAGCGAACTGTTTTTTCACATACAGCCCTATATTCATTTCCATCCCATTTTCTATAATCAACAACTTCTCCGTCTGATTTTTTAATAATGAGATATTCGTTCAAAATACAATCATAAATGTTTTCATTTGTATGACAATAGAAGTAACTCATTTCTTCATCAGACAATGTTAATTCTTTATATCCAAGATATTCGTCAAGATTTTTGACAAGGTTAATATCCGAAACTCCCTTTGTAGGAAGTCCAAAAATATTACGAGATATGAATTTGCAATTTAAATCATCAGAACATACAAGTACTTCCGATACATTTGAATTGTAATAATAAGCAGAAGCCAAGATAATGTTGTCTGGCGTTTCAGATAAGAAATAACTATCAATTATTTCTTTAATTTTTGGAGAGTATAAAACCACATCATATTCGCCATCATGTTTATCCAATAGTCTTGAAATTTGTCTGGCTTTGTATTTTACTTCTCCATCTTTAGAATTAGACACTTTGATATTCTCGATCTCTTCAAGTGTCTTTTGTGCAATAATAAATTTTTCTTTAAATGCATTTTCGCCGAGACTAAGTAATGCATTCGTATCAAGGAATAATGTGCATTCCAATAAGGTGAACCACCTTTCCTCTAGTTTAATTCTAGTTATTTTTTACGTTTTTTAATCTGAATTGTTTCTTTAATCGACTGTGATCTAAAATTTTCTAAATCTTGCATCAATCGATAATTTTCTGTTGCATATTTTTTGTTTGCTCCGGATACAGTGCGATGAATATGATCTCTCCATTTCCATCCTTTGCTTAACAAAAATTTACATTCTTTGTCTGTAATAAGAACTATGATAAAACATTCCTTTCGTTGTATATTTCTCCACAGTGGGAGAGTATTGCAGAGCCTGGGAGTCGAACCCAGTATTTTCAGATTATGGGTCTGACGTAGTAATCCGTTCCACTCGCCTGCATATAACGCTGCACCTAAGATTTGAACTTAGACACCGCATAAGTGGCTACTATCGATTTTTCAAGATCGACCCCTTACCACAGAGGATTAATGCAGCTTATTGTTTGCTCGTCCAAAACACCCATCCACAAGGACGACAAAATAATTGTTATGTGAATAGTTATATAAAACGTAGTAAACCTAGAGCGTATCTTCATATAAGCCAGTGTCACCTGGATTTATACTGGGATAGGTTTTTATGCGCCACTGATTGACGGTCAGCGCAACACTTCGGATGATAGCAGCCCCAAGTAGATTCGAACTACTGAATGCAGGAGTCAAAGTCCTGTGCCTTACCGCTTGGCGATGGGGCTAAAATACTCCTAAGATGTTAGCAACAGCACTACCAGAACAGCAATGCTATTACTAACTGAAAAGGAGATTAGAAATCGTCAAGTGCGCGCATAAGCACTTGATTATAAATACAAATGGAACTTCTTCCTACTCAAATATATCGTCATAATATTCCGCCACTACTTGTAAAGGGCTGAGAATAAGGGAGCTACCCTTAGACTTCCTTTACATCTGATAAACAGCAATTGTAGCCTCGACTGATTACGAGAAACTTTCACCCATGTCATTCAGCGTATTAAGAAAATTCATAATAAGATTTAATTTTTTTGTTCTTTATGTATTAATCTCACGTCACTTTGGGCTACTCGTACATTCGACAGATCTTATACTGGAATTTCTTCCGATCAACGACGCAACTGACTTATTTGGATTTTCGCTACTTATCTCTCTGTAACATTCCACCGATACAGGCATCACGATTATTACTCCACTGGAGTCGTCTATTATGTCAGCGATCTGGCAATTGCGTTTTACGGCAATATATTATTGTACATATATTTAGTTTTGACGGTTTCCGTCTTTCTGTTTATGATTCACATCATTCCAGAAGCTGCAGTATAAAACTATCGTATTATACCGCAACTCACTATTCATATATTCTCAGCATGGTGACAAGCCAATCTGCACTGAGTTATTTGTATTTATAAGCAAGTGCTTATATTGGGCAAAGCCCAAGCCCCTTTCAATAGGGGCTTTATTATAGATATATCTCCATATTTATTAAACGCTTTGGCAATAGCGTTTGTCGTCTTAAGAGTCTTGATTTCATCTCAAGAATTTTGAATATAAGCAAAACTCTCATCCTTCCATATTACGGACGAAGTTGATTTCTTGAAAACCCACTATTTACAAGGGGTTTAGTAACTTTTGACAAAATAATTCGGCAATTTTTGTGCATAAACACTAAATTTGTTTTGGTTTAAAATTCAATAAAAATTTATCTTTGTCCATTTTGTGTAAATAATTTAAAATTTTTCTTGAATATTTTAAGTTTATGTTCTTCGTTTTGGATCCATTTCCGATTCCTTTATCGAGACCTAGAGCCACCTCTATCATTCTATTTATAGTTACTATATTTCCAACTTTAATTTTGCATAGGCTGTCTAATAATTTTTCGGATTTAGAAATCATTTCTTCGATTATTATATCGTCATCGTCATTTGTTATATGTAAATTTTTAACAAATAAGTCATATTCTTCAATAAGACTCCTAATTTTTGTCATTTGTCTGTTATTAGGTTTGCCAGGCATTTTTATAAAAAAATCACTAATAGGGGTTGAGTGTGAATTTGCCGCAGGTTTGATAGTGTCTAAGCATTCCTCTAACCAATTCATAGGGCAAACAAGAGATGGGTTGATTCTATTTTTCAATTTCACTTTTTTTTCGTGTATTTCCTTTTGTGGAATTTCTTTCCCGTTTTTTGTTGTTTTTATAGCTCTTGTATATTTCATAAACTTCGGAAAATCAAATTTAACACTTTTAATTCTACCGTTTTCATCAACTACTTGCTTTGTTAATTTCATACATGGCATTTTGCTGATCCTGTCGATTTCTTTCATTCCATCAATTTCGTATTCCCTTTTACATCCATCAATTATAACTTGAGCAAGAACAGATAAAATCACAAAATTATCATATAACTCATGCAATCGTTCTTCATTAGGATTATCCTTTTGCAACTCTGTCCAATAATAAGTCAAGGCTAATTGTGCAAGATTACTGGAATAGCCAATGCCAATTCTGGATTTAGAAAATTTATTATCCATACGTGCATATTCTAATAATGTATTCTTGTATGTGATTCCGCTTTCTTTGAGATCATTAACAATGGTTGGAAAATCTCTATAACAAATTTCGGCATATTTAACCATCACTGGATTATTAGTGACTAGATTAAAATCTGAATCGAAATCTTCCCCGTTCATTCTATCTTGGACATCAGTTCCTATACAATTTACAGCCATAATATTTTTGCTAAAATCAAAATATCTAGACATTTCCTGACTATATACATTATGAAAGTGACATACATTATTCGGTGAATTATGTGGATTCCTAAAACCGCATAGATATTCATCGTTACTAAATCTTCTTGTATAACATTGAATACTATTTTCTTCTTTTGAAAATGTAGGATCTTCTTCCCAATTTTCACCTACTGAATAGAGTAGAAGAGCATAAGGATTTCCACAGACAGTCAAATTATCTCCATTTACTAATATTTTGCCTTTTCTCATTCTGTTAACATATTCAAAAATAATTTTTTTCTTTTCATTTCTGAACCATCCACAATTGGCGAAATCAGGATTATGTCTGTATAAATCAGCCAACATTTGATAATGGTTTATTTCATTTGCATATTTTCGTAAAAACTTTTCAAATTCAACATTATCTGTTTTCAATGTTTCGATATATTTAACTGTATCTGATGCGATGTCATACACGTCTTCTTTAGTGCACGGAAGAGTGTTTATCATTTGATAACTTAACTGCTGCGAGTTTTCAAATTTACTTTGATGATCTGTTTTTACAACTCCCCATATGTTGCCATCTTCGCGAATTTTATCACACCAATATTCATAAGCAGAAGATAATGTTCCGCCCATAATATCAATAAATTTTTTCCACTTTATAGAATTATCTGTTGTGATAATCTTGATGTCTTTTAAATAATGTTTACATCCAAACATATCTTCAACTTGATATGTATTATAGTCATGATTATTTTTTTTGCACCAATCTTTAAAGAATAATTGTACATGTCCTTTAAAACCGCACATCTTAAATAAATGATTTCGTAATAAAGCCATCCCATTTATCCATCCCGGCAAAATTGATGATTCAATAATACCCATACCATCCCATAGTGTGTTTTTAACTTCTCTTTCTTCTGATTCAACAATACATTTTTTCTTTTTGTTTCCAGAACTATCAATATACTCTTCAGCTTTTACTACACTCGTAAATGTAGAAAAAAATAAATCCTGATCTTTTAATATTAAAATGTCTTCTACCGGAATTTTTAATGTTCCAACAATAGTAGATGTGGTAAGTGGTGCATAAGCAGACATCTCAACTATTTTTGCGTTATCATAAGACATTTTTTTTCCTAATCCGATTGTAAGCCAATCGTATGCATCATCATATAAGTTTTCATTTATAAAAATAACTTGTCCAACTTTAGCTTTTGCACTCGTTCTAAATAGCATAAGATAATGTATTGTTTCAACAACTTCTTTTTTTGTTTTTTTATCGGTGTGTCTATATGAAATATCTACTCCATTCTGATAAAAATCTTCTCTGATTTTATCTCTATTTTTACCATTGTATAGTTTTTCTTTTTTCCCTATTTCTTTTAGTAAATATTTTATTTTATTTTTATCATCTATTGTCGTTGCATTGTTTTCTAATTTTTCGAGTCTTTTTTTCTCTTCTTCGTAAGAACGACTTCCAAAATCAAAGTCTAAACATATTATATCACGCGTAGATTCTTTATCAGACTTTGGTTTTTTATAAATTTTTATCCCATTTTTCTTAAGGTGATAGCTAAACAAGCTATTATTTAACATCGCTTCAGTGTAAGTGAAATAGTCTCTCACTCCAATATTTACATCATAAATCATACCTGCTTTTATATTTTTAATCTTAATTCCGTATTTACTAATTTTACTCACCTCATTCTTATGTAGTTAAACTTATTTTCTATTTTCTTCTGAAAATTTCTTAATATAGTATTTATTATGCATAGCCTTTGACCAATTGATTGCGTGTGCAATTTTCTTAATTTTTGTTCCACCATCTGCACAACCACCTGTACTAAAATCGCCAACTGTAATGTTGTCAATTAGATATTTGTGAAATTCACTGCGATTTGGAATCTGAAGATTATGGCTTCCTGGTATTACATATGTACTTGTTTTCATAAATTAAATCTCCTCTGTTTTCATAATTTTTGTTTGTCATTGGACTCGCTCCTTTAATTGAGTGATGACTATAAGTTTCATATATTTATTCTCTTTATTTAAATTTGACTATTTACTAATTGCATCATCTCTTTTGGATTAAAGCAGCAACCTGGAACGTTAGATTCTGACTTGCCGCAATAATCCAAAGCAACCGTGGATGATACATCCACAAAAAACTTGTGCAGTGGAAGATATTTTCTAGGGATATCTTCACTGCATATTTAATGTGATAGAAAATATAATTATGTTTTCATTCACATAACTCCTTTCTTTAAATGAAATTTGGTTTTCAAGTTACAAATTCCTAAATGATGTTTATTGAATGTGGGGACATATCTTAATTCGCCATTTAGAAATATTTTCTACAAAAAATAGAATTGTCTGTTTGTTAAAATGAAATTATTGCAATTCCATTTAGTAGGACATTTATTTATTTTCTCTTTGTATCCTTTGTTTTAATGAAATCGAATTTATCAAAAACACTAATATCTCGAATCTTGTCCAGATAAGAAGTGTATTTTTCTTTTTCATATAATTTGTTATATTTGCTATTTTCAGAAACTACGTATTGATAAATTTCCATGATTTCATCTTTTGAATAATTCACTGTTTTATTTTTTAATAATTGCTGATATTTCTGAGCAAGACTTCTTTTGTTGTTTGTTTCGTGTATAGTTTTCTCACTATATTTATATGAAGATGTATATTCTTGTTGATCTTCAGCAAAAGTATCTACATATTTTTTATTCTCTGGTCTTCCGTAAATATTTGCTAATCTTTTGATACTTTTATTTTTATCAAGAACAAAATCCGAATGTCTAAATATGTAAATCAGGTTTGCCTCTTCTAATAATTTGTTATAATCAATAATTGATTTAGCAGAGATACCGGATATTTCTGAAAGATAATCGATTGTATAATTACCGACAACTCTGTTTTTATATTCGCCATTTGGCAAATAAACTGTAATTTGACTACTTATAGTTCCAATAAGAATTACAAAATATTTTAGTAGTAAAAAGTTGTTCACATTTTTAATCTGAAAAATTTTCTGAACTTCTTGAAAAGTAATAATAGTAAATTTATGTTTGTTAGTGTCTAAATACAAATCATAGCAATCCAGAACTAGATGCTTGTTTATTTCTTTTATCAAACGAATCATCTTATTATCAATAAGTTCATTTACTCCACACTTTATATAATCAAAAATACGATTTCGTCTATCTGGAATGTCTCCGATAAGATAAAAAACAATTTGCTGATATGTAATACATAATCGATCTTGCTGCGCCGGAACTGACATAGTTTGCAATACACAGTAAGTCGCCAAAGCATAGTTAGAAAAATTATTATCTTCCAACAACTGTTCCGGTATAAATAAGGATATTTTATTGTTCCATTTTTCTTCTTTCATTCTTCCTCCACTAAAGCCTATAAAATCTACATGGTGTAAAAAGTGTGTAATTTTTGACATATCGTCTTGCAAGTGTAGAGAAAAAATTGACAAAAATTACACACTTTTTTAAGTTAATACAATATTAATGATTCAGTATTAATGATTCTTTAACCTCTTGTTCCAAGAGGCTGTATATCTTTTCATATTTGTTTTTCTCGTTTAAATATTCTCTCTTTAAATTTTTAAATCGCATCTTATTGCATTTCTTCTCATCCATTTAATCTGCATCCATTAAATATTTCTCTTAATGCTAATTTCTCTTATTTATATTTCTGATTAAAAAAATAAGACAAGTGAAATTAATCACCTGTCTCTTAATTCGCTTACTATCCATTAAATTTTATCTATTCCACAGGAGTATCAAAAATAGTTACGTGTTTTGTTGATGCGATTGGATCGTTTTCTGCAGCAATTCCATATTTTATTAGATTACTATTTACGACTTGTTCAATCATTTCTCTGTATTTTGGAACAAATTCATATGGTTCCAATGGATAACAGGATTCCACATTGTTCTCATAGCAATAATCTGCTTGAATCTGTACAGTATCAATATTGTATATATTTTCTAACTCCAATAAGATATCCTTATACAATTGTCCTCTTGTAATATTGAAGTGTTCCTCTAACAATTTATATTTTGGATTCATTTTAGAAAACCATGGATTATACGGTTTCTTATATGCTTGAGTTTCAATACATTTTTGGCTTTCTAATTTTTCTTCGATCTGAGATAGTCTATTTTCCATATTAGATTTCATGTCAATCATAGATTCAGACACAGTGATTAAAGCCTGAATTAGAGAATTTGTTAAATTATTTTCTTCCAATTCATAAAACTTATTTACATATTTTGCCGTAAATTCTGTTCCTTTTTGTCCAGTAAGTTTATTTGCTATGAAATCACATCCTTTACGAGTGATATTAAAACAAGGTCTTGTTTCTCCTTTAGAGTCTACATATTCTGATTCTTGAAAGAAATCAACGAATCCAATTTTGGATGCGTCGAATTGTTTGATATAGCGTCTAATATCTCTTAATAATTTAAAATGTTCTTTCCCAATCATGTTTGCAACTTCCATAGATGTTACAGTTTCAATTTTATTTGTTATAATGCTATTCATAAAATTTTGATTCCTTTCTTATTTATAATTTATAATATTGATAATTAAAATTTTCTAAAGATCATACAATTAGACCCAATCCATAAATTTGTTTGCTAATGGTTGTCTTGACCAGCGACAGATTTCCATAATTCCTCGTTGTGTATAATAGACACGTTCCTGTTCTTCACTTTTGGAGGTTGGCTCGTTCTGGATACCACCTAATTTTATTCGTACAGAAAATAAATCTAATCTATCTTTGTGTTTTCTATGTAAATTCTTTATTGCAGTAGATGGGTTAGAGTATTCTAAGGCTTGTCCAATTTGTTCACGAGTCAGAAGAATATCATCATTCATATTTCTATAGAAGTTACTTTCCAGGTTTCCAAAGTTTTCAGTTGTTACTAATTTTAAATTGCTCATATCATTTCTCCCTTTATTATTAAAAATATTTGAACGGTTTCTTTGTTTCATACTTTAATTCTCTTAACGATTTAAAAATTTCTATAAAAATTCATAGTATTGTGCTACTATGTAAATATCAAAAGGAATAGGAGAGTAGTACTATGAGTTTTTTGGATGAATTAAATGAAATATCAAAAACACCGGAGGAAGCTGCTACAGAAAAGTATCAAGATGATTATCAATATGGTATGAAGTTTGCTGAATATGATTTCATGGAAGTTAAAAGCGATATAAAAGAAAAGGCAAAAGAGGGTAAGTATATTACAGAAGATGGCAAAAGGATTATTTCTTTCTATGAGGAATGCTACTTAAATAAATTTTCTCGTCCTGTTGTAGAGGATTTGTCATTTTCTGAAAATAGAATGATAGAAACAAAAGTACAATTTAAATTTGAAGGAATCGGATATTATGATGGCTATGTTCATCATATAAATAAATTAGCTGAAGAAAATGGAATGTCAATGAAGGTTGTAGGAACTGTACTTAGGGAAACAGATTTAGGAGTGGATCAAGAATTTGATCTTCCTGATCCGCAAATTTTTCATTCAAAAATGTATAAACCATTAAAGATAATGTTGCATTGTAGAATTGAGTTTTAAATATAGTAATACATTCTGATTAATTTGATGTGTTTTTAGAAAAATAGAAGCTTTTGTCGAAATATGTAAAAATATCTTGATAAAAACACGAAAGTGTAGTATTATAATTATAAATTGTAGGTGTTTTAGAGTAGTAATAAATAGTAATTATAATTTATTTTATAGTTGCTAAAAACAGAGAGAGCAGAAGAGTTCATTAGAATCCTAATCTGCTCTTTTTGTTTTGTTTGATACAGACACATAACAAAGCAAACATACTTTCGATTTTATATGGATAAATTTTAATTTTTTTGTTATGATACATATAGTAGGAGGTGTGCTGCATGAATAATAAGTCATATATTGCGATTGATCTAAAAAGTTTTTACGCGTCAGTGGAGTGTATAGAACGTGGCTTGGATCCAATGGATACGAATTTAGTTGTTGCAGACAACAGTCGTACAGAGAAAACAATTTGTCTTGCAGTAACGCCGTCTTTGAAATCATATGGTATATCTGGAAGACCAAGATTATTTGAGGTTGTGCAGCGGGTACAAGAAATTAATGCAACAAGGTTATATCGATTGAAAAAGAGTGAGTTTTCCGGACAGTCATATAGTAAAAAAATTCTTGATACAAATCCGGATTTAAAAGTTGATTATATTGTGGCTCCACCACGTATGGCTTTTTATATGAAATATAGCACAAGGATTTATAATATCTATTTGAAATATGTTGCTCCTGAAGATATCCATGTGTATTCTATTGATGAAGTATTTATGGACGTAACTTCTTATTTGAATACGTATGGATTATCCGCAAAAGAACTTGCACAGAAGATGATATTGGATGTCTTGAATACAACTGGAATTACTGCAACCGCAGGAATAGGAACTAATTTGTATCTTTGTAAAATAGCAATGGATATTGTTGCCAAACATATACCTGCAGATGAAAATGGTGTGAGAATTGCAGAATTGGACGAAAAGTCATATCGAGAGAAGCTATGGGAACATAAACCATTGACTGATTTTTGGCGAGTAGGTAGAGGGTATATTAAAAAATTAGAATCTGTAGGACTATATACAATGGGCGATATCGCAAGATGTTCTCTTGGAAAAGAGTCAGATTATTATAATGAAGACTTGCTGCGTAGAATGTTTGGTAAAAATACAGAGCTTTTGATTGACCATGCATGGGGTTATGAACCGGTTACAATTTCAGATATAAAAGCATATAAGCCGGAGAGCAATAGTATTGGAAGCGGACAGGTTTTACACTGTGGAACTGATTTTGATAAAACGAAAATTATTGTACGTGAAATGACTGAGATGCTGGTCTTAGATTTGGTTAGTAAGAATCTTGTAACGGATCAGATTGTATTAACGATTGGCTACGATAGAGAAAATCTATTAGATTCTTCCAGAATGAGTAAGTATAAGGGAGAGTTCTCTTTTGATCAATATGGGAGAAAAATTCCAAAACATGCTCATGGAACAGTAAATTTAGATAGTTATACGTCTTCTACTAGCGTGATTGTAAGAGCTGTGCTTGATTTATTCAGTAGAATTGTAGACGAAAATTTACTTGTCAGAAGAATCAATATGTCTGCAAATCATGTGATCAGCGAAAAGGAAGCGAAACAGGATAGATATGAACAGCTTAATTTATTTGATATGATTTCTGAAAAGGAAGATGCAGTAGACCAGGAACAACTTAAAAAAGAAAAAGATATTCAGAAAGCTATCTTGGATATCAAGAAAAAATTTGGGAAAAATGCAATTTTAAAAGGTATGAGTTTACAAGAAGGAGCTACTGCAATAGATAGGAATAATCAAATTGGTGGACATAAAGCATAGGGGTGTGTTATGGGTAAATACGATGATATTATTGATCTGCCACATTTTGTCTCTAAAAAATATCCTCAAATGAGTATGCGAGATAGAGCTGCTCAATTTTCTCCATTTGCTGCATTGACAGGTTATGATGCAGAAATTAAAGAGACTGCAAGATTGACAGATAAAAGGATTGAATTTGATGAGGATGTTTTGGATAGGCTGAATGAGAGATTGAATATTTTAAGAAAATGCTTAGATGACGGTGATGTTGATCCGGATATCAGAATCACATATTTTGAAAAAGATTTAAAGAAAGATGGTGGAAAGTATATTACAATGAGTGGGAGAGTGAAGAAGGTACACGAATACAGAAATGTTGTAATATTTGAAAATGGAACTGAGGTACCGGTTCATGATATTAGTGATATAGATGGGGATATATTTAATAAATATTATTGAAAAAATTAGGCTCGCAATCCCATTAGCTTTAGCTCGTGGGTAGTTCACGGTATTGGATGATTATAGGGTGATTATAAATAATAGCAGTTGGTTCTTAAGGACTTATCTTAGGAATTGGCTGCTTATTTTTTGTGTCAGTAATTTTGAAAATAAGGTACTTCGGTAGAGAGGTAATTTTGTGTGATGTTTTTATACCGGGGGATGCCAGTATTTATGTGGGTACACTTAGGGGTAAGGTGACGTGGTTTTCTGGATTTTGATAGTGTGTTTTATATGTAATTTTTTGGAATATAAGTTAAGTTCGGGAAAATGCAGTAACGGTAAGAGTTTGTTTGGGGTTTGAATGGATATTGTGGTGGATTTTGGTTATTTTTGGACTGTTTAGAATGGTAGAAATGCAGTGTTTATGCTTTGTTGGTCGAGAGAGTTCCCGAAGTATTTTTAGGTAATTTTTTGGATTTTTGAAGTGGAAGATGAAAATTTTGGTGTGGAAATCGGAGGTCGAAATTTTGGTAGTGAGGTGTGGATAGAACCCATACCTGCTATATTTGATGCATAACATACGTCAAAAATGTTTAATACCGCCCCTATTATGGAGTGGCATAATACTACACTATTATGTTGCTTTGGGGACTTTTGGCACATTGATGAAAAGTGCAAAAGTTTTGATTGTAAAGATCTGAAAACAGGGGGCGGTATATAGAGATTTTATGGACAATCTGTTGATTTTTGTGTGTGTCTTTTACGTAGCAATGAAGCATTGCATCAGGTGGGATTTTAGACTCAAATTCATGGATTTCTGGACAAGTTCGGATTTTTGGTGAAAATTTTTAATAATAAAAAAGTTATCCACATTCTGTGGATAACTCAAAATAATATGTGGATAACTTTTTGCCTTAAAACTTACCTCAAAACAAAATTTCCCACTAGACACACAAAATCAAACAAAAACAAACACATATTCCCCACTTGCAATCCAAAATAACCTACAAATGAGTACCACATCACCACTTTTATACCATTTTTTAAAATCAAACTTATCCACATCATGTGTATAACTATGCAATAATTTGTGTATAAATATACATCAAAACAATACACAAAACAATACTACACTAATAAAAGTAATAATTCCTAGTTTAGTTTACCTAAACATCCTACACAACAACGTGATGCAGTCCACACAAACACACAACTATACTCACTATTATTACACAAGTATTACATGTGTATCATATAACATACTATAACTATACAGTCATAACACAAGTTAATATACACTAACATACACACTGACACGATAACATACAAAAAATAGCGACGCCATATCAGCACCGCTATCATACTTATGCTACTTGTTTATAATTGTTATAATCGATAATTGACACCTCTTGTAAACATTGTTTAGCCATATTAACAATCTTTTCTATTTCCTGTACAACGTCACCGGTATAAATAATCTCATTGCATTCTGTACATTTATAACATGGTACATTTCTGATAATAACAAGACAGTTTCCTAAATCCGTAACGTCTGTTGTATATCCCTTTTCAGCGACTGCGCCGCATTCAATACATAACATATAATATCACACCTTTCTGGTCTTAAAATCACTTTCCCACTGATCTGTATTAGGATAGTATGCTGTTATCAAATAAATGTAATCACAATCGTGACTAACCACAATATGAATATATTTATTATTTACCGAAAATCCTAGTATCAAACAACTGGGCAAAGGTTTGTCATCTTCATACTGTTTTATGACTTCTCCTGTCTCAATACCATTTATAATGTCCGTGATAGTAATATTTCTTTCTATTAGTCTTTCTTTCGCATGTCTTGTTAAAACTATCTTATTAGGCACATTTAACCTTTTCAAAACTTCGATATCAATCAAATACAATCATCCTTTCTCAATATTGTTGTCATTACTGACTATAATTATAATAACACTAAAAACAGTGCAAAGTCAAGCACTAAAATTAGTGTCAGAAGTATTTTATCTTTTCCTCTTCCGTCGGTACAATCTCGATTATATCCGACGGTTGACATCTTAAAATAAGACAGATCGTATTGATTGTATCTGTAGTAATACCTTTACCCTGTCGTATGTTTTGCATAGTAGCCTGGCTCATAATTTTATCATTTCGCAGTTTACTTGTATTGTATCCATGATCTGACAATGATTTTAATATATCTATCTTGTATTTAAACATGATGTATACAATCCTTTACTTTATTACTATATAGGTATTATATCATATATTGGCAGTTATTTAAAGGTGCAACAATAAAACGTGTTTATTCCTATTATATGCGTTTTAAAAGTAAAGTATAGCCATAATACCTATAAATACCTATATCCCTTTATTGTCCAGATCTGCCTTTATAAGCTCTTTTAAATAACTGTTTACACTTTTCCCGGTATCTGCCAGATACTCTTTTAACTTTTTTCCATACTCAATATCAGTAGGGTAGTACTTTACCGCAAAAGTCATTGTCTTTTTACTATATCTCTTTTGGGCTTCTTTGCTATACGACAAAATGACACCAACTTTCTTTAATCATATTTTATGCCTTACTCAATCAAAATTTTACAATTATAATCAATCGCATTGCATAGCTTTATTACATCACTAACAGTCAATTCCTGTTTTTTAAAAACATTCTGTAATTGCTGTGGTGACATACCAATTTTCCGTGCCACGTGTGCATTGGTAATACCCTTTTCTTTTAGGTGGTTTCTGTAATCATTTAAAAATTGTTCTGTACTTTTATATTCTAACATGATTTATAACTCCTGTTCCCTTAAAGTATTTTGTTATATCACATTCTGTTTATAAATATAAGTATATATATTTACCAAAATAAACCAATCAAATAACGAGTGTAATTATAAACATTAAACAAAATGATAAAAATATAAACAAAACTATTTACAAATATAATTAAAAGTGATACCATAAGTACATCAAAACAAAGCAACGCAATCACGGCAGAGTCAATAAGTCCATGATGCACACCGTAAAGCAGAGTCAATAAGTCTACACGGGTTACTAAGTTTTTGTTATAGGGTGTACAGATTTACTGCACGATACATAATAATTAAACAACTAAAGTGTAGCATATCTGAAAAGCAAAGTCAATTCTGGCTAAGCGATACCCAATTACAAAAGGAATGCACCTTGAAAAGTGAATAGTGAAATGTTAGACTAACTTCTGTTTTTATGGTATACTTTCCTTATTATAATAGGAGGTGATATAGTGGATATAAATAATAATGCTGAGTTATCCAATAAAATCAATAATTTAATTAAAGAGTCAGGCATAAAAAAAATAGTGCTTGCTGAAAAAATGGGTATTGTAAATCAAAATTTGAATCGAAAAATAAATAAAAAAAATTTATCTTTAGACGAAACAAACGACATCATAAACCCATTAGGATATAAAGCAAAAATAGTAATCGAAAAAGATTAAAAAAATAATCAAAAAACGATTGACAAACATAAAAACATATGATATTATATAATCACAAAAGGAAAACAAAAGAGCAGTTGTCACAAGGCTACCAACCAAAACAACTGCTCAACAAAACACACTTCTTGCAAAGTGATTATATATATTCTAACATTTTAGTATTCGCTTTTCAAGTCGTGTTTCACAAATTCTTGTGAAAAATTCCTTTTTAATAAAACTTAATAAAGTGATTTCTCTATCTTATAGGGGAAAGAAAGAAGCGAAATAGACCGTTCCACGCGTATAGCATCATTAGTCAGACAGCGCAGACGTGCATAAGGGTTGAATCAAATTATAAATCAAATAGTCAGAGTGTTTGAGTTATAGTCACTGGTTACGGCGGTTTTGAAAAAGTAGACTTTCAAACGTATATAAGATTGACAAGCGAAACATGATTTTGCATAAGTCAAATTAAAAAATAATTTTTCACTTCCAAAAGAAAGGAGGTGAAAACGTATGTACTATATAACATACGACAATGAAACAGTCGTGTACAATTCTGATAATAAGCAACTTGTAAAGTGTCCAACGGAACAAGAAGCGAAAGAATATATACACGACAACTTATAAATTATTGTAACTTGTAAATCAGAACTTGTCAAGTAGGCAAGTTCTTTTCAATTATAGGACGGAATAACAAAAAACAAAACCTTGTATAGGCACGACAAGAATAAGTCCTATCAAGTGCAATACTTCCGCATTAAGATTTTCCAGGAAGAAAAAACAATGTGAAAGACGTGTGACGGTGGCAAGGAGTACACACAAAAATAACTAGGAATTGCAAAAGCATCGGAACGGCTAACACTTCCGAAAGGCTCAAGATCAGCAATGCCTCATAGTTGTGCTGACATTAAGGAGCTTGTATATCTCCTTTTTAAAACAGATTATACAAGGTTTATCGTAAGTAACTATTATCCTAAAATAGTTGGAGCAGGAAGTCTAAAATTGACATGATGTCTGTATCTGTACCTAAAATAGAACTAAAAACAGACCGTGAGTACTTTAGTAGGCAACACGTAAAAACTTTATCAATCCTATAGAATATGGATGTAATAAGCAAAAATTAAGTCACGCCTTAGTCACTGGTGTAGAATAATCTACAACAAACTTTGAAACCGCTTAAAATTATGCTTAATATCTGTTATCGGTATACGGATATCCAGTCCGGCGTGAGTTCATGACTCTGACAGATATTTTAAATAGAGAATAAATAATCAAATAAGAATGAGAGAGGTAATCAAAATGAGAAGCAAGAAAAGAAACCTAAAAAATAGAATCCACGAAGTTACAACGCTGTTAATGCCGATTGTCTTTACGGTCGGAATGGTTGGTTACTGGTTGGCTTTTGGATATTAAGAAAGAGTGAACATTATGAAAATACCTATGGCATACCACGAATTGTATACTTTTAAGTAGTTAGAGTTTACAGGATAGAGGAAGTAATTGAATAAGCCGGACACCTTCCGGCACTGTCAAGAAAAATTAATGTATTGTATTTGATGAATAAGAACAAATATGTTATAATTATTAAAATTGAAGGAGAATATAACATTGAGTGATACGGATGAACTTGTAATCGTTGGAAAATACAATACAAAATTTAATAATATTCTAGGAATCAATCTGCCTGAATTGGAAATATATAGATCAAATGGACTTAAAACGCACATGATAAAAAGAAAACATTTCAAGGCGCTAAAATATATTAACAATATATCTGAAATTATAAATAGTCCTGACTATGTTGGGATTAATCCGAATGAAGAAGGAAAATCATTAGAGCTGATAAAGGTATACAAAGACAATGTAATGATTGGGATTAAATATGATGAAAGAAAAAATTATCTTTATGTTTCTACGATGATGGACATACATCAAAGTAAAATAGATAGACGTTTACATAGTGGAAGATTAAAAAGTTTTTTGTAAAAACATTGACATATTTTTTGTAATATGGTATATTATATGTACAAACTGATATAATTGGTAGTAACATAGATGTTTTTGAGGTCGGAAAAGGTTCCCGACACACTCTGAAAAGAGTACCTGAGATGCTGGATACACCGCCCAGCCAAAAATATCTATGTTTTTTATTGTCTAAAAACAGGAAATCCTTTATAATAATAAGGAAAGGAAGTGGTTAAAGTGACATTACAACAACAAATAGAAATGGCAATTGCATATTCTGGAAGCGTTACAAAAAAAGAAATTGCTGAAAAAATGAATGTTACTCCGTCAGCTTTCGGTCAAAGGCTAAAAACGGGTAAATTCACGAAAGAAGAACTTCAAAAAATTGCTTCTATTTTGGATGCGGAATATATTTCAGTATTCCGATTTAAAGATGGTAAAGAAATATAGCCGGACACGTTCCGGTTCTGTCAAGAAATATATTGCAGCATAACTAAAAATTTGCTATATTATATTAAGAGGTAATAGAGAAAGTAGGTGAAGGAAATAACTTTACAACAAAAAATAAAAGTTGCTTGTGATGAGGCTGGAATATCATTGACAGAATTGGGTGCAAAAATGGGAATGAGTCAAGCGTCTATTTCCAAAAGGGTAAAAACTGGAAAATTTACGCAAGAAGAACTAGAGAAGATGGCTAGTATTATGGGATGTAAATATACATCTGCTTTTGTTTTCCCGAATGGGAATAGAATAGGCTAAGAAAAGACATTATACGTTTGTATGATGTCTTTTTTATTACAATCATACATTCTGAAAACGTAAAATAAATTCTAAAAACATATTGACATTCCGAAAACTTCATGCTATATTAAGCATAACGAAAACGTAATGATTAGTAAGTTTTCGGAAATAGCACCTTGTCAATTTCATATAGCTAATCAAATACAGCGCGCTTATACGAGCAGATAACACTGTTTAAGTACAGAACTCTTATAAGCGGAAAATCAGCAAGTGAAAGAAGGGAATAAACCGTAATGTACAGGCTGTGCTGTATGATGTTTTTAGTCTATCGGTAAAAGTCCGATACTGATGAGCAGGAGCGAAACTAGAAGAGAATAAGAAAATATACATAAAGAAAGGGTAAAGGGTGGAAATTATGAAGAGAAACAAATTATATGGAACAACATTTTGTGGAAATGAAGCGAGTGACTACGCAAAAGAGCAAGGGTATCTTGATTATGCTACTTTTGTAAAATCATTTGATGCAGTAATGAGTAATGATATTATTCAAAAGACATGGGAAATAATTGGATATTGGGAACAAGCTGGGATTATGTTTTAACAGATGTCAAATTAAATTGTGGACAAGAAGCATTTGAATAAGGAGGTCTAAACAATGAAAAACAGATATTACTTTTCAGAAGATAATCGAGAATCACTTCCAGACGCTATGGAAAAAACATTTTCAGAAAATCAGCTAAAAGAAGTTTATCGAGACATTATCGACAAAACAGAGTATCACGACTTCCAAGAATGGTTTTCGGATATGTTAAAAAGCGGATTGATCTTGTGTAGATAATGGAGGAAACAAACCATGACAAAACAGTTTTTAAAACGAGTAGTAAATGAATCAATCGTAGACACAAAGACAAACAGATACATATACAATACAGGAAATGGAAACATTGAGCGTTTACCACTGGAAAAGCTAAATACAACATATGCTTTAACAGATTGGGAAGTAGTCGGAAACGTAAGGGATTTATAGAAAGAGGTTTGAATGATGAAGCGGAAAATATTATATATCGGTGCTGTTGCAATTATTTCTTTTACCACATTTATAATAGGAAGAAACTCGGTTGAAAACACACCGAAACAAGCTCAGGAAACAGTCGCAGAAATGCCGGAAACATATATTGACACAGAAGAAATCGAAAGCGTTACTATTGGAACAGAGGGGTTTGAGTTAAATTTTTCGGACGGAACTGGCTATTATATCGAAACAGACGTTACACCGGATAGCGGATATATCAATGTAAATGATATAAAAGGTTGGGAAACCTGGAACGATGATGAAAAAGTATATCTATCTGTAGGTGATTGGATAATCAGCAAAGAGCCATATACAACAAATACGAAAGCGGAAAGAATGGAATAGGAAGAGACATGATGGAAAATTTTTATAACAAGCATCAGATACAGTTGATCAATATTACACAGAGGAAACACAAGATTGAGCTGATCTCGGTTGAAAGAAGTGGAACGAAGCAAAAGGAAAGGAGTCATGATTATGATAACAGTAGGAAAATCTTTAGCAGATTATACGTTTGAGGAATTGGAAGCCTTGGATAAGAATATACTAACGAATGAAGAGTGTGAGCAGATTCGGGAGAATCCTCTCGTAACACTGGATATTTTGGGAAGCAGTTCATACAGACGCGGTAGAACATGGATAGATGTTCATATCGAAAATGAAGAACGACAATGCAACATAGATGTATACGTATAGAAAGCACTTGTAATTATACAGGTGCTTTTTATTATAGAAAACTTTACATATTAAAGGAGATTAGAAAAATGAGTAGAAACGGAAAACTTGAACCTATGGAAGTGGAAACAATGATGAATGAAGCAAGAATGCTAAACAATATCATTGAAGTTGGAGAAAGAATGATCGTATCTGACAAGATGGAAGAAGCAAGATCGAAACATGATGGAAGAGAAAAGGCAATTATCAGCATTAATCCATTGCTTATCCATGTACCAAACTGGCAAAGAGAATTAAGGGTATCTATTGCAAAGAAAATCGGATCTGAATTTAGCTCTTATAAGTGGGATTTGCCTAAGATTATGTGCAAGAATGATAAATTTTATGTTGTTGACGGTATGCACAGAATCATTGGCGCTTATTTTGGAAACATGAAATTGATTCAGGTTGAAGTATTGATCGGAATTACAGAAGCAGAAGCGGTTGACTTATTCTTGTCACAGCAAGACGATCGAAAAACCATGACTCCTGTCGATATCTACAGTGCGGCGCTCGTAGCTAAAAAAGAAGAATATGTTACATTAAAATCTATCTGTGACAGAAACCACATTGCTGTTAAGGGAGACAGGAACCCAGTAAAAAATCCTATTGGTATTTTAACTTCTGTCTCTGACGGTGCAAAGATGTCGAGAGTTTGTCCGGATTTATTAGACAGAATTTTACAACTTATCGTAAAACTACAATGGAACGGAGGTAAAACTTATCGCGAAGGAAAGGCATTCAGCGCGAAAGTATTAAGAGTATTTAGAAAATTATATGCCTACTACTCTGGAAGAGAGACAGACATGGAAAGGGTTCTGTTGAATAACTGTAAAGGAAGTAAATATTTTAATGATAATTTATCAGAGAAGTGGCAAGATTCATTATTCGATTTCCTTTCCGGTGTGATCGAAAGGAATATTGATATTCCGGGAATTGAGTCTAAGACAACACGAAAAAGAACATCAAGAAAAGCAGTAGCAAAGACTGCATAAGAAAAACTTACATATTACGTTCTGTGAGTGTCACAGCTTGCAGAATGATTTCAGGGAAATAAAAAATACAACAAATAAACACAACAACAAAAGGAGAATAATACAATGGAGATTTTGAGCGAATTTACAATTGACGGAAAGAAATATTGTACAGTAAGAACAAAAGGCAGTGTATCAGTGGTGGAAAAATGGGAGTATAACAACGTAGTGAACAAGTATATGAGGAATGGAGGAAATAAGAAATGAATGTGATTGAAACAGTTATGACGGAAAAAGAATGGAAGAAACATAATAAAGAATGGTTAGAAGGATATGTTATAGCTGCTACGAGCCAGAAGTTTAAACGGTGGAAGCGCAGACTGAACTTTCAAAAGTTTTCTGGATTGATTTTGCTTCTTATCGCGTTGTTTATGACAGAAACGGATGCAAAAGTATATATTACTGTATTAGGTGTGGTGCTGATCGTGTACTGGAAACCATTTTGTAAGTAAGAATTATTAGAAAGAAAGTAGAGGAAAATATTATGAATATCGAAGTAAATAAGACAAATGTAAAAGTAGAAGGAAATAACCTGGTGATCGAATTAACGGAAGAATTAAGGAAATCTTTAGGAATAAGACAGAGCAAACCACTTTATGAATGCAAGGTTGGAAACGTGATTGTAGACGACATTGGAAATGAATGGTATGTGGTGGAACAGGATATTGAGAACAATAGAACCAAAGTTTGGAAAAAAGAGCTTATTGACGGAACTTATAAATTTGACAATGGGTCAAATGACTTTAGAACTTCTGAAATCAAGAATGTACTGAATGATGAAAATGGGAAAATTCTGTCTGATATCTACAAAGGATTTGGAAAAGAAAATGTATTATTAGATACAGTTGATTTACTTTCTATGGATGGGTTGGACACTTACGGAACATGTAATTGTAAAGTACATTTAGGAACTTTTGATGATTACAGAAAAGCCAGAAAGAATGGTATGTTTAGGACAGAAAATGAAAAACCGTTTTGGTTAGATACACCAGACAGTACAAATGAAGGATGCTCGGCTTCCTATGTTCAGTTTGTTCTCAGTCTTGGTGGCGTGGACTGCCGCGATTGCGGTTGGAACGTTTTTGGGGTTCGTCCGTTTTGCTCTTTAGACTCTTCAATCTGTGTATCAGTTGAATAACGTAGAACTTTGGAACAGTCAGGAATAGCTTTTTGCTGTTCCGTATGTTATGGAAACAAATAATGATTTTATCGGGAGGAAACACAATATGTATAAATTAACAAAACATGGTAAAGAAGTAGTAAAACATTTTATTAAAGAATGTAATGCAAAAAAGAAAGAAATATTAGATGCCGAATTAGATAAAGCGGAAGATACAAATATTCCAACAATTGAAGATATTGAAAGTGATATAGATGCCTTTATAGATGAAGATGGAGAATATTATAATTGCTGGGGGATAACAGATAATTATAGTTCATTTCCTTTATGTTTAAAAGATGGAATAGATTTTACTTTACAGAAGTGTTTTGACAGATGAAAAGATAATTTCAAGAGGAGGTTTTGAATATGATTATTAAATTTAAGGCATATGCCTGTATGAAAGATAAAGAATGTGGATGGAAAAGGATTGAAGAATCCATACATGAAACAGAAATAGAAGCAAAAAAAGCTGCCTTACATTTAGAGGGAAAATACCCAGAATGTGAAACAGGAATTCACAAGTATTATATTTTCAGAAAAGAAGAGTGGAAAAAAGAACAGTACACAGGTGTAAGTAATAAAGATGGAAGAACAAAAACATGGATGACAAACGATGAAAATGGATGTGTTTTACTTTTCGAGGGAATGCATTTTGAAATTTTATAAATAATATATCTATTATATAGAGAGCATATGAAAGCACGATTTTAAAAGAATAGGATGATAAAACAATGATGAAATTTACAATGAACGCAAAAGAATTAAAAGCAATGATGGAAAAAGGATTGGCAGCCATTGATAAGAAAGTAACACTTGACAGCTTGAAAAAGTTATATATGCAGGTCGAAGAAGATGGAACGGTGAAAATGTGTGGTACCGATATGGAACATTTTGCAGAAATAAGAACAAATAATGCATTTGACACAAGTCCAGGTGTTTTGGGGATTGACATTGACGATATCAAGATCATTTCCAAAATGAGCGGAGATGTTACGCTAGAAGATGTTAGCACGGAAATGCAGCAGAGAATAAACATAAAGTGCGGAAAAAAGATTGTTACTATTCCACGGTGTGCGAATACAGATATTTTTCTTCCAGCAATGGATGATACAGAAGCGCATATTATTACAACAACGGAGAGTTGGTTATTGGAAACAATCGCTAATCTTTCTTTATTTGTGGCAGGAGATGACGCTAATAAAATGATGAACGTATTCAACTTCAACACAAAGCGGAAGCGTGTAGAGGCTGTGGACAATCGCAGAATTGGGACGAGATCACTTGAGAATCAGAAAATTATCACAGAAACGGAAAATCCATTTGACACTGTAAAACTCCATGTGAAATGCTTGCCGGTATTCAAGAAAATCATGGATAAAAAATCAGATGCGGAAGTCAAAGTATATCAGGATCAGAAATATATCAGAATTTCCGGAAAAGATTTTACATACGTTATCAGAAGAATTGATGGACAATATTTCAATATTGAACAGATGTTGTGTGATAGCAGAGATTTTGTATTCAATGCTGATAGAGAAGAAATGTTAAAAATTATGAAGTATAACGCAGATATGGTAAAAGAAGAAAAGGAGCCTACTATCTTTCATAGTGAGAACGGAAAACTTTACACATATTTGCAGACTTCCAGATATCAAACTTTTGACGAGATTGAAACGGAAAATCTTGTAATGGACGAGGACTTATTTATTGGATTCAATTCACATTATCTTGTGGATGTATTATCAGTTATTGATTCAGAGAATCCGGTATTCAGAGGAAGCAAAAGAAATGCTCCAATGTACATTGATGGAAATGAGTACAATTTCTTGATTCTTCCGATCAATATTGCTGAAGAAAGTTATATTATAAATTTTAGAACACAACTTGATAGAGCAGCTTAACGGCTGCTTTATCTTTTGAAAGGAGACATTACTATGGAAGAAATTAAAACAAAACTAATTGAATCGTTATTAAAAACTATTACATATGATGACATGACGTTAGAACAGGAACGTCTCGTAGTTGAATATGAAACGGAAAAATTAAAGCCTAAAGTGGATGATCTAAAGCGTACAATGTCTAAAGAGCAGTTAGAAGAAACCATACACGAATGGTGGTTAGATTATCAGATTGCAGACGAAACAGAAAATAATCTGATTGCCTATATCCAGTAACACAATAAAAGAACGCTTTGTATGGAGGATATAGTAAGTTATGTATGGGAAACTTTTCATAGCTGATTCGTGTGCAATAAGCGATTCTAATTGAAATACAGATTTTTAGAGAAGGAAATAACATGGACACACAGAAAATTGCGAAAATATTATATAATCTGTCTTTAGATATGGATTATGCGGACTCTTTAGAATACAAAGATGAAGAAGTAAAGTGTATCACAGAAGAACTGGAAATTTTAAAACAAAATGAATGTTTCAGTACGCTGCAAATGTTGGAAATGATCGCATTGAAAAATGAAGATATGGAACATTGGAAAGAGGGAAAATAGTATGTCATTAAGAGAATATCTAAAAGAACTGAAAATTGATCAGATTGAAGATGATACAGAATTTTGTGATAAGGAATACAATGCGATAATGGACTATTGCACAGAACGGAAATTCTTAATCACAGATGCTGATTTAGCATGTATCGTTAATCGTGGTCTGAACGATAGCTTTGAATACAGGCGTGCAGAATATATCGAGAATTTGTGGTTAGAATTCGGAGACGTTCCAATGAATCCTGAAACAGAATGTATTGAGGAAGAGTGGAACGGATTTGCCGCAGGAACACACCGAGAGGAAATTTGGGAGTGGTTTGAAGAAACTTATGGTGTTAGTGTCGGAAAAGATTTGATGGGATTATAGGAGGAAATGATTATGGCAAAATATATTGTAGATTATTATGAAACATATAGCAAATCATATGAAGTAGAAGCAAATAGTAAAGAAGAAGCGGAAGAGATTGTAGAGAATGATATTTTTGAAGGACGTAGACAAGCACCATATAATTGTACAAATTCATGGTTCGAAACAAATGAAATGAATGAGTTTTCATATCTAGTAGACGGTGTAACTTCTTGTTGTGGTTATGATTTTGGAACAGATATGGATAAAGTAAAATTCTGTCCTATATGCGGAACAGAATTAAAAATAAAATAATAATAGGAAATCAGGATTTCAAGTGGAGGAATAAATATGATTGATAGAGTTGGGAAACAAAAGAAAACAAACTTAAATTCATCGCTTTTAGCAAGCAGAATTTTTGATTGTATATCTGATGGATATGATGATGAAGAATATAAGGAAACAACTGTTGCTTCTTTGTATAATGAGTTGTCACAAATTCCGTCAGATAGTTCTATTAAAGCTGCATTTATTGCATTATGTAAAAAAATAGAAGAGTTGGAGGAGTAATACAATTTCTGAAATTAATAACAGAAACTAGAATTTGATTAGAATAAAATCGGAAATTTATCTAAGGTGGTTTTAATATGGCTTTTCAAATAATCGAAAAAGATGGAAAAAGTTATAGAAAGAATATTAATAAAACAGGACAATGCAAACATTATCCAGAAGTACGGTGTGTTTGCTGCAATCCAGAATGTGACCATAATTGTAGTGTAGATGATGAATTGGAAGAAATGTTAGAAAATCAGTTGATGGATTTTCTTTGAAACTCGTATTTCTTATGGAAAGAGGTGTAAATAACTATGGTAGATACATATGGAAGATGGCATGAGGAAGAAGATTATTCTACATATCCAGAAGAAAAATGGTGTGATTATGACACAATGGCAGCGTGGATCAGAGAACATGGATATGAACCAAAAACATCAATGGAAAATCTTATTAATATGATATTTGCACACTATGAATGTGAGATAGAAGATGATAAAAATAACACATATCATCCAAACAATTTTAGAGATTGTAAAGACCCATGGATAAGTGGGTACAAGGTTTATGTGGAAGATAATGGTGGGTTTGAAGAATTTGATTATGAAGCGTAGGAAAGGAAATAAAAACTATGAAAGAAAAATTAAGAGTGTGGTGGATTCCGCAAGTAGGATTAAGTGACGCATTTTACATTCCGGTAAAGAGTGTAGAAGAAGGAAAGAAAGTAATGGATATTCTTGCTGCATATGACGCTTTCCAGTTGCAGAATAATATTAAACCAGATTATTGCAATACTGGTGGTTTGCAAGTTTACAATCCAGAGATTGCAGACTATGAAGATTGGTATTTGGAAACAGAAGATAATTATTTTGATAATATTGATGATTACTGTGAGCAATGCGAAAGAGCAGAAGAATTGACGGAGTTCAATCAGACATTATTTGAACAGATTGATTGGCAAAAGATTAAACGAATGACACAATGAAAGTCGCATTTCTTGTGTGGAAAGGATGGGAAGGTATGGATAAATTGAATTGGATTGATCTAATTACAGAAAGACTAAGAGATTATTCTGAAGGAGAAATTTGGACAGATGGGGGTTCTGAAATTCTAGTAAGAACAGAGAGTGCAGCAAACACAGTTGCAGATATGCTTACGACATTATATAGAACACAAGGTGAAGAAGTCGAAATAAATACAGGATATTACGATCCGGAAGAAGACGAAAGAAATAATGAAGTGGATAGATATACTGGATGGTGGTATGTAAATATTGGATAGACCCAGAATGATAATTGAGGTAAACATGAAAAGATATAGTCACATTAATTGCAAATGTGGTGGGATTATTGGAATGTATGACGGAAAAATTTTTGCCTGTGAAAGATGTGGAACAGAGTTTCAATTACATAAAATCAATTATGACGTTTTGTTTCCCAATAATAAAACAGGCTGGATATTCCCCATGATAGAAAAGAACAATGAGTAGTAATGAAATTCACATTTCTTTTGAGAGAGAAATGACAATATTAAAAGAATTGGCAGCAGGAAATAAAGGAGTAAGAAATTATGATGTGGACATTATTTGTATTGGATTTTGATGGAACCTATAACAATGAATACAAAGAAGATTGCGGAGCAAGACCAGAAGTATATCAGATTCCATTAGATAGACAGAGAGAGGTGGAGAGTCTTGCCGGAGAAGCAACTAGAAAGTTTAATTCATGTACAGATGTATGTGAACCTATTGGGGATATTTTTAAGGGATTGCTCGAAGAGAATGGAATTAAATTCCACTATGTTGGATATTTAAAAATACGTTTCAAAGAGAGACAAGAAGATTACCTTGCAGATTATATTCCTAGGGAGATTGTGTAAATATGGCTCAAAGATGGACAGACAGAGAGATTAAATATTTGGAGTCAAAATATCTTAATCAGCCAACGCAAATTACTGCGGATAGACTGAACAGGACAATGAGATCTGTAGTTAAGAAAGCAATGCAGCTCGGACTTGGAAAGAATAATAACATTCTAAGTGCTAATAAACTTGCTGAGTGTTTTAATGTAACTCCAAAGGTTGTACTAAGATGGATTGAACAATATAATCTTCCATGTAAGATTATTCATTGCAAGAACGGAAATCGATACAGTGTTGAGGTAGAAGAGTTCTGGATGTGGGCTAAAGCTAATAAGGATGTGATTAACTGGACAAAGTATGATTACATGACATTGGCTTTGGAGCCTGAATGGGTAAGACAGGAAAAATTTTCATGTAAAGAACCGAATAAAGGAAAGGCTTGGACAGTGACTGAAATAAACTCGACGAAGTCCATGCTGCGTAGAGGAATGTCTTACAAAGACATTGCAAAAGAATTAGGGAGAACAAGAAGTGGAGTTGCACATAAGTGTGTGAGTATATATTATGGAGAGTGAAGGAGGGATAAAATGGGAACGTTAATTGGAGGAATATTTTTATTGATGCTATGTGCGTTTTTGGAAAATCTCAGCGATAGTTTAAAGTAAAAAAATATTTGGAGGATGATATTATGGGTGGGATTATTTTTGGAACAGTTGTTATGATTGTAGGAGCGTTGTTTGCATTTGCAGAAAATCAAAAAACAAAAAATATGTCAGAAGATGAACGCTGGGAGTATGAGTGGAGAAAGATCAATAAAAGAAAGTAATTATGTATAGTTATAAGTCATCAGTTAATTCTGGTGACTTTTATAGTATATATAAGAAAAGAATATCAATTAGAGCAATCAGGAATATCTGATTGTTTTTTTTATTGCAAAACAGGAGGAATATTATGGGAAAGAAAAGAGATAACATGGAATATTTGTTCAAAGAACAAAGTAAAAGAGTAAAAAGGGGAATAAAGAATATGGAGAACTCCATGTATAACAGTTACAACATTTGCAACGTTGATTTTGAATTCGCTACAGAAATGAAAGCCGAAGGTTTATTACATGGAACACGATTTTAAAGAAAGAAGGCATTAAATGTGAAGGAGATTAAAAGAGAAGATATTCTATTAGGAGAATATGAAAAATTGTATTGTCGAAATGTATATGAATACCTTACTCGGAATAATAAGCCACAAGAACAGAAATATTATAGAACAGATGATGGAGAATTGTGGGAGATTAGTTATTTTCATGGAAAAGAATCAAAAGAATTTGCAGAACGATTGTCTGCATTAGAATATTTACAAAAGAAAATAGATATTGCAGAAGCATTGGGATTTTAGGAGAATATTATATGTGTTATAAAATTGAAAAACAAAGAAAAATAGAACAAAAACTTGCAAAAGAATTAAAAGATATTCCTGATTTTATATCAGATTTTTTTGATAGATATAAATCAGCAGCTACAAAGAGAGTTAATTGGATATATATTAGAGATATGCTTAATTGGATGATCAATAATAAATATATAAATAAACAAAGCATAGCAGAAATCAATGAAACAGATATACAGATTATTACTAGTAATAATCTTATTAAATATCTTAACGAATTAAAAAATGGAATTTTAGGAAGAACAAATTCACTGGATTCTATCAATACAAAGAAGAATGTATTCAGTGCTTTTTGGAATTATTTACGACAAAATAAATATGTCGATGATAATGTGATTTCACATATACCTGGCAATCTATATAAATCTGAAAAAAGATATAAAGAAGTAGAAATCCCAACAGATGAGCAAGTGGAAAAATTCTTAGTAAATATCACAGATGGAAATAAAAATGAATTTAATATTATTAGAAATATTGCCATCGTTCAACTTATAAAGGGAAGTGGTATTCGTTCAGAAGAACTAATAAATATGGATATTTCCGATTTACATCTACACGAAGAAAAAAGACCGTATATGATGATTCTTGGAAAGGGAAATATACAAGAATATGACAAAGTTTATATGTCTGAACAGGCTAGAATGAATATTGAGGAGTATTTGAAAATTAGAACTTTTTTCGTAACAGAGAGAGAAATTAAAGATAACGCATTGTTTTTATCAAATGAAAATAACAGATTAAGTAAAGGCGCAATTACAGGATTTTTTAATTTATATTCGGAAGGCGAAATTTACCCACATATGTTAAGACATTGGGTTGGAAGTAAATTGTATGAAGAAACAAAAGATATTGTTCTTGTTCAAAGACAATTAAGGCACAAGAATTTGGAAACAGCAGCAAGATATTATGTACACATGGATGAATCTACTATAGCAGATGCTGTACTTGATTTGTAATATGTGTTAAAATAATATGTAATGGAGGTACGATATTGAGAGGAAAATATATTGGTAGAGACGGAAGTATGGGGTTTCGCACAGGACAAACATATGAGATAAGCACAGAACTTACGAAAATCTACAGAGATAAGAAAAAGGTTGATGTAATTATGTTGAGAAGCGGGAAGTTGTTTTGTCCGTATGATTCCGTAGAGAGTATTTTGGAAAATTGGAAAATTGGAGAAACCATGATGGAAAACTTTATGAATGAGCCGATTGAACAGAACTGGACAGAGAATGACATTATAGAAGAATATGAAAAATACAAAGACAAGAAAAAAGTTGCAAAAATATATGGAATTACTACGCAGCAGGTAACGGAAATTTTGAAAAGGAATGTATAATATGAACAGCGATATTTTTGAAATTATGCATAAAGATAGAAGAGTTGCAAGAATTGATTCTTCTGGAAGATGTAAGGTGTATTACAAAAGTTTTATGCCGTATAACCTATATCTTGAAGAAGAAGAAGATGTTGATACTCTTGTTAATAATATTACAAATTTCAATTATTGGTGTGCAACAAGAGTTCTCACATTGGATAGAAAATACGCTAAAGAAATTTTGAACAGTATAGGAATGAATCAGGCTGTAACGGACAAGGATAGAGCAAAAGTGGCGTTATCATATAGGTGTACATCATTGACAGATGTTTTCTGGGTAAGAAATAAAGGTGAAAAGATAACATTTTCTGAAGTGAATTTGTATGACAACCACTTGGAAAACATATTTATTGATATTGCCCTACGTGGAAAACAATATACAGTCAATAATGAAGATCTGGCAAAAGATTTGTCTACAAATGGTGTTTTCCCAAAAGCCTGGAAACGGACAGAAAAAGGATTTTCTCTGTTGAAAGACGGAGGAATAGAAGTTGTTGAGAAGGAACTTCTATCAAGTAAAATTTGTCAGTGTTTTGATGTAAAGCAGGTCATATACAACAGAAGTGTATTTGCTGAAGAACCGGTAACTATAAGTGAAAATATCACATCAAAGGACTTTTCCATTGTGTCTATGGAAGCATTTGAAGTGTATTCGCAAAATCATGACCGAAATATCCGAAAATATATTTTAGCACTTGATAAGCATGATTACTACATGATGAACATTATTGATTACCTTGTGGGAAACACTGATCGTCACTGGGGAAACTGGGGAGTTCTGGTAAATAATGTGAATAATAAACCAGTATCTCTTCATCCATTGATGGATTTCAATAAGACATTTAACTCGTATGAAACAATAGAAGGTTCTAATTGCCAGACTTGCTTTGGGAAAAGAATCAACCAGAAAGACGCTGCATTAGAAGCTGTAAGAAAAATTGGATTGAATCAAATCAAAGAAGTGAATTATGATTGGTTTGAATATTTTCCAGAATATGTTGGGATGTTCAAGAAACGGTATGGAATTTTGAAGAGAATAAATGATTGATTTCAAGCGAGGGGAATTATGAAGGAACAAAAAATATGCCCGTTTTGTGGTTCAGAAAAGGGATACTATGTAACAGAAAGAGTAATTAGAGATTTGTTTTTTAATTACAATAATGAGCCATGTGGAGGCACTGAGGATGTTACAGAATTTTGTAGTAAAAGGCGAAGGTGCATAAACTGTGATAAAATACTTCCGAAAAAGATGTTTGAGTAATATACAATCTAGGATATACAAGGAGAAATATATGTTTAAAATAGAAGTTGATTGTGTGAATGTGTGTACTTGTACCATTTCTGATGAAGACGAACAAAGAATAAAAGACTATATAAAGAATAATCCAGAAAAATTTAAATTTATGTCAGATAAGGAGGCTATTGTAGAAGCTGTTTCTGAATTGGAAATTGATTTATATAATGATTATGTAGAGTCTGACAGTTATACAAATGATGTTCGATGGTCTGAATTTGAAGAACGTAGTGCGGAGGAAATATTGAATGGATATAACCATTGCAAATCTAAATTGGGTTATGGTAATTTAAAAATAGAAGAACAAAGAAAATATTTTGAAGAACATCAACAGAAATTTAAGGAAATAATTAGAAAATATAATTCAGGACAAATATGCTGGTGATCTTATATAAGAAATGTTGATAATAATTATGGTTAAATGGTAATAGTATTTTCGAATATTACGAAAATGCGCAATAGATATGGACGGTATAGATAGTCAAGTTGAAACAATCTGTTGCGACACCGCAGAAGATATTGATTTTGATAAGAAAGAAATATTAAATCAATGTGAATATGCTGAAGAAATATAGGTTTTATTTGGATTGAGAGGTGTTATAATTGGATACTACAAATAAACATATTGGAAATCAATTGTCACAAATGTCCGATAAAGATATAAAAGAAGTATTTGAACAATACGCACATAAATTAGAACTTGATAAATTTGATAACGGGAAAAATTGGGAAATTAGTGTGCTTCATATATTAAATGATATATTAATGTGTAATCATTTTGATAACAATGGAAATATGTTATTGATTGATGAAGACATAACTTCTGATAAATATTGGGACAAATTAAATGACTAAAGTTGGTCAGATTGGAGCGTTTTATGAGAAGAAATTTATTTATTGGCATTCCTAACGATAAATTGAAGGAATGCTATGAAAGTTATAAAAGAGTGCAATGCAAACGAGAAGAGAAAAAGGAACTATTTTCTGAGTTAGCAATAGAATATGAAACAGAAGTTGGAGAAAAGGCTGCTATTGCAATATGTCAGTCTGATATGTTTAATGAAATTGCACATAGATATTTTAAAGCATATGATAGATTATGCGTTTTAATAGATGATATGAGGTGATATTATGGAAAAGAAATTTAAAACAGGAGATAGAGTTTATCATAGAAATTTAAAACAGTATGGGAAATTTATTGGTTATGCGTGGGAATCTGATGATGAGTGTGATGTTGAATTTGAGGAAGAAGATGGATATGTAGAACAGAAACATGTAAGCGTCAGTTGGCTTGATTTAGCAGATAGCATAGAGCCTGTTTTAGCAGCTAATGGAGAACCTATTAAAGATCGTGGAAGTTTAATAGATTTTTCTAGATAGATTCTAAGTTTTATATTATGAGGAGGCAGTTTATATGAGTATTTATGAAAAAGAATTAGAAAGTGTAGAGGATATATTCAACGAAGTAACACAGATTGTTGAAAATGCAAGTCTCGGATCAAAAATTGAAATTACAAGAATGTTTTCAGCTGCTAAAAGAGAATATGAACAAAATAAAATTATTGATGATTTGCGTCAGAAGGCTGGACATGAAAAAAGTATATGTGATGTAGTAGTTATTGATAAGAAAAGTGGAATAGTAGTTAGGAAAGAGAGGTTTGTATCGGATAACGAAGAGAAATTATATTATCAACCTATTCATTTAGATTATGGTAATTATACATATTTTAATACATTTGATGAAGCATTAATTGGCTTGGTATGTATGAAACATAACGCAGATTGTGTAAAATGGATTAGTAAAATGATAGGATTGGACAAAACTAATAAATGTTAGGAAAGAATTGAGGTGACTATTTGATAATAAATGTACCGAAATGGGCTGAAATAGGAAAATTTATTGAATTTCAGATGTATGATAAAAATTACGGGAAAATGAGGTGGTTTAGGGAAAAAAATCATTTCATATGGGAATGATGGATTCTTTCATCAAGACTATAACTGTCCTGTATATTATAATCGGTTTTCTGATTTAGGAAAGAGTGTAAGAGTATGTGAGCAAAAATATGATTATAATGCCGCATGTGGTCTTGATAATTAGATGAATTTTAACTTTCATCTGGGAGGTGTAAATGTTATGAGAAAAGTAGTTTTAGAACCGCACAAAGAAAAGTCAAACTTATGGTGTTGGAATGTGTTGCAGTACAGTGAAAGCCAAGATACATGGTATAGCATTGGTTCCGGGATAGAAGTAAACTGGGATATAGCAGCTAGAAAAGCTAAAGAAATAATAAAGATGTAATAAATATATGTAAGACGATACTTATTCTGTATCGTCTTTTTCATTGGATTCATGTAACTTGCAATAATATAAAAGAAGTCTATTTAACGCTGGATCCTCAGATTTGAATAAATCAGTTGGAGTACATTCTAGTGCGATACATATTCTTTCTAGTGTGTCAAAATTTATTTTGCTTGTATCTCCATCGTAAAGTTTACATGCCGCAGGATACCCGACCCCGATCGCTTTTGCAAATTGATTTTTATTCTGAAATTTTTTATCTACCAGATCTTTAATATCTAAGCGCATGTATTCACCACCTGTTCGTTATATATTGTTTACAGTATATAGTTTAGCATATATTCTTTAAAAAATAAATATATTTTATTGAATATACTCTTGACAATATACTGTGAAGAGTATATACTTATGATATCGAAAGAGAGAAGTACATAGATTAGGAGAAAGGAGGATGCGTAATTATGAAAATTAAATTTGAAAAATTTGATATTGTAATGGTTGACTTTGGAGATAACACTATAGGAAGTGAACAAGGCGGGAAAAGACCAGCAATTATTGTACAGAATGATATAGGAAATCATTTCGCTGCAACAACCATCGTTATACCATTTAGTACAAAATTAAAAAAGATAAACCAACCTACGCATACTCTTATCAAAAAGGGAAGAGGTACAGGGTTGGTAAAAGATTCTATTGTTTTGTGCGAATGCATAAGAAATATTTCAGAATTAAGAATAGAAAAATACCTTGGAAAGATAACATCTATGGACGATAAACGTGCAATAAAGATTGCATGTGACGCAAATTTTATGTGGGGAGATGATGTGGCATGAGATATGTATTGATGGACATTGAAGAAGCTGTTAAGCACTGTAAAGGGAAAAAAGTTTTAGTTGCAGAACAAGACCTTGAAAATAATGAGGTGGTAGGTTTTGAAAGAAAAACTTTTCAGGAATGCAAGGATATTATCGAGCGATCTGAAACAATAGCAAAAATTTGTGATGACTTTTTGAACCAGCTAAGAGTGTTTTCTGAAAAACAATTAGATTTGATGAACATAAAACCTATCGGAACTATGAGTACAATATTAGTTCATGATCCTTTCCCGGATACAGAAGAACAGAAAAGAACAAAAAATCGAACAAACGTTCTGTCAACTATTGACAAGAACAAGTGTTCGTGTTAATATACTTTTTGTAAACATAATAAAAAGAAGAGACGGAAATCCATCACAGGTGCGCCAACACCTCCGGTTCCGACTCTTCTAAAACCAAAAAACGCATTTCCCGAAATGGGAGTGCTAAGAACAGCTTACGCTATCCCTACTAGTATAATACATATTTTTTTCAAAGTAGTCAAGCGTATCAGCTAAAAATTCCAAATATTGGAAAAATGAATATTGAAATTTACTTTTTATTCGTGTGGACAAGTTTCTAAACGTTTATTTCTGATGCAATTTTTTAAATAGGAGTGAAATAAACAGTGAATAACGCAATGAAAAGTAAAAAAGAAAGGGTGGTTGAAATGAATTATGTCGTGACGAACGACAAATTGTACATTAGGTTAAGTTCTGATGGTTCTCCTGTAACTTGTTCTAAACGCAACGCTCAAGTATTTGAAAAGGATAAGGCGGATAATATTCTAAAGAATCTTCCAAAAGTATTGAAGAACTTTCATTTTAAAGTAAAACCTGTTCCACAATCTGAACAGGAAGTTCCTCAGAACAAAACAAAAACAGATAATGTGCAATCAGAAGAGAAGAAATACATAAGAAAAGATTCGTACATACCGTGCGACGAGGTTGTACAGTGGATCGAAAAATCAAGACAGTGTAGCGAATTTGTGGAAGACGCTACGAGAAGAAGAGCAGTATTACATAAAAAATTGGCAAATGTTGATCGTGAATTGTCAAACTGTATGCATCAGATTGAATTAGAAAAATGGAAGTCAGGTTGTGATGGATACAAATTATATAAGTTGGAAAAAGAAATTCTTGAAAAACGAAGACAGATTAAAGATGAGTTGGTAATTATTCAATCTGTCCTGGACAATACAAAATGTACGATTGGGATTAAGAATATTGAAAAGACTTTTAATCGTCTTGGTACTAGAAGATTTGAGATAAGAATCATTGAAGACGATGATTTCTTTGATGAATTACAACCTGATTCATAGTAATAATAGAATCAGGTTGTATGAAACTACTTATCATCATTGATAAATTTGACTACATCCTCAATTTTACAATCGAAATATTTGCAAATGGTGTCAAGAGTGGACATAGAAATATATTCATCTTTACCAATCTTGGCTAATGTAGCCATACTTATTCCGGTTTCTAAACGAAATTGAGTTTTGCTTAAGTCGTTATCAATAAGCAGCTTCAGCAAAGGTTTGTATGAAAACATATTACACCTCCTAATATTTAGATTATAACATTATATATTCATATGTCAATGGAGGAATATTCAGATATGTGAATATATTTATTGACAAATATTCGGATGTGGTGTATGTTGTATTCATAAAAGCGAATATAAAAATTAGATATCTAAATATTTTGTATGAGAGGTCATAAAGATGGACAAGAATAAAATTCTCGAAGACTATATCGGAAATGATATGAAAAAAATTCGTAAAATATGCGACAAAATCATTTCCAAAACAAATATCCCGAAAATGTATTGGGATGATTATTATGATAAAGCTGTCGATATTCTTCTGAAGAGTATGGATACATATGATGAGTCGAAAAATTGTAAATTTAGTACATATTTCTATGGAAACCTTGTAAGAAGAAAAGAAACGTGGAAAAGAGATTGTATAAGGTTTAAAAGATGTAATCTTGTAACAGATAGTAAAGGAAAAATTATGAGAGATAAGGACGGAAATCCTATAGTTATTCCAGATATATCCATACATATGAAAGTTGATCCAGATGAAGATTACACGTTGGAAGAAGGCATTTCTTCTGGATTTAATTTAGAAGGGGAAATTATAAATAGACTTCACCCCACAACAGATAAAATTGAAATGTATAAGAGCAATTTATCTTATAAGCAACAAAAGGCGGTCGATCTCATATGCGATGGATACACTCAAGATGAAATTATTGAAGAATTAAACATAACAGAAAGAGAATATAAAGACAATATACTTGGGACTATGCGTCTTTATGAAAATGTAAAAGTGTTATTGTGCGAATAAAAAATTGGAGGAATATAATCATGGCAAAGAAAATTAGAAAAAAGACATTATCGCTAGATTCTTATTTAGAGAAGATTGTGGAAGAAGATATTAGTGATAATCAGGACGTTCAAAGACTGTTTTGTTGGGAAAATGGAATGGTGAATGAGTTAATCAAAACTGTATTAACTGATGATTATATTCCACCAATTATCTTAGGAGAAGAAGATTTGGACGAAGACGTTGTGCAGCAATACATTGTTGATGGAATGCAAAGAAGTTCTGCGTTGGTTAAATTTAAGCATGAAAACTATAAAATTACAGCTACTTTAGAAGATCCGATTATCCAATATCAGAGAAAAAAGAAAGATGAAAATAATAAAATCTGTAAAGATGAATACGGAAAAGTTATTTGGGAATCTGTTGAATATGATTTGAGAAGAAAAACATATGAAATGTTACCGCCAGAATTGAAAAAAATGTTTGATGATTATCAGATTGACATTACAATACATCAGCATTGTACGATGTCACAGATTAGTAAATTGGTGAGAAGATACAACAATCATTTGGGAATGAATACATCTCAGAAAGCATTTACTTATATTGATTTACATGCAAGAAAAATAAGGACAATATCTGAAAAAAATAAATTCTTTAAAAATTGTATGTCTTGTTCCGGTAAGCAGCAATCGAAAGGTATTAGAGAAAGACTTGTATGTGAATCTGTCATGACAACGTTTTTCTTTGATAACTGGAAAAGTGCAATAAAGAACATGAGCAAATATCTAAATGAGAACGCAACGGAAGAACACTTTGATACTGTAAATGAATATTTTAGCAGGATTGAATCTGTGTGCAAAGATAATTTCACAGAAGTGTTTGTGCCCAAAAATATTATTGTTTGGATCCCTGTGTTTAAAGAGTTTGCTAAATTTGGATTAGATGATATTAAGTTTAAGGATTTTGTAGAAGAATTTGAAAAGTCTTTATATAAAAAAGATGTAAATGGAGTAACATTTGACAAATTAAATGAGGATCGTCATACAAAAGGTAAGGCTATTTTAAAAGAGAAAATTAACATCTTAACTGCTCTCATGAAAGAGTATTTACATATTAAAGAAGATGAAGAAAGTCTTGTCGAAGTGGGAGAGAATAATGTAATAGATAATGTTTCTTCAGACCAGAACGCTCTTGAATTTATCCAAGAAAATGTTAAAGAAGATGTGATTGATGAAGACATCGAATTATATAAAATTCAGTTGGAAGACTGGACAGTAGAGGTTGATAACTCATCTAAACTTCTCGAACCAGAAAACATGAATTCTTTACTTGCTGTTGTTGCGTACAGCTTTGAAACAAACATAGATTTAGAAATTCCGGAGTGGATGGTAAGTTTCTTTAACAGAAATTCTACATATATTAAAGATCAAAAAGAAAATTATACATACATGGTAAATGATATTGGTGAATTTTTAAGGAACAAGTATGAACTTGTAGGATAAGGTGGTGAATTACATATGGAGAAAACTTTTTGGAACATAATGTCAATTGGTGGGTTGATTACATCCTGCTTAGCCGGTGCCAGATTATATGAACTTGGAGAAGAGGCATTTTTCTACGGGTTTGTATTAGGAGTTGGGGCATTGATGTTTGTAGCAAAATATATAAAAGAGGAAGAATGAGGTAAAAAAAGATGAGATTTAACTGGGACGAATTTAAGGATACAGACAATAAGATTGTGGTGCACTGTAAGACTGAGGAAGAAGCAATAGACTTTTGTAAACAGATGTATAAGCATGGCATGGTATGGGCATCTGGGTGTAGTTATTTGAGTTATACACGCTATGAGGTATACAGGGATAAAACGTGTTACGCTGGAAATGGTGGGTATCAAAGTTATGATTACTCCGAGAAGTATAAATACAAAATTTTAGAATGGAGTGATTACATGCAGAAAAAATTTACAAAGTCAGATTTAAAAGACGGAATGGTGGTCGAATATAATGATAACTATTTCGGGAAAAGACTTGTTATAGGCGGCTTTTTGATTGGCGAAGATGGATATTCGGATTTGGGAGACTATAACGAAAACTTAAAAAATGTGGCAAGCGGTTTAGAAATAGTTAGGGTATATAAGATTAAATGCATGGAAAAAATTAGCAGTATCATGCATGATGACAACCTCGAACTCATCTGGGAGCGAAAAAAACTAAAGAAAATGACCGTAGAAGAGATGCGCGAAAAGTTAGAAGAACTGATTGGAGAAGAAATTAAAATTGTCTAAATAAGGAAAAGGAGAAATAAATTATGTGTGAGTTTAAAAGTGGAATTATTTTTAAGAATAGGGTGGAACTTGCACCCTTAGAGAATGAAAGTCATTCAAGTTTGCTTGAAAAATTGGATATAGAAGATAATGAATTTAATGCTTCTAAGAAATTTGTGAGAGCAGAATTAATTCCGCCAGAGAAATATGTTATCACTTCTGATATTTCAAAGTGGACTTATAAAGTCGATCAGGATATTGTACCAGAATGGTATAGTAACGATCCAGAGAGATATGAAGATGAATTTAGAGAATCCGTTAAAGATTTTATGAACAAGCACTTTAAAGAGGAATTTGGATATTATTGGACAAACATTCGAATGGATGGAAAGATATATCATTTTATGTATGGAGTTCTTACGAGGATGAGTTTTGGCAGCAATAATAATTACGCAGAATCTTCTGTAAGAAAATATCTTAAAGAGTGCAAGCTTGCAAAAGACATTAAATGTAAATATGGAAATAGTATTACTCCAGTTGAAAATAACTTGCTTAGTATGGATGGATTTAATGATTATGGTGTTGTAAAAGATGATGTATTGTCTATTCCGACTTTTGATTTATTCAGAAAATGTGGTGAAAAACTTCCACTAATCAATTATCCACACTGGCTGTCAACTCCAAATCAGACGAAATCAAGAAAAGATTCTTCCTGTGTTCGGATTGTTGGCAGTGATGGTCGCGTGTCCTGCCGCGATTGCGGTTGGAGCGCTTTTGGAGTTCGTCCGTTTTTTATCACCGAATCTTAAATCTGTTTATCTTGTCGATAACGTTTTGTGGAGATGAAGACAGAACAATGCGTAAGCGTTGTTCGTAAGTATTCGAAGAGCAAAACTCAGCAAGATTGGAGTGATTTATATGGAAGTTATTACAAAAGCTATCGACTTAATGCAATATACATATTCCGTGACAGCGAATAAAAAGAGATATCCGGCAAAATACAAAACGCTTATAGAAAGAATTCAGAATGAATGTATGAATATATATGATTTCCTGATGAGCGCAAATAGAATACAAATAAATGCAGAAAAACAGAAGAGATTAGATTTGCAAACTAGATCTATTTCTTCATGTGATAAATTATCTTGTTATGTTGAATTGTCAATGAATCTAAATCTTATAGGAGCTGATACAGTTGAACATTGGCAGAAGAAGATATGTGATATTAAATATATGACAATAGCCTGGAGAAACAAAGATAAAACAAGATGATTCTTAACGGTTGTTTGCTATATGACTTCCTATGTTCAGATTGTTAACAGTAATGGTAACGTGAACTACAACGATTGCAATTGGAACGATTATGGAGTTCGTCCGTTCTGGGTCGGAAGACGAAATAAAGTAAGAGAAACGCTGAAATTAGAGTCCCGATATCAAAAGAGCAAACAACCTTTCCTGTCTTTTACTAGACAGGATAAATACAAAGGTAAAATATATCATGATAAAAGATAGCACAGTTTTTGATAAGATTATTGATTTTGAAAATTTATATAAAGCATACAGAGATTCAAAAAGTGGCAAAGGTTTTACGAAAAGTAGAATTAAATTTGAATTATCTGCTCTTGATGGAATTTATCAAATTAAGAAACTTTTAGAATCAAAGCAATATGAAGTAGATAGATATAACAGATTTAAAGTATATGAACCGAAAGAGAGAATTATAGAAGCAGGAAGTTTTAAAGACAAAATTGTGCAGCACAGTTTATGTGATAATGTGCTTCTTCCTATTTTAAGTAATGAATTTATATATACGAATTATGCCGGACAAATAGGAAAAGGAACATTGTTTGGTTTGGATTGTCTGAAATATCAAATGTATTTAGCATATCAGAAATACGGATATGATTGTTGGATTATTAAAGGTGATATTAAAAAATTTTTCTATAATATTGATCATAATATTCTGAAAGATATTGTTTCATATTTTATATCTAATCCAGATACGTACTGGTTATGTGAAAAATTTATTGATAGCACAAGCGGAAATGGCTTGCCTCTTGGAAATCAAGTTAGTCAGGTATTTGCTTTATTATATTTGTCTGGTTTTGATCATTTTATAACTGGAGAGTTGGGTGTCAAATATTATGGAAGATACATGGATGATTTCTATTTAATTGTGGAATCAAAGCAATATGCAAAATATTGTTTGTGTGCAATAGAAGATTTTGTAAACACACTAAATCTTGAATTGAACGGCAAAACTCAGATTATACCTTTTAAAAACGGAATTAAATTTTGTGGTTTTCATACATATGTCACAAAAGATGGAAAAGTAATTAGAAAACTTACAAATGAAAAAAAGAGAAAAGCGAAAAAGAAATATCGAAAAATGGCAAAGATGGTAAAAGAGAATAAGTTATCAAAAGGAAAATTCCTAGAATCTTATGAATCTTGGAAGAATCATATTTCACATGGTAATTGTGTCAAATTTACATATGAGATGGATAAGATGATAGATGAGATATTATCAAGTTAAAATCTCGATTTTATTCGTAATTCAACACAATATATAGCAATATACAACTTATTTAAATACTATATATGGTGTACAAAAAATACAAAATGCAAATATTAAGGAGAAACTAATGTTTAAAACAATTACTAATAAAGAGGAGTATTTACACGCTGCTGATGTGGAGAAACTTCCTATTCATTATGAAGACAAAATGGAAGTAAATTTATTTGGCAATAGTATTTTAGTAGAGAAAAATGAATGGTTGTGGCATTTACATTTAAAGCTTACCAACGCTTGTAATGCTAGTTGCCCGTTTTGCGTGGAACAGAATTCTAAGTGTCACGAAGATGCTGCGCGTTTCGTAAGACAAGTGGATCGCATGTTAAGTGAAATGGAAAGAGAAGGAATTTTATATTCAGTATCGTTAACTGGAGGAGAGCCTCTTCTATTTATTGGCTTTTCATTATTATGTGATGTTTTAAGAAAACACGATATAAAGTTTCTTACTATGAATACGAATGGAACATATTTGAAAGACCATATTGATAGGATTGAAGGATTATTTGACTTTATCGATATAAGCAGACACGCTATCGACGATGACATTAACCGTAATATATTTATAGCTGATGTTCCGACTATCGAAGAGTTAAAAACAATTAAGAGATGGCTAAAACGTACAAAGATTAGAATTCAATGTGTTATGTATGATATCGACAGCATTTCTAAATTTATAGATTTTGTTGATGCATTTAGATTTGCTGATGATGTTTCATTTAGAAGGCTTATGAAACTTCCGGATAAGTATGGTGTTAATTATGAAAGCAATGATAGCTTATACATGGAAATACTCAATTATGCATATAATCATTTCGAATTCGTGGAGCAGACTATACAAGACTATTATGTCTATGAGATTTGGAACTACAATGGAATAAATATCACATTTAGCTACTCAAACATGGATATGCTGTCCAAAGTAGAGCAGAATGAACCGGACAATGTGTGTCGAGAATTTATTATACATCCGAATGGAGTTATATCCGGTAGCTGGGATTTTAATAACAAGGTGATTTGCAAATAGAAAAAGGAGAATAAAACCATGACAGGATATGATTTAGTAGCAATTGTGAATTTACTAGAAGATCGTAATAAAAAAGATTATGGATTTGCTTTATATAAGGAAGAATACGAATTACTTAGAACAGCAAACTTAGAAAATACACTTGTAGTTGTTAATGCAAGAAGAAAAGATAGGAGAATATTAGGAAATGTAAAAGAGATCTTATCTTTAGAAGAGTATGGTAAAAATCCTACAGCGCAGGTGGTCGGCATTGCAAATATGGAAGCGTATGCAAAGCGCAAAGATGAAGAGGAACGTATTGATAAAATCAAAAGAATCAATCGTTTGATTGACAAGAAACTTGATGAATTATTATATTTGGTCAATCTTGTGAGCGACATCAGTGGGAATAAAAAGTCAGAAAAGGAGAAATAAACAGTATGAATTATCCATTCTATTGTCCGAAATGTGGGCACAAAGAAACTATTACAATGTCGATGAAAGAGTATACAGGCGAAGGACATATGTGTCCGGAATGTGGTGAAGAAATGAAACGAGAAATTGACTCCATGGTTTGCAGAAGTATTGATAAGACAGGAGATTTCTATAGAAGTTTTAATTAAAAGATAGTTGTGGATTAGTGTAAATGGTAGCACGATGCGGTATATAGCATTAGAAAAGGTTCGAATCCTTTATTCACAATTCATATGCGGAATAAATTTCTATACATGTTTCATACCCTCAATAAAATAAGATACATAAAGTTCTGCATATGATTTTCATCGGTGTTTATAATCAAATATCACCTGCAGTAAATCAAATATTTAGAAACTGTAAACGTTGATTCAACAAACTATTTCATTTGTCGCTATTTGAAAATATTTGTGAACAGCATGTGATATAAGATCGTAAATACCGATGTGATTAATATTAAAAGAGGTGTAAAAATGAGTAGCTGGACATATGTACATGGAACAATTGTTGTATCACCATTAGGCAGAACACAACACGAGAAAAGGTATATTCTTGAAACTGTTCTTGATCATCTTCCGGTTGTAACTGGATCAGAAAGAGATATGGAAGTATATGTGATTCAAAAAAGAGGATATAACAGCTCAAGCAGTAGCGATGAATTTTTTGAGGGAACAAATAACTTAAGAGATTCAAGAGGAAGAAGAAGTTATAAACGTGGTTGGTTACAAACGCAAGACGAATATATTCTCGTAGTAGACGCTGCATTGCGTGATAGAGAATTTGAAGATACATTTCAAGAATTCTTGAAGTGGATTTGTAGATTATCGAAAAGAATCATTGTAGATGATGTAAATGTGAAAATTAAAGGATTTGACAAGCAATATGTTATAGACGATCCTGATCCGTTTTACAACATGAGTGATTTCGATAAAGACAATTGGTGCGATTATCTGATATGGGAATACGACAGAGATGAAGATGGAAATTTATTAAGTGGAAAGCCGGGAAAGAGAAATGTGTAATTACGATTATATGGATGATTTATATGACCATTGTGACGAATGCAGGATTTATGGCGATGACTACTACGTGGATGAAGGTGGAGAATGGATCGATGCATGTGTAAATTGTTTTATGGATACTGAAAATACTAAAAATAAAGAGAGTGAAAAGAATGAGGAAACCTAAAGTTGAGAATAAATACAATCTTACCATGAAAAAGATTAACAAGCTCAGTGTAGGAGATGAATCAAAGATTAAGGAACCGCTGTTTTGGAGAAATAATGTTATCAATGCATGGTGTATTAGCAAGTTTATTGGAACAGATCGGGATGTAAAGTATGGAGCAAATAACGATATTTGGATAGGTATTTATGATAAGCCATATTACAATAAAAGAGTTCATACAAGATGTGATTGCTTTGGTGGAATGTGTACATATAAGTTTGATAAATTTTATCAAGAGAAAGATATTGAAAATGAATTAGATTTAAAAACACAGGAAGGGTTGTTGGGAACAGTAAACTATTTGATTGATGAAGGAATTTTGGTGATGGAAGATGGACGGAACAGTTAAACAATTTTAAAAAAATAATTCGTCAGTGATAGTTTCAATACGATATTATCCATTTAATGACGAATTTGAAGTAAGATTGAACAATTATCATACAAATAAACATGCATATATGATATTTCGTGATATAAATGAAAGTTCATTAGATAAAATGGTTGGGATTGTTAGTAATAGATTTAGAGAAGAATTGTTGGAGTGATTATAAATATGAACGAGAAGAAAGTTAGAGAAGCGATAGAAGTAATAAAAGCGAATTATCCTACAAGCGGATATTATATGTTGCGAGAATCATTAGATATCGCAATCGAAGCACTGGAAAAGCAGTTGCCGAAGAAAGTGAAGATGCGAACAGAATACAGAGACTTAAACGATGAATTGATATGTTACAAAGGGTTTTGCCCTAGTTGCGGAAACGTTGTTGACTCTTACAGAAATAAAAGTTGCAATCATTGCACACAGATGCTTGATTGGTCGGAAGCGCATTAAAACGTGTTAGGAAGCGTTAGAACGTGTTAAAAGTGCGTTAGAGTCGAGTCAAAACAAATTGAGTTGGGTTTCCTGAGAACTCTCTTTAGAACTTGTATTGACTCAGGAAAGGAATGGAATGTGCTGGAAGTATAAAAACAATCATGGAACAGTTTATATTTATTGCGATATTTTGAACGGAAAAAGGCATTCATCAAGTTATTTAACAGTGTTTAATGATTTAATAGATGGCTACGAAAGTAATTATAATTACTGCCCTTATTGTGGAAAGAAACTTGAAAACAAGGAGAGAATATAAATGGAAGAACTAAAGAAATGCCCGTTTTGTGGCGGAGAAGCAATGCTGAAAATCAATTACGGATTTGATGAAAAGGTTATTTCGTCTTTTGTGTACTGCGAAGAATGCGGAGTCGCAACGCGAAGATGTGCTTTAGAAACAACTGCTATAGGGAAATGGAATAGGAGAGTGGAAGAATGATTAAAGTAAAAGCGGAGGCAAATTATGGTTTTGCTGGAACAAATATGACATTTGAAGAAGAGTTTGGTGATGATGTAACTGATGAGGAAATCGAAGAAGCTATGAGAGATATGGTTATGGAACAGGTTAATTGGTCATGGGAGAAAGAGTAATTATGAGCAGAGAAATCCTTTTTAAAGCAAAGAGAAAAGATAATGGAGAATGGGTGGAAGGGTATGTTGTTGCATATCCTTCTGGAAAAGTGGAAATACACAAAATTAGCAAAGAATTACCAGATATATTACTAAAATGCGAGATTGCTCCAAGTACTTTATGCCAGTACACCGGACTTACCGACAAAAACGATAAGAAGATCTGGGAGAATGATATTCTCAGATATAGTTATGACTATGATGGAAGTCCGTTTTTAAAAGATGGCGAAGAGATAAAATATCGTGTAGGTGCTGTGTTTTGGAGCGAATGGAGGGGATCATGGGCAGTATGTGGACGAGGAAATAAAAAATGCACCAATAACGATGTTTTTAAATATAATCGGAATCCAAATAGAACGGAAGTTATCGGAAACATTTTTGACAATCCAGAGCTGTTGGAGATGGAGTGATGAGAACAATAATTTACACAGTAGATGATGAAGAACCAGATTGCAATAGATGTGATCATTGTTGCGGCGAAGATTATTATTGTATCAAACAATGTGGAGCAGAACATGGATGGAATGGATACGAAAGGTTAGAGAGAATTGAAAGTGATGAGGAGTAACCATGTGGAAAATATTTATTGAGTATGACGATAAGAGCAAAATTACATTAACAGGAAAACACAAAGATATTCCGCTAAGGCTTGCATTAGAATATAACTTACTGTATGCAAATTCCCAAAGCTGCATAAGTGCAAAATATCAACGATATCCAAAAAAGAATTATCCTGAGATGGATTTAATGGATAAAATCGAGGAACTAGAGTTGTTGGAGGCGTAGTAATGAAAAAAGAGTGCATTAAATGCAAATATTATAAAAACTACTATAAATCAACAGAATGTTATTGCGAAAAAGGGTATTGTGTTATGGATAAGAAAAATAGGAGACGAAATAAATGAACGTACTAGAGAAGATTTTGGACAAAATTGAAGAACGTATGAATATGGTTGAAAACATTCCAGTAGATGAAGATGATGGTTTTCTGGATGGTGAGGAATGTTATGAAGCCGGAAGAGTACAAGGTCGGTATGAAGAGCTGGTATGGTGCAGAAATATGATTCGTTCCCACATGGATAAAGTTCAAAACTGTGGAGATTGCAGCCGAAGAAAATGGTATCAAAAAGGATACGAGGACGGAAAGAAAGACAATGGGTGGATTCCTTATACGTTACAAAATATACCTAAGAAAGAAGGTGTATATCTTGTAACGTGTGACGATGAAGAATATCCGGTAAAGAGAATGAGATTTAAAAAAGAGGATGAATATGGTCTCTGGTATGACGATTATGGGATTTATGACGGGGTAATATTTGCATGGCAGCCACTTCCAAAACCATACAAGGAGGGATAAATAATGGCAGAAGATGCGAAAGAACAAATAGAAATTATTCTTGAGTTATTAAAAAACACGTTAATGAATAATGGAGTCTCTATCGGGTTGTCAGAAAAGAAAAAGAAAATAATGTTTTTTGATACGGAAGAATATTTATCAACAGGAAAGTTTGATGGATTTTCTGTAAATATTGATAGCTTAGTTAAATAATAAAAGCAGAATTTCAAACGGAGAAAGAGAGAACTAATATATGAAGAAAAACAATGTAAAAACAGCCACAATCAGATGCGATGATAATGCAGAAGCAGTTGTGTTTTCTAAATATGCAATGAAAGATTCGATTGATTTTGAAATCTCTTTTGAGGATTCATATTGCGGTGGAGATTTTAAAGGAATTATTGGAAGATTTAAAAGAGCATGGATGGCGTTCTGGAATAAGCCGGTATGTTATACAGGTATATATTGCGAAAGTGGGCGTGATAGAGTAAGAAATTTTCTGAAGGAATGCTTGGAATTGGTAGAAGGAGAATAGGGAATATGAAGGTTTTAGTTGTAGTAGATATGCAAAACGATTTTGTGAGTGGAAATTTGGGAACAAAAGAAGCAGTTGCAATTGTTCCGAATGTAAAGAAAAAAATTGAAGAGTATTCCACTAACGGCGATGTGATTTACTTTACGAAAGATGCACATTGGGACGGTTATTTAGATACTCAGGAAGGTAAAAAATTGCCTGTAGAGCATTGTGTTATTGGAACAAATGGATGGGAAATTGTAGATGAATTAAAATCTTACGCAAAACACGTAATTAATAAAGATAGATTTGGAAGTAATGACCTTGCAGAATGTATCCATGGGGGTTTTGCTAGTATAACGAATATTAAATAATTGCTATATTAAATTGATACTGCTTCCTCTTC